CGCAGAAGTCATCGAAGGTAAGTTGAATAAACTGCGCAATTCCAAGGACGAAGGTCGTAGTTTGATCTATGATCGTTACAACGAGATCAGTACCGGTGTAGCGACTGAAGCAAGCAATCAGAGTTATAAGGAAGCATTGGCAGCGCACAAGCGTGAGAAGCAACGCTTGCAGGATGCAGTCCTCGAGGCCAATGTGCGCAATGAGATCATCATCGATGCTATGACCGTTGCCACCCTTCGTACAGAGGGTTTGATCTAAAAACGGTGTTTTGGTAGGTGCATTAATATGCATCTACTAAGCACTACTCACAACCTGTAAATACTAGTGAGGAAGTTTTCCAATCCTCTGGAGGTATTTATAATGGATAAACTAAAAAAAGCATTTGACATGGCTGGCGACTTTTTGCACATGATCATGGATCTAGGTATTAAGTTGTTAGCAGTAGGTGTCATACTACAGATATTGTTTGGACCAGCAGTTCCGTTCATGCATTTAGATGTAGTAGGTAATATAACTGCGTTCGCAGGTGCTTTGGGTGAGAAAGGTCTTGTAGGCCTAGTCGCACTAGCAGTACTATTTTGGGCTTGGAATAAGAAGTAATCTATACCCAACTTAAGTAGCATAGCCCGCTTGAGAGATCAAGCGGGTTTTTTGTAATAGAAATGCAATAAAAAAATTTGTTGATTTCCGTAAATAGTGTCGTAATCAAGGAGATTATGACATGAAAAAATTAGTAGCATTTAGTTTAGTAATATTAGCAAGCGCGGGTGCGCAAGCAAGAGATCAAATCAATATTGTAGGTAGTTCAACAGTATATCCTTTCACTACAACTGTTGCAGAACAGTTCGGTAGAATTGGTAAATTTAAAACCCCGAAAGTTGAAAGCACTGGTACCGGTGGTGGTATCAAGTTGTTCTGTAATGGTGTTGGTCCACAACACGCAGATGCGGTCAACGCATCCAGACAGATGAAAAAGTCTGAGTTCGACACATGTGCGAAAAATGGTGTAAGTGAAATACTTGAGATCAAGATTGGTTATGACGGTCTTACTATCGCTGAAAACAAAGCAGGTAAACTATCAGGTCTAAGTCGTAAAGATGTTTATCTAGCATTAGCAAAGACTGTACCAGGACCAAATGGTGCTATGATACCTAATCCATATAAGACATGGCGTGATGTAAATCCAACTCTTCCTGCTGTGAAGATTGAAGTTTACGGACCACCTCCAACAAGTGGTACTAGAGATAGTTTCCATGAGTTGTATATGGAAGCAGGTTGTGAGTTAGAGAACAAGAAAGCCTGTCATGCTATTCGTGAAGATGGCGCATATGTTGAAGCAGGCGAGAATGATAATCTAATCGCACAGAAGTTGATAAGCAACGTGAATGCTTTGGGTGTTTTTGGTTATAGTTTCCTTGAGGAAAATCTAAACAAACTAAAAGGTCTAAAGATTGAGGGCGTAGAACCAAAATTTGAGACTATTAGCGATAGTAGTTTCCCGGCAAGTCGTCCATTATTCGTTTACGTAAAGAAAGCACATATCGGTGCAATTCCAGGATTGCGTGAATTTGCTGACGAATATGTAAGTGTCAGGGCTTTAGGCGAAGATGGGTATCTAGCAGAGCGCGGCCTAGTGTCATTAGACAAGGCTGAACTTGCTAAAAGCCGTCAAGAAGTTAAGGTTTTAAAGAACTTTAGCCCAAAATAAAGTAGTATATTTTAATGACCCCTCAGGCCTGTTAAATACTATATGTCTTTGAAATAGGACATGATGCCACTCACGTGGCATAACAACAAGGAGATATAAAATATGCGTAAAGCACTTATAACATTAGTTATGTTGGGATCACTATCTACTGCGGCTCTCGCACAAGATGTGAAAATTAATGGTAACTTCGGTTATCGTTTTGATTCAGTCGAAGCAGGAACTGCACCTAAGTCTGAAAAAGATCGTATCAGAGCAGAGTTACTATTGAATGCTAAAGTTAACGATAAGACAACTTTGGTATTTGGTACTAGAACTGGTACATTCAATTCATCTTGGGATGACATGGGCGGTAACGCCAATTCTAAAGATATGGGTCTACACTTAGCATATGTTGAGTACGCCGCTATGGATCAAGTCAAGGTTCGCCTTGGTAAGATGCATCAACCTTGGGCAAGTTCACCAAGTCTATTTTTTGACCGTGATATCAAGCCAGAAGGTCTAGCAGTAGCGTTTGCTCATAAATCAGGATTGTTCGCTAATGCGTCTTCATTGAAGATCGTAGAAGGCGGTGCAGCCGATGATTCTAGAGTACAGAGCCTACAAGTTGGCTTAAAGAAGGATGTTGGAGCATTGTCATTGACAGGTGCTGCCGCATTACACAATCACAGCATCAAGCATGTTGCTGCCGGTGGTGTAGGCTCAGATGTGACTCTTCAGCAAGCATTCGGTGAAGTTGGTGTTAAGGTTGCTGGTCTTCCAGTAGCCGGTTTCGTAGACTTCATGCGCAACGACAAGGCAAATGCTGATAACCAAGCACTAGCATACGGTGTGAAGGTTGCCAAAGGCAAGTGGGATGCTTCAGTATTCCATCAAAAAGTCGAGGCAAATGCACAGTATGGTTTGTGGCATGATTCTGACTTTGCAGGCGCACAAGGTAATCACAAGGGCTATGGCCTAACTGCTGGTTACAGAGTCGCTAAGGGTTGGAAGGTCAACGCTAAGTATTTCGATGTTGAGCGAGGAGCCAACAAAGAAGATTACAAGCGTCTACAATTAGACTTGAACTACATGTTCTAATCGAACATCTAAATTCAGTCAAGATCAGGGGAGATAGAAATATCTCCTCTTTTCTTTTATATGATAAGTAAATCTGTTAAAATAATGAAATGGAAGTGTGGCAGAGTGGTTGAATGCTCTAGTCTTGAAAACTAGCGATTCCGCAAGGGGTCCGTGAGTTCGAATCTCACCGCTTCCACCAATCAAACTTATGACAATCAAATACGAAGATTTACAACCACATGTTGATATGCTCATAGACGCCCTTGAGAACAGAGGGGCAAGTAGTAGCGGATTACCTAATGAACAAGTATATCCATTTGCTACGAAGTATAGGAGTTTCTTGCAAGAAGTGAGAGATAGACAAGTATCTAGATATAATCTAGAACATTTTTTGGCTGAAAATCACGAAGCGATAATGAAAGTCACTAATCAGCCTTTTAGGTCTGAACAAATCCTAGGAGCATTGAGAACATATTTTTTCAAAGAATTCATGAGACCTAAATGATCACAGAAACAGTTACATGGGTGCATCACTGGAGCGATAGAACTTTTAGTTTTAAAACGACTAGAGATCAAGGATTTAGATTTTATGCAGGTGAATTTGCCATGATAGGTCTGCGTGTAGATAACAGAAATATACTACGTGCGTACAGCGTAGTCAGTCCACCATGGAAAGATGAATTGGAATTTCTCAGTATCAAGATACAAGACGGTGACCTTACTAGCAGACTACAACATATCAAAGTAGGCGATGAAGTCATACTAGCAGAAAAGACTACAGGAACATTACGCAACGATGCATTGATTAAAGGCGGCGAACTATATATGCTAGCCACCGGAACTGGACTAGCGCCCTTCATGAGCCTAATACGTGATATCGAAACTCTTGAGACTTGGGATAAAATAAATATAATACATAGTGTGAGAGATAAAAAGGATCTAGCATATTATGATGATTTGATCAGTAGTTTCAAAGACGGAGAGCCCGAATTATTTGAGTTGATAGAACCCAAATTGACATATAAGCCTATCATAACGGGCGCCGGCGAGAAAAGAATCACGGCTCAACTATATGATAATGACTTGACGATTGATTACAGCCGTGATAAAATCATGCTATGCGGTAATCTAGAATTCAATCAGGAAGTTACTGATTGGTGTATATCAAAGGGCATGACTGAAGGTAGTTTACGAGAGCCCGGAACTTTTGTCATCGAAAAGGCATTTGTAGAGAAATGAACAATTTTGAGATTGATGAACAATATATTACTGATGTAACAGTTAGGACTGAACACGATTTCATCGTAGATCGTAATAATCCTACACCCGAAGAAATCTTTAAAGTACTCAAAGGTTGGGACAAAGTTGTCAGCATCGGTAGCAAAGACCACGATGAGTTTACTAAGTTGCGTAATCAACTTGAAGAACAAGGTTACATCAAAACCGAACGCGGTTGGTGGAATGGCGATACTGTATTGAAGCCATTCTATTTGAACGGTTGGCGATTCAAAAAAAATCATAGATTTCCTTGTGCGGCGGCACTTAGCAATAGTATTAAGTGTGCTAAGAAATATAAATGGAAGAGCATCAGCAGTCTATGAAACAGATACTAATAATGGGAGACAGTTGGGGAGTACCTGAATATTCACTAACACCGGGCGAACTATTATCTGATCCTACTAATGTCGTTCGTCCAAAATTTTGGTTAGATGCTGAACCAAATTATACAGACGGTATATATCATACTGACCAATATTTACGTGGGCTAGGGTATGATGTTTATAATTCTGCGCAGGGCGGTATTTCAAATGTACAAGCGATTAGAAGAGCGATAAGTTGCATCAAAAACGAAAAATTAAATCCTGATTTAATCATTTGGTTTCATACAGCATTGTTTAGAGACTATCAGCATTTTCAAACGAAAATTAGTTTATTAAAACCTTATGAACAGGCAGTAGATGATTTAGCAGAAGCGGTGTATGGTAAAATGGCAAATTTCTTAAAAGAAAATAATGACATACCATTTATTGCTGTAGGCGGGCAAGCACCATTAGTTAAACACGTATTTGATAAGTATTTAAATCCTTTTTTCCGTGTAGATGATTGGAGAAGTGAAATACTGCAGGAAAAATTGCCCGAGTTTCAAGCATTCGGATCAGAACCTATGTTACATTCTTGGACTTGGCATCCTGAGACTATCAAAAAACTGTTGTCAATATCAGACCTCTATCGCGATAAGATGACTGCTTTATCTAACTCTGCTCAAATAGAAGATCCTCTATTTCCTGATGGTTGTCATCCTGGAAGAACACCTCATTATGAACTCACTAAAAAAATTCATGATGCGATCAGTTGGTTTTATAAGAATAATCAAAAGCATGATTACATAAAAACTCCGGGTAACGCACTATGAAAAATATATTAATCGTAGGAGACAGTTGGGGAGTACCTAACTACGTTAAAGGCTATAATACAGTACCTGAAGATCACACAGAATTTCGACTAAGGGCTATGGGATATAATGTCTTCAATTACTCATTGAATGGCGGAAGCAATGTCGATACAATAAGTTATGCTATATCTGCTATAGAAAACAAAGAACTAAGAGTGGATGAAGATGTAAGTTATAAAAAGAAAACATATGCTGATTCTGGTCCCGAATTCTTACCTGACCCAAATTATCGCGGTGAAAAGATAGACTGGATAATTTGGTTTCACACTGAGTCTATTCGCGCCTCAGTACAGCCTATAATGTTTCGTTGGATAAAGATTGAAGATATACATGAATTAGGGTGCAAGACTGCATATAGAGCATTCAAGCATTTAGTAGAAATTTGCGGAAATCCAAAAACAGTAGTGATAGGTGGGCAGGCACCGGTAGAACCCATGCTATATGATTATCATAATCCAACATATATCATAGAAGATTGGCGTAGTGAGATTGTGGGTAGAAAGTTACCAAGATGCATATCGCTTTCTAGATTGGATATGATAGAACGATCATATCATTCAATAGATGAAAAACTTGAAATAATGAATCTACATGCTGAGATATATGATGCTATGAACAATAAAGAGCAATTTTTTGATGCTTGCCACCCTGCCGCGATACCACATAAACATTTAACGAATAGATTACATACTTGGTTTTCAGAGTGATTTCTTGATAAATACTTTAGTATGCCAATGATGCATATATAAAGGAGAAATCTAATGGATCTTGAAACAATTGTAACAGTATTAGTAGTAGCAGGTTTTGCAGCCTTCTTGTTTTTCAAGATGAAGAAAAAGTCTTCAGATGATGCAGGTCCAAGCACTGACGGATCGGGCGGACACCCTGGCAAAGAGAATGGCGGAAGACAGCAACTAAAATAAGTCTCTGTCATGTTGGTTTTAGGGGGAATTAATTCCCCCTATTTTTTTGGCTATAAATAATTGCACGACAAGGAGAACATAAATTTATGGCTGGATCATCATCGCTAAACAAGAAGAATACAATATTCAAACGTACTAGCCAGGGTGGAAGCAGACCGAAAACTAGTGCTATGAATAAACAGCAAAAGAAAGCATTCAAACACTACAGAGGGCAGGGTAAATGAGTGGTAAGGGGTCAAGTCCTAGACCATATAGTGTAGATAAAAAAACATTTGATAATAATTGGGATCGCATTTTTAAAAAGAATTATTATCAAGATATACTGTCTACCGAAGATGCGGTTATCAGCGCACTAGATAAATCAGACTATGATAACAGAAATAAAACCAACAAGCCCGACAATACTAAGTCTACTAAAGACGATAGAAAATAAAGATTTTGTCAACGGGGAACATAGTTTTGCAAAGAACTATGATGGCTTGAGTTACTATGACGCTCTAATGGCAGCCATAAGTGACGATACACTTTTCAATCACCTTGACTACGACATCCCTATACTTAAGTACAAGCATAATAAAATACTAGGGGACACAGAGGGCGGGAAGTTTTTTTTAGAATCCTTTCAACAACTGGTTGAATTCGACGGCTTTTACACTAGCGGATACATACCCAAAGGATTTGATCGTTGGCATAGTGATAGTGATGTGACCGGATATGCTATCCTATTTTCTTATTCTAAAGATGGAAACGGGTATTTCAAATATAAAATTCCTGGATCAAGAGAAATCGTGACATTGGTAGACGAACCCGGATGGATGATTCGTGGTATGTATTATGGTAATGTCGAAGACAGTAAGTTGTGGCATTGTGTCGCTAGTGAAGGATTTAGGGTAACATTTATCTTGACTTTTGCGGCTGAAGATAAGTATAATACAGCAGTTGAGATATTAACGCGGGCGTAACTCAGTTGGTAGAGTGCAACCTTGCCAAGGTTGATGTCGAGAGTTCGAACCTCTTCGCCCGCTCCATTCTTTGCTAAATACTACATGCTATACATTTCTTATCGTGGTATTTACGACGGCCAAAACTTTGAAGACGCTAACACACCTAATCAATTAGGAAAGGCTCTAGGTATGGGCTTTTCATGTATGATAGACGTATGGAAGGTCGGAGATCAGTTTTATCTAGGAAATGATCAACCTATCACAGAGGTAACTACAAAGTACTTGCAGGGAAATCGTTGGTGGATTAATGCTAGAAATACTGCGATGCAAGCATGGTTGCCCACACAGAACGTAAAATTATATCCTAATTGGTTTTATTTCCCTACGATGCCCCCTCCACAATATGTTACTGCTAGTAACGGTAAGTTGATAACACCGGGTACAGTACCTATTAATAATTCAAGTGTTATATTTTTACCTGAGATAGATGACCGAGGTATGTTTAGTACTGTTAAGTTACGCTGTTATGGAATATGCAGTACATACCTAACGTTCATAAGAAGAATGCGTCAAGAAGGCGCATATTATTAAAATACTAACTTACAGTAAGCGTTAGTACCTGTCTCGCCCTCACGCCACTCTGAAATCAATTCAAAACCAGCAGACTTATAAGTTGACCAACTCTCATATCTAGGATAACTCCATACTGCATCAGAGTTTTCTTTTCTGCCCTGATTGATAGTGGCTAATAGTAATTCTTTACCATAGCCCTTCTTTCTATAATCAGGAAACACATATAAACCCCTCGATCTATATGTATTATCACAACATTTGTGACCGCTATTACAACCTACTATTGTGCCGTTGTCTTTGACGATAAAGAATGTAGGTTCGTATTCATAATTTTTAAGATCATATTGATCGCCCATCAACATAGCACTATGTTTTTCTATAGGGCTTTTTCTATCAGGCCATAAATGATTGATCCAAATATTATACACTACATCATACTCAACTTGTTCTATCATATTAGATTTTCTTCTACGTTATATAAAAATTTAGATGCATGACCGGGTAAAAGCAAATCATCTTTGTGGGCTACTCTTATAGTGAAAGCCATGCGGGGTGATGAGTCCATGTTCTGAGTTACGCCGTGTACTGCTTGATGCCCGTTAATGATTATCAAACTATTAGATTTAGGTTTGAATGTAAAACCATATGGACTCCATATCTCGCCCCCTAATCCTTCTTTATGATCATAAAGATAAAAAGTGATACTGTACATTCTAGCATCTCTATGATCTGTAGTATACGGTGATGATTTTACGTTTGTTAAATGAGGTGCAGAATCTAAATGATATGCTAAGTATTTACCCTGTTCAAGGTAATTTAAGTGCAATCTATAGAATATCCAATCATCTTTGTTGTCTGCGAAAGGTTTTAGATTTTTGACAACTGATGTTGCTTTGTAAAAAATAGAACTTATGTTATTTCTAATAGTGTCATCTGCCCATTTAGAAATAGTGTCGTTGGTTTGATTGTAATAATCTCTTAAGAATGTGATATCATAGACGACTATCTGTTCCCGAGCATTTTGAGCATGACTTAATATTCTTTTACTTTCTGTACCTATTTTAAAAGTTGTTGAATGGGTTAAGTAAGTTTTTGTATCACCATTCAATAGTATAGAAGATATGCAATTTTTTAGTGTGTTAAAAAAATGTGGTTCAAAAACATCATGGTAGATGTAGCCTTCTAACGCCACTCTACCATAATGTTCTGTTTTAATATCTTCTTTGAATTCAGTACAAAGAGTCACGATTACTTAATTGACGCGCTCCAAGCAGCATAGAAACTTATGCTATTAGTTTCAGTCAATGCCAATGTGATATCGCTTTCTTTAGTCTCAGCGTACAATGGATTAGTCTGGAAGTAGAACATAGTTGTTCCGGTCATTCTTGCTCTTGATGTTGTTGCTACTGCAACGAACTCAATCATTTTGAGTTTAGTCTCTTCAGGAAGAGTTACAGTAGGATTAGCGATAGTGAGAGTACCTGTTTCTGGCTCTAGATTCATGAACTGCGCATAATCGGCTTCCATTGCAGAATCTAACCATTCGATAGACCATACTACAGGATCATCCGGGAATACTACATTCAAGTCAGATACATTGATGGCACTGTTTAAGTTAGCAACAATAGGCTCACCTGACTCAGGATGCACACCTAAATACATAGTCATGTTATTATTTTTATAACTAGCGTTTGGATCTGAAGTGATTAAGTAGACGATCTTATTTTGATTTTCGCTGAAAGTGCTATCTTCAAACAACAATGCGTTTTCAGTAGCAGTAGTGATGATAGTGTTTTTCATCTGTGCAAACGGAACCATGTCCGCAAACAATGCTCCTATCTCCGCTGCAACACCTGCTACTAAAGGTGCGCTGAAAGATGTACCGGAGATCATTAGATATCCGCCTGTATAGTTTGCTACAACAACTGCCTCACCGGGTGCAAACAAGTCTAGTTCTTGACCATGACCAGTAGTTACCCCTGCGTCACTTGGACTGATGTTGTTGAATCCGCAAGGGATATCATATTTGTCCATCGCCGCAACTGTCAATACATCTACCATACCTGCAGGGCTTATGTCTGCAATATCGATACCATCGTTACCTGCTGCGCAGATAACAGTAATACCTAAGTCTAGTAGGCCCTGTACTTTAGCATCCAAGTATGCTGAACGTGCAGTACCCCAAGACATGTTACAAATTCTTGTCTTTAATGGGTCTGCGCTAGCAACAGCAACAAGTGCGTCTATCGCTTGACCTATTTGAAGTATACTTGCTGTGCCAGTAGCATCACCGATCTTAACATTGAATACTTTGCAATTATTAGCGATACCTAAATTCTTACCTACAGCCATGCTAGTTACGGCTGTACCGTGACCGATGTTATCATCATAGTAGTCATAAGGACCGCCCGGAGGACCAAAGCATGTCCAAAAATTTACACCTTCAAAGCCTGGGTAATCAAATTCAGGATGTGAGAAGTTGATACCTGTATCAAATACGTAAAGTTCTGGCTTTGATAGATAAGTCATATCATGTGTACTGAATGATTCAGCCAATGGACGATAACGACTTACAATTCTGATTCTAGGCCATTGTGCATCTGAACCTGTAGGATCTAACGATGTTGATTCACCGTTCATAGATTCGATGCTACCGACGTTAGCCATCAATTTCATTGGAGCACTGGTATGTTCGATAGAGTCTACGTTATCTGCAAGGTTAGTAGCATCAACAGATGATACATGATAGAATCCGTTCCCTAAATCAGCGATGATTGTAGCCCATTGTCCGAAATGAATCGGGTCACCCTTAATAACGAATTCTTGAATAGTTGCCGCGCCCATGCCTGCTTCAAGTACTGCTACCTGATGGTAATCGGTCGCGGTGGGATCCAGTTTAGCAAACTGAAGTAAATGCCAACCGATATCCAAATCAAGTGCATCTACTTTTGTAGTTAATTTAAAACGGTCTGCAAATGCGTCTCTTGACGCTGTATCTGCGAATGTAACTCTAATCATCGTTATAGGCTCCTGCTATATATGTATTATTTATCATTCTTCCTCAAACATTCTAAATAGTTAATGATAAAAATACATGTTATCAGCGATCTTTACTTGGGTTTTAACGAATTTAGCACCGAAGAAGAACAATTACCGGACGTAGACCTTGTAATTTTGAACGGTAATATAGGGCAGTTAAAACGATGCATGTTATATGCTGAAACCCTGTGTAAGAAGTATCCCGACATTCAATTCGTAGTCAATTTAGGAGAAGTAGAATATCATAGTTCTTGTCCTAAACACATGGGCGAACTTGAAGAATCTTTGAATATTCGAAGGTCTGCAAATTTAGATTGGCCTAAAAATCTTCACTGGAGCACGGATTCCCAAATGGTCACACTGCGTAACGGAATTAAAGTAGACATCTTGTGTCTCTATGGATACCCACAGATATATAGTCATTCTATACCATGGGAAGAAACCATATGGCACAAAACTTATACTATGGATATTTTGTATGAATTTCCTGAGTCAGGGCCATGGCACAAACCTAATGAAACATCTAATGTCAGACATGGATATTGTCCGGTGTTTGCTACTAAAGACTGGATAAACAAGCAACATGCGAAAGAATGGATTATTGCCAGAAACTGGGAAGTAAAAGTTACGTGTCTAAAGATATTAGTGACGCATATCAATCCCTATAAAGATACACGCTGTGCCGGGCAAAAAGTAGCACCCTATCTTATACATCTACATAACGGTATATGGATAGGTTCAAATACTGAATGCAATGATGTAAGTTTCTTAGGAGGAAGATTGTATTCAAATCCCGGAAGAGGATCCCAGGCCAGGCATAAAGTTATCACGGTATAAAGAACCTACTTTGTCTTCAATTAGTTGATCTTTAAATTTAAGTCTTGGATCTCCCAAAGGCATTACACTTAACATTTTTTCTATAGGGAATCTATATAATTTTTCAAACGTCCAACCGTCTCCGGTTTTCTTTTCTAAGTGATTCTTTACTAATTCAAAACCTGTGAACTTTTGTTTTTGAGGAATTATATTAAATCCTGCTCTTCTATATCCCCTGTTTTTCTGTAAATATCTTAAATCTTCCCAATACTTTCGTTCTGTATAAGACACTACACTGCTCGGTACATAGCCAGTCACTGGTGGTGTAAGCAGAGAAATAGCCCAAGTGAGTTTAGGATTACAACTAAGAAAATTACCCTGACACTTAAATCCAGAAATGTTGCTGTAATTTATATAGTTTTGAGAATTTCTAGTATAGTTCATACCCCAACTGTTCAAGTATGTTGTATATAAAGGAGTGTTGCCTCCGGCTACTACTCCGTCGTATCCTTTCTGTCTTATCAAATCAAATAATTTATAATGTACATTAAAATGCGGGCTCGGGCTTTTGTATTTTTTAGCATATTCATAGTTAGATATAGAAAGGAAATTTAATACATCTATCTCAATTATGTTATATGGTATATTATTTTTACTGCAATACATCACTGCATGATCTACGTCTTGACTATTCAAATTATTTTTAAATTTTAGAATGAAAAGATCAAACTTGATATCAGCCTCGACAAAACATTGAACCATGCACTGACTATCGACTCCCCCGCTGAAACTTAAAGCAATTTTTGAGCCTATAGAATTAGCAGTATGTTCGGCTGCTTTTATCCTATAGCGTCTTATGTCTTCTTCTAAAAAAGACAACGTATTAAAAAAATCAATATCTAAATTAACCGGTAGGTGATTTACTTCTCTACTGACAATATCAGAAAATATGCTAGAACAATCTAGCCAGTCATCATGAAAAAATTTAAATTGCGACAACTCTACGTACCATTTTTGCTAATAACTCAGGAGTCCACATAACATTAACGACTAACATAGTGCAACTGTCAATAAAACTGAATAGGCTATGTATTTTAGTAGTGTTGATGAAGTATACTTGTCCGGGTTTCAAATTTAATACTCGCTCTTCTTGTATCCATTTCATATCATTAATACCGAAGTTGTTGATAGGAACAAGTATTCTAAAACTAGGAACACCTACTATGGCACCGTTGTCTCTGTGGGGAGGAAAGAAACCACCTTTGTCTAGGCGTAAGAAATGTGTTCTTCCCAGACAGGGTTCGAAGAAATCTAAGAGTTCTTTTAACTCAGGCATGAATTCTACTATGCTAGTTCTTTTATTGAAGTCTTGCTCACCAAATTTAGTATTGTGTATTTTGTTATATTCACGTAAACTAGCAAGATCAGGCTCGCCGCTAAATCCTCCATCTAGACTAGTAACGCTAAGACCAAATCTATTATAACCCGGCTTATGAGGTTGATAGACTTTCCATCCGGGGTGTCTCATGATGATATCATGAATTTTTCCAGCATGCCATACTGGAAAATCTAGTTCTACTACATCTCCGTAGTTAACAATGAAATCGGTTAGTGTGTGCATAGACATATTTATTTGGCTAAATATCACTATGAAAGTAACCTTCATCTACAAAGGCTCAGTAAAGCCGCCTTCTATCTATGAAAAGTTTTCAGAAAAAGTAATCAATATAATGAAGGCTCTTTATGTATTACCTGATACGATAGAGATACAATTCGAACAGATGGGACCTAGCATGTATGGTATGACTATGCTTGACCCTAGATTTCCAAATCGTATACGTATAAACCAAGATTTGTCATTAGAAGAATATCTATTACCATTGACGCATGAATTAATTCACTTGCATCAAATGTTTACAAGTAGGTTGCAATCTAGACAGGGAGGGCGTATACTATGGGACAAGACTGTATATAAAGTCAACATGTTGGAGATGTCCTACGATGACTATCAGCAACTACCCTGGGAACTAGATGTTGCGGAAAAGCAACAAAAACTACTGAAGTTGTTGCAAGAAAACAACAGGAAACTGAAGGTTATGTAAGTGATTGATTCATATAGATTTCCTGTAGCAAAAAAACAACAAAAAAGGCTTGACATTTGGGTCAATAGGGCGCATAATACATATATGCTGACAAAACAACGTAAACGCCGTAGTGATCGTAATCAAGCAATCTATATGCTTGAGAACACTATCACCGGTGAGCAATACATAGGATTGACTGTAGTATCATATCGCGGTAACGCCGAGCGTACTATACAACGCCGATTCTTGAAGCACGTACAACGTGCAATGACTGAAAACAAGAGTTGGGGTCTGAGTCGCAACATTCGCAAGTATGGTGCTGAGGCTTTTATCGTTATGTTGGTAGATGTAGTACGCGGTAAGGCTGAGGCTCACAAAGTTGAGACTGGTCTTATCAATGAATTGCAACCCGCACTTAACACTTTTGGAGTAAAGTAATGAATGAAAACATCGATATCCTGATACAATCTACTGCAACAATTTTAGATCGTGATCCACTAGATCAAACGGAAGATACGTATAGTATCCTACTTAAGTTCACGCAAGCCCTCGCTACAGAGTTAGGTGAGATCCTAGTGAAAAGTCCCTACAACGAAGGGGTTCTTATGTACTTTGACGAGAAAATTGCTCGCTACGAAGTTAAGAAGGCAGTTGGATTAAATGGATAACGTAATGAAAAATCGGTACGGAGATGAATATAGTTTTGTCAAGGTCGATGACAATACCTACACTATTGCCGGTGACTTGATGAATTGGCGATTTGGAGGATGTCAAGGCCAAGAACAAATGGACTTCAGTAACTTAGGTTTTGTTGACCCTAGCGGTGGTCCGTTTATTCAACTAGGTGCAAGTATCGATGGTCGCAAGATCAAGCGCATCTCCGCATCCGGGGACTTCAACAAGATGCCCACTATAATGTTTGAAGTTGAATGACGAAACCTATATAGGACATTAAACCCAACTAAATATTTAGTTGGGTTTTCCATGATATACCATAATACCAAGCACAATATTTTTTATTATCCTATATTCAGATGCGGTAGCAGTATCCTTCGCGATATCTCATCACAATATGATGAACTAGTAGAGTATCACGATGACGAAGGATTCAAACTTATAGACCTTAATCGTGAATGTCCTATCTATGTAATTTATAGAGATCCCGAGACACGTTTTAAAAGTGGATTACAGATAACTATCACGAGGTTTTTACCCTGCGATATACCACCGCAGTCAAGATACGTTGATCAATTCTTGGATGAGGGACATGATGTTTCCTTTGAAAATGCTATGGGGTTTTTAGATAATGTTATCACTACAGATATCCCTAAAGTTTCTGGATCCTGGCAAGGTAAGATTATGCGACCGTTCCATTTATATGACTCACACATCGATCATATGTTATGGAAGATACTGATACTCAAGGCATATGACTATAACGTTGTGCCCTTACCTATCAACAAATATGACAGTCATCTGGCTCCGTTATATCCTAAAGCATATAACGATATATTAAAGTCGCATGACAGGCCTGAAACTTTCAAACACAACAATAAGAGAGCATTAAGACTCTGGGATATCTATAAAAAAGTTTTTATAGAAAATAAATATTTTCAGAACAAAACACAGAGACCGCATATCTCTTTTAAAGAGTGGATGGATGAAGAAAGAAAAGTCTTTGCTACGATAGAAAAATTTAAGTCTGCTGCTACTTTTAAATTCGCCTGTGACAAGATGATAACGAAATTATTTGCGAACAAAATTTATTTTGAAGATATGTACTCGCCGTCATTAGAAAGAATTCATGAATTGTTAGATATATTACATCGTCATAAAAAACCTTTAAAACAATTTGAATTATTTCATAAAACATATAGGTCTATCTCTGTACAAACGGATGAATTTCAAAGTGGTCAATACATAGAAAACGATAAGAGGAGAAAATAAATATGCCGGTGTTAGGTGTATGTGGTGATAGTTGGTATGCAGCCACGCAAAATATTGAAAATAATCCAGCATGCCATGATAGTGAAGGAAAGCATTTTAGTGAGATCCTTGCTAATAAATTAGACTATATGTTATTCACGCTGGCGCGCGGTGCCGCAAGCAATAGTTGTATACGATTGCAAATAACTGAAATGGTAAAGAGAAAAGTAGACTTCATATTGATAGGTACTACCTCTGTTAACAGGATAGAATATCCATTGTATCATGATAGAGAATATGATCCTAATTTAGGATTGTTCAACATCAATTACACATTTCATCCTGATCAAAGTTCTCAATATTTTTCAAAAAATAAAGAAGTTTTAGCAAGCGATACGTTGACTAACATTTTTGGTAACAAGAATAATCATGCCCCTGTGCGTAGCGAAGAACAACGTGAAGCAATAAAGAATTATTATCTAGAAGCATACGATGACAAATTCAGAGAACAACAAGATTCGTGGATCATAGCAAGCGGTATACAAATGATACGTGATGCGAAAATTCCCTATCTTTTGTTAGGACATCCTTGGCTAGAGCATGCGGGATACTTCAAGGATTCTATCAGAGATGTATTATATGATGCTGAAAAGGGTATAATTCCCTGGACTTATGGAGTCACTAGCGCACCCCATGCGACACGTAGATGGCATACGGTCGATGAGACACAAGTGATTGTAGCAGAAAAATTGTATAAGTACATAACCAAAAATAAGTTATTGACACTTGCCCAAAATACTTTACCTCAGACCAGTTCCAGTTTATGATACAAAGATTGATTAACTTTAAAGGAGATGTCCTTGTCTACTCTAGAATCTACACAACGCCCGGTCGTTAAGTTTGATCCTAGCAACCCAGACCATCGTAAGTGGTTGGGCCAATTCACTACTAATCTGAGTTGGGGTAACTGCCCTGTCAGGTTCAGTAATGAGGGATATGGTAACACTGTTGCGCAAATGCAACAGCGATTGATACAGTATTACGTTAGCCAAGAATTTAATAAATAACTCTTGACAACAGGAACCAAATCCTGTAATATAATGGGTATGAAAACTGAACGCATTTCTTTCGTTATCAAGGCCCCTAAGAAGCGTGTCCACAAGGCACTTTTCGACAGGGAGTGTAACTTTCGCGGCAAGCGCCAGGACGACAAGCACGCCTACAAGCGCAAGCCCAAAAACAACCGCTGGGACATTGAATATGAGTACTGACCGTACACAGGAAATTCGTGACCTACGGGCTCTAGGATATGATACTTATACCATAGCCCGTAAACTTGAGTTGACGGTTCCCGAGGTCGAGAAAGTGATCTATGGGACTGATGAAGCGACCGATGATTCCTTGGTATTTTGGGCTAGTCAGCACTACTAAGTTGTTGTTTTTAAACAACATTTTTCCGTAAAAAATCCGTAAATTTCCGTAAAAAAGGCTTGACTTTGGGTCAGCCCGGTACTATAATATACATATAGTCGAGATTAAGGAACAGATATGAAAATCGTTATCACTACTCAAGTCCGCGAAAATTACGGTGACGCTAACAAGCCCTACTGGAAGTTCAAGGGCGGCGACACTTATGTTGTACCCGATCTCTCGGTCGAGCAGACCCTCAAGGTCAAGGAGTATGGAATCCCTACTCTCAGGGCATTGATTGAAACCCGCACTCAGGGTTTCGAGGAGTATGTCGTTGATTGGAGTATCCTCGATGATGACGCTACTGTGTCCGAACCCTGGGAAACGCCCTATAATCTGTATTGGGAGCAGGGTCGTTGGGTCGCCCGTCGCATCGTTGAAAACGGTGAGTACGGATACATGCGAGCCGAGGTCGCTAGCAAGGCTGAAGAGTATGTTATGCTAATGGCTGGTGGTCGTGAGAATTATGTTGCTGTCTATACTATGCGCAACGGTGATGTTGTGAATAGTAAGGATGTGGAAGTTTATTTAACTAAGGCTGCTTAAGGAGAAAATCATGGATATCAAAGAAATCAATAGTGCTATCATGTTCGGTAATCTTACCAATGACGAATTGAATTCGATTGGTGATGCTATTCGCTATCGCCGTAGTCAATTGACTACCCAATCGCGCCGTAGTCTTAGTCTCGGTTGTACTGTGAAGTTTACGAATAGCCGAACTGGACAGTTGGTTACTGGTAAGGTTGACAAGATCAACCGCAAGTTTATTATTGTTAATGCAGGATTTACTCGCTGGCGAGTGCCCGCAAATATGTTGGAGGCGGTATGATCGCTAATTTGATTATCATAGCCAGCCCGATCATATTGATGGGCTTGGCGATTATTGTAGCAGGTGAGTTTTAATGGAAGCACATTCATTAGATGTTTTAGCAGAACGGGTTGTACGTGACGGAAAGGTCGCGGTACTGTATAGCCCTGGCTTCGGCGCAGGCTGGAGCACTTGGGGCGATTCGGAATTCCGTGATCGTCTGCTGTTCGACCCGGAAGTTGTAGCCTGGGTTGAAGGTGGCAAGGTTGGTTCGTTGCCGGATTTGGAAGCCAAGTACGGTGTGGATCATTTTTACGACGGTGGAGCCAGCGATCTAATGATCCGTTGGGTACCGATTGGTTCTCGGTTCCGTGTGCATGAGTACGACGGATCGGAGAGTGTGGTTTTGTTTGAAGAGGAAGATTGGGTGTTAGCATGAGCAAGATGAGTGATTTGAATATTGAAATTCAGGACCAATTGGTCTCGGGTACGGACCCTGTACAGGTGGCGGAACGTCTCAAGATTCCCCTAGAATGGGTCACGGCCACATTGGAATACATGAATGAGTCGGACGAACCGGACCTGTCCTACTCTGAGGAACTGTAAGTTGTTGTTTTTAAACAACAAAATATCCTAAAAATAGTGGATAAAAAGGCTTGACTTTGGGCGCCCAAGGTACTATAATAGTTACATAGAGTTGAGAAACGGAGATTACGAAATGGCTTACATGAATCAAGAACGCAAGGCAAAGATCGCAACGGTGCTCAAGCCCATACTCGCAAAGTACGGTGTCAAGGGTTCGCTGAGTGTCCGAAATCATTCTAGCATTGTACTGACCCTCAAGTCAGGTAAGATTGATTTCATCGAAAACTACATTAAGACCGATGCCGAAAAGCCCTACGCTAAACACTTTTCGGAAGATCAGGTTGCGTACATTCGCAAGAATCAATCGATTGACGTTAACCCCTACTGGTTTCAGGAGCACTTCAATGGTGTTGCTAAGGACTTCTTGACTGAGGCTTTCAAGGCACTTAAGGCGGCTGACTGGTATGATGAGTCTGACGCTATGACCGATTATTTCAATACGGCTTACTACGTTGACCTCAATGTCGGCAAGTGGAACAAGCCCTACGTGGTTACTGCTAAGTAATATAGTAGGAACAGGAGAATTAAAATGAAACAATATTGGATGCTTTGCAGACTTAAAGATGAACCGGGCGCAGGTACGACCCGTGTCTACATCATGGCTGATAATCCTTACGCGGCGACTCAAATGTTGAAAGCCCAGTATGGCAAGTTGCTGATTAGCGACTATGCGATGCCGGTATAAAGAATTGGGTAACAAAGTGGTTGACATTGGCTCCCCACTTTGTTATACTAATCTTGTAGTATATAACTACATGTGTGTTTAACTTTAAACTTGATGAGGTAATTTATATGACGACTACTCTGTATACTGTTGTTGGTATCACTGTTCACAATGGCAACGCTAAGGTGCGTTTCACTGATGACATGGCTCGCCGTGTCAAGCAGTTCACGAAGGGTGGCGCGACTCGCGTTGACTTCGTTACGCTCCCCAATGCTATGGGAAAGATCGAGGCTCTTAAGTACATGCTGACTCTTAATGAGTTCGCAAGTGCTGAGGATCAGGCTACGATCAATGATACCCTCAGTGATCGTGAGAAGGAGGCCCGCAAGGGTGAAGTGAAGGTCAAGGCATCTACGGCTAAGCCTTCTCTTGACGCTATTAAGGCCCGCGGCAACAAGTCTAAGACTACTGTTGCTGACGTTCTTGATGCGGTGAAGTCTGCTGAGTAATCAGTAATAACAAACTGATTTAGGTTAGGCCCCGCAAGGGGCCTTTCCTATTACAGACGAGGAAATTGTCTATGTAAGTAATTTAAATTTTGACGATCTGGCATACGTTCATACCAGCCCTTTCCTTCATACACATTGAGTATATTCTGGAAATATTCTTCATACATAGGGGCGACATGTTCTAGTGTAAAGTTCTCGGCCCATGTACGACAGTTTTGTGGTTTGATGTTAGTGATGTTCTCTGTAGCCCAAACGAAATGATCGAATGTGCGACAACGATATCCGGTCACACCGTGTAGGTTGTTTTCAACAAACGAACCCCAATCTGTGGTAATAGTCGGAGTGCCCGACATTAGCATCTCAATCTGTACGCCACCAAATGGTTCTATATACATGCTAGGCACATATGCACCTTTAGCATTAGCCATTAGTTTCTTTCTAGTAGGTACATCGGCATAGCCTACGAACTCAACGTGTTTTGGAAAATGCATGTCATCAGGCTTCTGTCCTGCGATAACTAATCGTTGACCTGCGGCTTCACTTGCTTGTATCGCTACATGAACACCTTTACCTGAGTACACACGGCCAAGATATAGCATGTAATCTTCTTTTTGATCATTGAATGTAAAATCATCTGTATCGAAATAGTTCGGAATCACTACATCATACCAGTCAGATTTGCAAGTGCCCACTCCCTGCATTCCATAGTAGGCATGCATGATAGCATAACTTTCAAATACTTTCCAACGTGCCCAATGTCCGCCGGCATATCCTATGCCAGGTTCAACTACTATCATATCATGTTGATGTGCATCACAGATAGCACGAACGCCACTACCCCAGAAGGGTAATATGAAATCGTTCTTTTGCTTGCGCTTACCTATCTCACGTATAGCGTTAGCATAGAAAGTTTGATAAGCATGGTCTGAAGTATTGTAGGTAAAGAAGTTTTTACGCCAATCATAATTGCCGTATGCTTTTTCTAAATCTTTATTAGTTAGTACTGTGACATGTTCATCACAGACGAGGTCTGATTCCTCATGACCATAATGGATGATCTCATGGCCACGGGCCTTCATCATCTTACCGAACTTAAGAACTTTTTGAGTATATGCACAAGCATTATATTCTTTGCTTGTGACCGTATGTGGTAAACCTAGTATATGAAATCTCATACGATTACTTATACTAGGTTACCTGTCAGTCAAAAATTAATTCAAGTTAACCCACGCTGATCCATTATATCCTGTGAAACTTGAACTACCTGAAACGAACACAACCATACCCGCTGCCGGAGAAGTGATTGCTGCGTCTCTTGCGCCTGCTGTTGCGTATACCGGTAGTTGGAATGGAACAGTTGAAACAGCGACAGACACATTCGACACTGCGAATGCGTTTGATACACCGCTTACGCTCATGCGAATCTTGTTATTGTTACCGTCAAGATTCATGATTTCGTCACCACCGTTAGTGATAACTTCAACGTTTGCTTGGCCGAATGACAAGATACTACCTTGAGGATTAAACTCAATTGTTGGACCAAAGTTATCTAGTTCAACGACACCGCTAGTTGCGTTAGCAAATAGTGGGTAGAATGTGCCTACAACGTTTGCGTTAGCATTAGTGATAGTCACATAAGTTGCAGTCACGTTTGAAACGTTAGTACCGTCACCGTCAAATGCGCTTGCAAATACATTTCCTGTTACGTTAGCATCTAATGCTACATCTAAGTTACCAAAGACTGTAGCATCGTTTGTTACTTCTAGTGCACCTAATACGATGTTAGCGTCTATGCTTACTGTGTTTGCTACGTTAGCGACAAGTTCTACACCGTTGTTGAAACGAATATCTGCTTGTTTGAACGGAGCAGTCATTCCTACTAGGTTTAGATCGATCCACTGTAAGTCAAGACCGTAATCGAATCCTGAACCAGGAGTTGAGTTCTTCATGCTCACGCCATATGCAGAGCCCGCTGAAGTCAATCCACCATCGCCATCTAAGTACGCTACAACTGCTGAATCTGCTGTAGTTGTTTGATCGCCTACAACACCTAGCACACCTGCCTTGACGAAATCACTTGCATTAGTGCCAGTGATCAAGTACTGACCAGTAACACCTGTGACATAGTTGCGTGTCTTAGTTAGATTGCTACCTGAGACACGACCGCGTACTGCTTGTGCGCTTGCCGGATCGTTAGGATCGTTGCTACCAAATGCTGAATCAATTGCTAAGATTGACTTAACACCTACTGTAGCACCACCGCCTATTGTGGCAGCGACACCAGTCACGTTTGCGCGACCGTTAGCGATATCTAGATTACCTACGTTTAGATTACCTGTAACATTGCCTGTTGCCGCATTAACTGTGCCCAGAGTTACTAGGTTACCACCGCTGACATTACCAGTAGCAACAACTTCTCCAGCAGTAGTTAAGTTACCACCGCTTACGTTACCTGTTGCTGTGATTAGACCGCCAGTACCCAAATTGCCTACGTTAGCGTTGCCTGTTACTGCTAATGTTGTCAATGTACCAACGCTAGTGATGTTAGGCTGCGCTGCGTCAACCACTGTGTTTGATGTTACTGCATGTGTAGCATTTGCAACTAGGCTTACATTGGCACCGTTGATGTTAGTTAAGCCAGCACCATTACCACTATATGAACCTGTGCTTAATACGATGTTACCTGATACTTGCAGATTATTTACTGCATAGTCCCAAGTTAAGTTAGAATCACCTGTGAATCCACCTGGAGCACCGTTGCTATATTGAATACTTGTGTTGCTACCACCGATTGTTGGCATCACACCTGTTGCGCCTGTTGCACCTGTTGCACCAGTCAATCCTGTAGCACCCGTGCTACCTAATACACCTTGTATACCAGTTGCACCGATAGGACCGGTGGCACCAGTACTGCCTGTCGCACCACCTGGATCTCCTGTAGCACCTTGTGGTCCAGTCAAACCAGTAGCACCTGTTGGGCCACCTGCAGGTCCTGTTGAACCTGCTGGACCTACTGGACCTGTTGAACCAGTAGCACCAGTAAGACCTGTTGCGCCTACTTGAGTGTATAGACCTACTGTCCATGCTGTAAATGTGCCTGAACCATAACTATCTAAAACGTTTACAGACATAGCACCAGTTACAACATCATAACTTACAACGACACCGGTCATGTAATTTTGTACTGCACTCGTTGCTGAAATGATTATCAACTGATTAGGTATCCATTGCAAGCCTGTACCAACAACTAATGCTTTGCTTCCTGTGCCTATAGTAATATTTGATAAACTTGTTGTTGAGAATCTATCACCTGTAGCACCTACTGGACCTGTTGTTCCTTGTGGGCCTGTAGGACCTGTTGAACCCGTCAAACCAGTAGCACCTGTCGGTCCGGTGTTACCAGTAGCGCCTGTGATGCCTGTTGGTCCTGTCGATCCTGTCAATCCAACTGGGCCTGTAGGACCTGTCGGTCCGGTGTTACCAGTAGCGCCTGTGCTGCCTGTAGCACCGCTAGCACCTACTGGGCCTGTAGATCCCGTGAGACCTGTCGCACCAGTCAAGCCAGTAGCACCTGTTGCACCTACACCAGTAGCACCAGTAGCACCAGGACCACCTGCGATACCGCCATATGGTAAACTATTCCACGGTGTACTACCATTACCAATCTTGAATTGGTTGGTATTTGTTTCGATACCCATCTCGCCTGATGCGAGTACAGGATTAGCAGTAGACCATGCTAGTGCTGTATCCCTTCTAAATTGTATTAAGACCGACATTATACTATTCCTCCGTCATCTGACGATATAAAATTATGCACTAATAGCATTGCCACCATTTAGTGACGCTAGTAGTAAAACTGAACTCGTTGCGTTTCCGCCATCACCGCTTACGCTAGGATCAATCTGAACCCAAGTTAAGTTGCCTGAACCATTCGTAGCAAGAACATATCCGTTTGAACCACCACTGATATAAACATTAGATACGGGTCCTAGATTTGCTGTGACTGTATTTAATGCCGTTGCATTCAACGTATTAATATTGGCTGTGGTATCAACTGATAATACTTGTGCTGCCTGATCATATCTAAAATTCGCACTAGCACCGAATAAATTATTATTATTGAACTGTACGTATGTATTAGATCCGGCAGGATTGGCGATCTCGCTTTGTATGTTAGCCCATGTAAGATTTCCACTACCATTAGTACGCAACACGTAATTGTTGCTACCACCTGTGATCGTGATATTTCCTACTGCGCCTAGATTACTCTTACCTTCTACTGTAAGATTTTCAACAACGACATTGCCGAGGTTAGCATTGATGCTACCTGTTACTGTGACATTTCCGCCTACTGTAAGATTACCTGAGATACTACCTTCACCTGTGACGGCAAGGTTGTCTACCAACAGGGTATCCCCTGCGGGCAGTTCTTGAATTGTCTTCGTAGCAGAATTAGAAACTAGTGGATACTTATTTGCCATTGCTTAATCCTAATACTTGTATTTATCATATTTGCGTAACATTGAGGTCTAGGTAACTTCCATCACGTTGGCCTACTGGATAAACGCGCAAAACAGGATCTGGACTGCTTAGATAATTGCTTCCGTCACGCATATCTACTGTGATATAATACACAGGAACTGTTTTCCAGCCCATTTCTTGTGTATTTTGATTGATGATTCCTAGAACTTGTTGACTTGTTCCAGCACTGCTTGGAGGTATGAATGATGCATTGCCGCCTACTTTTGCGAACTTCGTTATACCTACAACGTTAGTATCTTTATTAAATGTGAATGCTGACGAACCGCCAAAAGTACCATTATCATTGAACTGTATCGCTGTATTAGGACCGTCTGCTACTGCTGCTTTTTCCCAAGAAAGATTCCCTGTACCGTCTGTAACTATGACAAAATGATTGCTACCGCCGTATATTTTGACGTTACTAATGTTGCCTAGATTACTGATACCATTGATAGTCATTCCCGTACCTGAGAATGTGGCTACGTTTGCGTTGCCCGCTACACTTATGTTAACATTACCGTTAGCGACTGGAATTCTTACATTACTAGTACCGTTAGCGAGAGAAGCAGTTACTATGTTTGCGGTTATGACATTAGCATTTATTAGATCCGCAGTTATATCATCAACGGTGATGTCATTTGCAGTTATATTATTGACGGATAAATTACCAGTGACTGATAGATTTGATCCTATAGATACATTTCCCGAAACAGTTAATGAAGTCAATGTACCAACACTAGTGATGTTAGGTTGTGCATTATTTCTAATAGTGTTTGCTACATTAGCAGTATGAAGAGAATTACCTGCTTCATCAAGTATGAAGTTGCCTAACTGGAAAAGATTCGCTTGTAATGTCTGCCCGTCAGGTGTGGCTAATGTGACTGTAGGATCTACTACCGGAATTATTAGATTACCGGAAACGACCTCTACATCATTCAAACCTGTTATTTTAGTACCGCGAGTAGCCATATTTTTATCCTATATAATCTATTTATCCTTATACTAATCTCTCTATACTGATGTTCCACATATTACCAGCTAGTAGTGCCTGTAAACTTAGCCCAAGTGTTTGCTGATACACAAACATATAAGTTACCACCACTGTCATAAGCAGCTTCACCTGCAGTACCATTTGAGGTATTTGCAACAGGAGCAGTACTCCAAACTACAGTGTTTGCATTGATGACAGGTAATGCAACAAACGTTCCGTTACCATTCAATACATTACTTACATTACCATCTAAGTTTGTTGCTACGATATTACCAAATGCACTTGAACCGTTAGCAAAGTTGATTGCTACTGTATTACCGGGTAGTGTTAAGTTACCACTTTGGTCAAATGTCCAATCAGAATAAGTTCCTGGTGTAACTGTAGGTACACTCAACGTCAAACCATTGCTGCCGTCGTCACCTATAACAACATCATTTGGTAAGACTATATCGCCAGTATTTACAAACGACCAAGTCGCAGTAGTGTTACTACTATCGCTAACTATCGTCACATTACCATGAGCATATAGATTTGCGTTGGAATCGCCGATTAGACTTAATCCCGTGATATTTCCACTATCATTTGCTTCAAGTGTTATGCTTACGTTAGCAATAACGCTTGTGGTGTCTGGCAGAGTTAAGTTACCATCAATACCAAATTTCCATTGTGCTGTATTACCAGCATTGTCATCACTATTGATAACAATATTACCTGTATTTGCTAACTTAACAAAGAGGTTATCACTACCTAAAAACAACTCAGTTTGATACAAGTTGCCACTAGTCAAGTGAATATGATCGCCGTCACCCGCTGTAGGATAAACTAACAATTTTTGATTAGTAATTGAACCACTACCGTGTGGGTTCAGTGTAATAGTATTACCGGGATTGCCACTTGGAGTAAATCCTTCACTGTAGATAGAACCACCTGCCGGTAATGTTAAGTTGCCGTCTGTACCAAATACCCAACTACTTGTATTACCGGTGTTAGCAAGATTGGTAGTCAATGTCATATTAGCATCAGTTGCCATCTCGCCGGTATCAGCGTAAAAAACTATCTTGTCGCCACTGAACCCAGACAAGTTTAAGTAGTCTGCTTGTATAGCAAGATTAGCAGGACCTGCTAATGAAACATCTGTAGATTGTATAGTAGGAGTCGAGCCACCAAAGATATTTAAGTATGGATCAGTATTACCTGCTACGTCACGTGGGAAGTTCAAGTTACCATTTTCGTCAAATGTCCAACGAAGGGCTATACCATCACTTTCTTTTGTGTTTTCAATGTAGACTTGAGGCTTATCTATTAGATTATCTTTGAACGATACGTTTAGACGAGAAATCGCAGTATTAGATCCTGTGATACTATCTTCTACATATAGATCCCATACACCTGCTGTTTGGTATTCTACTGTTTTGACATTGGCAAATGTTGTTGTAAATGTGAGTGTGTCAGAACTTATGTTGCCATCATTACCAAATGTCCAAGCCTTTCCGTTACTATGAATGACTGCTTGATTGTTTGCGCCTGATGTAATCTCAAACGCAGTATTTTCACCGCCTAAGAATATATTGGCTGCTGGATCATCAATGTTACTGAACGCATATGCACGTAAGTGAATATGACCAGGAGCCGTTGGATCCAATACTAATACTTGACTGTTGTAGTTAGCATCTGGTGTCAATGTCATTGTGCTGACATTTGGAAGTGTTGGGTCTAAACTACTGTTAGCAATACTGTAAATTACGCTATTACCGTTTGGTAATACTAAGTTACCGTTAGCAGTAAAGTTCCAAATATTAGCACTGGGTCCGACAGCACCGGTTAATACTACAACATCTCCTGCGCCACCGCTTGGACTGTTTATGTAGATTGCTGATAAAGCACTTGCGTTACTGATATCATCTATCCATTGTAGTACAGCACTACCGTTACCTTGACTGACCACACCAAATGGTGTGTTACTTGCTAATATAGCATCAGCACCAAATATACTTCCTATTACTACGTTACCACTTGGCAATGTCAATAAGCCATCTGTTCCAAATGTCCAAGTACTTGTGCTATTCGCTGTGATAGTCACATTGCCATCAACAGTTGCGATATCAAAATTACTATTACCATTTGCTATCGGTAGTGATGCGATACCAGACGGACCTGTTGCACCTGTATCACCTTGTGGACCAGTAGCACCAGTCGCGCCATCACTTCCGTTAGTACCTGCTGGGCCAGTGGCACCTGTTGCTCCATCACTTCCGTTAGAGCCAGCTGGACCAGTAGCACCTACAGCGCCTACAGCACCTTCTTCTGCCATTACGCTCCAGCGAACTGGATCATCTGGTGGCGCACTACCTGAATTACCATCGCCTATCTTGATGTATGAACTACCGGCATATGATACAACATCTCGTCCGCCGACATATGTTGTTGGTATAGGTTGCCAAGCACCCTGCCATACGAAACCTGGACCTGATGCGCCTGTTGCTCCATCACTTCCATTAGTACCGGCTGAGCCTGTTGCGCCCGTAGCGCCATCAACACCTGCTGTGCCTGTAGCACCAGTGGCGCCATCACTTCCGTTACTACCTGCTGGACCTGTAGCACCTGTAGCGCCGAACCCACCTGCTGACACCCACGTGCCATCGCCGGCAAGAACACTACTCACATTACCATCAAGATTAATATTTGCTATATTACCAATAGTACCTATGTTACCATTTGTGACTTCGATATTATCAACAACTAATGTATTTCCGTTCGCTGTGAGTACAGCATTGCCTAATGTAATTGTGTTACCTGTTAACTGATCAAACAGAGTGACAGGTGCTCTAGTCAACGTAAACAAGTATATAAAAACATTACTTCCCGGAGCACTATCTACTGGAATATTAAAGTCAACATAACCAGATACAGGAGTTGTTGTTGATATTGTATTTGTAACTGTCAATACAGTATTTGCAGGTGCACCACCTGTCAATAATTTAAATGAATCGTTTATTTTTAAAGATTCAAATATAGGTATGAACACAGAATTGTCATTTGTTCTTATATACAATTCACTTGCAGTTGTCCACTCTACGAATGATATCCCTCCGATTCCTTCGCCACCGTCAATTAGTTGAGAAGTAGATAATTGACCAGAGTCAGATACACTGAGTGCTATGTCACCTAAATGTATTGTACTGTTGGCTAACCAGATATCTTTCCAACGATTTGTAGTATTACCTAGATCATATGTAACGTTACTGATTGGATTCAAATTCGATAACACGCTTGTACCAACGCTCAAATAATCCATGTCAACTCTAGTGACTGTCATTACTCCATCAGCAGGATTGTATTGTAGATTATCGTCAGCATCATTATGTAATGTAGTGTCACCGGGATCAGTAGTTAATACAATGTGGTAACTATAATTGTTGTTGACTGCTTCTACTTCAACATTAGTAGCAGTACCTATAAAGTAATTTGCTGTGATATTACCTGCATTGCTGATGTTGAATCCATTAGCATCTACATTGGCAGTAAATGTATTATTAAACGCACCGGTAGCACCAGTCTCACCGGTCGCTCCTGTAGCACCTATAGTTGATGCGGGACCAGGTGGTCCTATAGGACCTGTCGCGCCTTCAGGGCCTGTTGCACCAGTAGCACCGTCATTACCGATCACACCGGTAGCACCTACCTGATCTACCCATCCTAAACTGCCATTACCGAACGTAGCAAGAACTTGACCTGCTGTACCACCTAACATAACAAAGTTGTTGGGGTAACCTACGTTTGTAGTTCCTACAACCGTCAATCCTGTTAATGTACCTACAGTAGTGATATTTGGCTGTGATGCGTTGATTACATTATATGCAAGATTTGCTATATCTGCGCTAGCAAAAAGATTACCACTCTCTCCTAAAATAAAGTTAGCAAGAGTCGCCACTGTGACTTTATCTGTGATGAACGTTCCGTTAGTACTAACGATAGGCATCAAGGCTTGTGACGTTAAGTTGCCATTGATGTTTGGAAGTTGTGATATTTTTATATTTGCCATCTAAGTTATCCTATACGCCAGTCAGTACCGTCACTATAAACCGGAACTCTGTTACTGCCGCCACCTTCTACTTGTGCGGCAAAATTAGTTGCTGCGGCTAAATTCGCATCTGTAATAAATGATCTAGCACCTGTACCTGCTGTTGCCGCCGCGGGCAAAGATGAAAATGTTATCGGCTTTGTTCTAATTATATTATTTGCTACTACATTATTTGATGTAATATCGCCGGTAACTGCTAATGCTGTTAGTGTACCGACTGAAGTGATATTTGGTTGTGCCGCAGTTGTTACTGTACCGGCAGTAGTTGCTGAACCTGATGTTGCTACACTTAAGTTTGCTACTTGGGTAGTTGATGTTACTACAAGAGGAGCAGTACCCGTTGCTACAGTTGAAATCAACTGACCAGTTACATTAGCATTGCCTGCTGTTATGTTACCGGTAACTGTTAATATATTTGTAGTTTTATTGAATGTTAAGTTAGCACTACCATTTGCGATTGATGAATCATTAAAGATAATCTGTGTATTAGTGCCTGCAACCGGACCAGTAGCACCAGTAGCACCTATGCCAGTAGCACCAGTAGCACCTATGCCAGTAGCACCAGTAGCACCTATGCCAGTAGCACCAGTAGCACCTATACCTGTAGCCCCTGTCGCACCTATACCTGTTGCACCAGTAGCACCTATGCCAGTAGCACCTGTTGCACCAGTAGCACCTGGTACTGTTACTGCGCTTGCGAACACACCGTTGCCGAATAATACATTACTACCATTACCGTCTCTATTCAGTAACGCAACGTTACCTAATCCTGTGATGTTGGCTACAGGCAGATTAGTTAACCCGCTACCGTTACCTGAGAAAACACCACCGGCTGTAATATTATTTGCTATAGATAAGTTTGCAGGAAGATTAACACCTATGACACCTGCCCCCACTACAGGACTTCCTGTTACTACTAATTGACTGCTTGATATACCTACGCTAGTGACTCCGCCACCACCACCAGTTGAACTTATTGTTACTTGACCAGTGTTACCGGTTAACGTGATGCCCGATCCAGCATTTAATCTAGTCACGCCTGCGTTAGTGATAGTGATAGTGCCGGTGGTTGTGATAGGACCACCTGCAACGCTAATACCTTCACCCGGGCTCACAGCAACACTTGTTACAGTACCCACGCTATTAGCATTAGCAATATTAACTACTCTACCATAAGTATCAACAGTTACAGTGGGATATGTATAAACACCCGGGGTAACGTTCGCACTTGCTAATGATAATGTAACGTTTCCGGCATAGCCGCCACCCGATAGTCCCGTACCAGCAATTACGCCTGTTATACCGCCGCCATTGCCGCCTCCGCCTGTATTGATAATCCTAATAGCACCGTTAGCATTTTCTAGTGCTATACCCGTGCCTGCTAGTAGATTTGCTGAGACTACGGTATTGTTTACATTGTTTACGACTGTGATACCATCGCCTGCTACGACTTTGCTAGCATCAGCAAATATCCTGTCGAAATTAGTGTTTACTTTTGTAAATGCGGTGTATAGACTATCGCTACCTGTGCTTTCGTTAGGTAGGCCTATATTGATCTGTAAATTTCCTGAAATAGCCATAATTTAGTCCTGATACTGTATTTATCAGTATGGACTAAATGAGCTTCCGCATCCGCAGGTTGTTTGTGCTTGTGGGTTACTAATACTAAATCTGCTGCCGTTTAAGTCTTCTTTATAGTCTACTACAGCATTTTCTAGATACTGCATCGAAATAACATCGACCAGGACACTTGAGGATAATGCAGGAATTTCCCAATCGTCTTCTGCTTTTTCAGTAGTAATCTCAAAACCATATTGAAAACCCGAGCATCCGCCCCCTGTAACATACATTCTCACATGTGTGTTGGGGCTATTCTCTGCGGAGACTATCTCTGCTAGTTGTTTTTGAGCGGATTCTGTTATTGTGATCATTGTGTATTTATTTGAACATCCCACAATTCTGTGAAAATACTCATAAAATAATCAAAACCTAGATTGGCCTCATCTGCTAGATCATTGCTTAGTTTATCATTAAACGCTTTAATCAATCCGGCTCTGTCAGTAAATTGATACATGTATCCGTTTCCAGGAACTACCCTAGCCATCAGTTTGCCACCGTATAAGTCACCCATATGTCTGACATATACGTGAGCCATGAGTAATTTAGAGTTTTCCTTGCTTAGTTTATCTAGATGTGCTAGATATGCTATAGTGCTGGGCATCAAATCACGATCAACTATGATACCTAATTCTTCCATATCTTTACAGATAGCATTATATCGGTCTAGATCAGGCATGCCCTCAGTAATACCATGCTCGTTGCTTAAATCTTCTATCTTTTTATAAATGTGTTTGAGTTCATACAGATAATCTATATACATCACATCGTTAAACTTGCCCTCAAACATTGTTTGAATCAATGGTAGTTTTTCGATTTCCCTATGTTTAGCCCAAGTAGCATCTTTTAAAATAGTCATATATTAACGCCTCATCAGTATTTAGTTCAAATTCCGGACTTAGGAATAGTTTTCGGGCGTGTTAAACTATAATCTGCTATGTCTATATCTGCCCTATCACATAATTGTATTTTCATCTCAGTAGGCAAACTTAGCCACTCAGTGGTCCTCCTCTGCTTAGGTACTGATTTTGTATGCCCCGCATCCTCATCAGATATTTTAGGTATCTCAAATTCATTGGACCCTTCTTTGAAAATAATATCATTGGGTCTTATTATTTTTCCAGTGACAACATTACCAGTGTAACCATAGAACAATTGATTTCTAGATTGAATATATCCCATGTTCTGATGCGGATCCCAATTCATGAATTGAGGTATTATCGTGTCAGTATGATGAGGGTCAAAAAATCTTGTTCCATAAATGTCTGCTGCTAATTTCCCTGCGATCCAATTAAAATCGTTGACGAAATAATTTTCAGTTCTTGATGCTATATGTTGCCATTCACTTTTGTTGCCATAGTTCTGATTCAATATATCCATGTTACCCAATTCATCTAATTTTTTTGCAAAATCTTGCGGTTTGATGTTTACGGTAGTGCGATATATTATGTCAGGTCTTATGAATGTGACCGTCTTGTACTCTATTTTATGGTCAATTTCATATCTTCTTTTTGCAGTAGACATGATATGATCTAGATAGGCTAGTCTCCAATAATTTACAGCGTTTTGACTAAAAACAGTTGCGCCGTTGCGATCATTCATTACTGACATCGCATTGAATTTTTTATAAGTATCTTCATTCTCTATGTGTAACATTTTTACATTACACCCATTGAAATCTTCTTTTAATTGCTCAGGTGCTCTAGTATTAGACTTCCAGAAGCAGATATACCAATCTGGCATACCCCATGCTGAATTATGAAATTCAATGATATCTTTCTTTACAAAGTTCCAAGTTCTAAGAGAACCTCGTATGAATATTGCGTGTTTCATTTTGGCAGTATGTAAAGTTTTAAATTAAGACGCATCGCCCACCATATGAATTTGCGTGTGTTATCCGTTCGAGGATAGATAGTTCGTTGCGGCAGAACATCTTTTAATTTAGATACAGATGCAGCCCACTTAATGATAGCTCGGGGGTTTCCGGCTATCCAGTTAACTGAATTCGAGTCTTTCACCAATACTTCGTCACCGCGAAAGTCTTTGGTGTATCTGTATACATCAAGAAAATTTGAGTCTAATTTTTCCCATATGAGTACTACGCTATTGCAAGGAGTATCAGTCCATACTAACAATCTATCTATGAGTAGTCTTTCTAGTTCAAGTCCTAGTACCGTGATCCTGTCATATAGACTATCATATTGTTGCAGATCATGGTAAATGATCTCTATATCATTTGCGTCACGTATGTGTTCTACTGTTTTTGGATCTGACGTTATACAAATCATGAATTTTTCTCATAATTGTCTAAAAAATATTGAAGATCACCGGGCGTTCCTAACCCCCACATCTTGTCTATGTGCTTGATCTTTATCTTTTTATTGTCTTGTATCGCTTCATTGAATACCGGACATACGTAAAATTCGTTGTTTGTTCTTATATTCTTTTCTATCATAGATGTAGCATATTTGACATAATCGCTTCCATGCTTCCAGTAATATACACCACATGTAGCATTTGAAGATATTGGTTTCTTTTCTGCTACTTCGCACACTAGGCCGTCGTCACCTAATTTAGCAAAAGACCATTTAGGGTGAGTCGATTCAAATGTCAATATACCGCCGTCTATGCTGTCAGCAGAGAACGCATACATGCAATCATTAGCACTCCACTCTAAAAACTGATCTGCATTAGATATCAATAATGGATTAGAATTATTGATCAACTCTTTAGCCATTAGTGTCGTACAAGCAGCACCTTCGGTGACACCGTCTATCTGTATGATATCGCATCCCGGACTTATTAGGCTTAACACTTGTTTCAGATTGTATTTTTCATAGTGTTCTTTTTGAACGATGAAGATGTAGTGTGCTTCTATGTTTAAATTTTCGACAACTACTTGTATCATTGGTTTATTGTTGACTTCGATCAGTGGCTTGGGAAATATGTATCCTGCATCTGCAAATCTGCTACCTAATCCTGCCATAGGAACTAATACATTCAAGGTACTGTCGCGCCATGGCACGCTATTGATAGATTGAGTCTTGTTGTCTATCTTTTGAACTTCATTTAATATCATATCTAGGTTTATTGATGTGCTATTTTCAACGGCTAACAGATTTGCCCCGCTGTTTAACGCAGCAGTCCTACCCACATGACTATCTTCTATTATCAATGTTTCAAGAGCCGTTGTATTTAACCTTTTCATACACTGCCAGAAGATTTCGGGATAAGGTTTAGGTCTGGATACGTCTTCGTTGCTTAAGAATACGTCAACATATTCAAGCACCCCTAATCTTAATAAAGATATCTTCACTGAATTTCTAATGCTATTGGAGCATACTCCTATCTGATATCCTTTAGACTTTAGAGTAGAGAATATGTTTATCAACCTATCATCTATAGTTAACATGTCAAGTACATCAATAGTCGCTTTTTGTTTTTCACGCCATATGAAGTCAAAATGCTTAGGATCTAGATTTTTTTCTTTGTTTAGTATCTGTAACTTCTTAGTAGTGCTTAGTCCATCATATTTTGCTAGATGTTCATTTTTAGATATAACTAAGGAGGGGTCTATCTTTTCGATAGCACTATTCAATGTATCGTAGTGCATCTCTCTGCTGTCTATCAATACACCATCTAAATCAAATATTATACATTTTATCATTTTATCAATGCCACATAGTCGCTGCATATTCCATAACAATTTGCATCTTTAGCATTTCGCAGTTCTCCGTCATGCCAATTTGGCATCACGCATATGCTATGATCAGTCAAACGATTGTTAGGGTATGTCCATATATATCCATGGCTGGTCAATGTGAAGTGATCTTCTTGATGCCAAAAATAGTTAAGTTCAGTTTTTGATAGTTGATATAATGCATCGATGTTCTTTGCATGTATCCAAAGACCGGGCTTTGAAAGAAATGATATATCTGTTTGATATAACGGCATGTCATGCCCTAGGTACCAGACATCGTTTATATACCATACGTCAACTTCAACATCAAAACCTTTGTGTAATGCAATTGTTATTTGCATTTTAGAATTTTCTATATCAGGATTAGGGCCGTTAGTAAGACCTCTATGCGCTATTAATTTCATGTTTCCTCACTTATAAACTTTGACCCCAACGTGTGGATATTCTGTTCCAATCTATGATTTTCCATAATTGTTTTAGATATTCTTTCTTATCACTACCATAATCTAGTATCCACGCATGTTCCCACCAGTCCACCAATAGAAGTATGTCATTTTTAACTTCGTGATTAGTTATAGTTTTTATGGATCCGTCAGTAGAAAGATATGCCCATCCGGATCCTTGTATTTTCATAGCAGTTTCTTCGAACTTTTGCTGAAACTCACCGTAAGTTCCGTAATGTTTTTCTATAAAATTAGCGATAGGTCCATTGGGTTTATTGATGACCCTTGCTTCACGGAATTGTTCGAACCAAATATTATGCAAGAACACTCCTGCATAGTTAAAATCCCTATCCCCTTCTTTGTTGTTATAACGTTTAGCATAACCCTTTGCTAGTTTGTTATAATGAAGGTCAACGGTATCATCGCTCATCACAGGTTTAACATCTTTCCTTGTGAATTTGAGCGGGAATATTTCTATGTCTTTCGGTTTCCCTTCAAGCAGTGGTATTAATGATAGCATTCTGATATTTATCGCGTATAATATCAGCACATAATCTATGCGTATCTACACCATAATGCTTGCCGTCAGCGGCATAATCAAGTCTGTCTATACGTATAGTCCTATGATCATAGGACTTGGTTGGGCCGAAAACTAATCGTATACAGGGAATGTCAATATACATAGACAACAACTTGTTTAACGTGAAGTTCCTGAACAAAAACATTCCCGATTCTTGTCCTTGGGTTATGAATTCTAAATCTTTGTCAGTCTTTCTCCATGGCCCGTATGGAACTACTAATGCAGATTCGCTCATCAATGTAGAGAATCTAGACTGATCCGGATATTGCAATACTAACAATTTGGGTTTAGGATAGGTGTGTAACCAGGTCATGACGTTGTAAAACAATACGTCAAACCCGCTAGCGGGAATACCTAGATTGTAATAATCGCACTGTAGTTCTTGCGCAGTAATATAAGGGTAAGTATCAGGAAAATCAAGTCCTTCACCCTCAGTATGACTACATCCTGCAAATAGTATATAGTTATTTAAATCTATCTGGTCTACATCTTTACATCTATGACCAAAATTATTATATTTGAATATAATCCCGTCTTTGACAAGAGCATCATTGGGTCGATCATATCCTATGAAATTCTTGTTGAATTTCATTATAACCTCCTTACTATTCTTCCCCTAGTAAGGTCATAGGGACTGAGTTCTAGTTCTACTTTGTCCCCGTCAAGAATTCTAATTTCATGTTGGCGCATCTTACCCGAAATATAACCTAAGATTTTTTGTCCTCCGGTTATCTCTATTCTAAACGTGGCATTGGGTAATGCGTCTACAACGACTCCCTCTATCCTAATAGTACCTTCTTTAGCCATAAGCGTGTTTTGATGTTACTCCTCTAGATTGAAATTGAGATCCTTTAGTACTTTGATGTAAAGGTTCTCTCCGGCAGCGACTTGTTCTTTCCAAGTCACATTAGCATTCTCATCTGCCTTGTCGCTAATGTATTTCCAAATTTCGCATTCTGTGCCTGTTAGTAGACAAGCCTTAGCAATGCTATACGCTTCCATTTCTACAATATCACATTGTATTCGTAACTTATGTGGTTCAGTCACAAACAGATCACCGCTAGCGCAGGTCTTGCCCTCACCACCTAGATCAATAAAACTCTTATGATCATTAAGATGTTCGCCGGGCTTGAGACCTACCGGCTTTAGATTGACATCATGCTGAAGTAATTTGTTAATTCTGTATATACCGTGACCTGCAGTCAATCCGCCAGCAGTACCTAGATTGATCACGCGATCTGGATTAAAACGATTTATCAATATTGTTGTATTGATAGCAGCGTTTACCTTCCCCACACCCACACAAAATACATTTCTGTATTTCGCGAACAAGGTAGGCGCCTCTTCTCGCATAGCAAACAAAATTATATCATTCATTTATGTTAATTAGATTGACGACCTGGACGCCTAGTTGGTTGAGAAGTTTCTCACCAGGTAAAAATGTGATGTTGAGTAAAGTTACCACGACCATATCTTTATATTCGATATCTAATCCTTCGTGTAACAACTTGCATATTGCTTCTGCCGTCCCGCCTGTAGCCAATACATCATCAATTATCATTACTGTACCTGCAGGCTTTTTGATTTTAGCGATCTCTAATGTGTCTGTGCCGTATTCAAGTTGATATTCGCGGCTGATTAGTTCCCCGGGCATCTTACCTTTTTTACGCACTACATGTAATGGAATTTGATATTTGAATGCTACAGGTGCAGCCCATAGAAAGCCTCTAGCGTCAGCGGCAAATATTGTTCTAGCACTGATACTGTCAGCCACTCTACTATACCATACAACACTATTCCAAAATAGATCAGGGTCACGACATATATCTACAGTATTAAGATAATTCACGCCTTCTTTAGGCCAATCTTTGTATACCTTCAAATTACTTTCAACGTAATTTGATAGAGTTGAGTCGCTAATCCACTTCATCGCTTAAGTATATCCCACATCTTTTCTTTTTCGATGAGTTCTTTTTCTAGTTCTTTATAACGCTTGCTCAGTTCTTTGAGTTCTTCCCAACGATCTTCAAGTTCTGGATTAGGTTTTAGTATAGCAAGACGTTCTTCTAATTTCTCTAATGTATCAGCAATGCTTTTGCCGTTGATCTTAACATCACCTTCAAACTCAGCATCACCTTTGACTTGTAATGTGCCTTGACGAACGTTTGATAAGTTACCCCAATTAACACCATTAGTACCGGTAGTTAGTATCTGCCCGCTATTAAGAGTATTAGGTCCTATCGTAATATTGGGTAAAGAAGTCCCGGCGGATGTCACATTATTATAAGTGTAATTATATTGTCCTGATGCTGATGCACCAATAGCACCAATAGAGAAACTATAGTCATCAGACAATGATATAGTGTCTGTCCCTATAGCACTGATAGTAAGAGCAGGTTGCGCTCCATAGCCGGTAGTATTCATGTTGTCATCGGTAAAATTTAAACTAAGTTGTGATTCTTCTTTTGATAAATCATCTAACCAACTATTCAGATCTTGTAAACTATTCTTAATAGTCATTTTAAGCCTTTGAAAGATATAGTTCGCCGTTGGGGCCAATCTCTAATTTAATATCATCACCTTCTTTGAGTCCCATCTGTGCGAGTATCGGGGGAGGGATAGGAATAATTAGATCACCTGATTCAGGATCTTCCTGTGTGATGACTTCGTACCTTACATTATTCTGTGGTGAATTTTTAGCCATGATTTATTTTACAATATAATATTTTAGTTGTCAACTACAAAGGTCAATCAGTAACCCAATGCGCTAAAAAAATATCTCTATCCCCTTCATACCCCATGGTGATTTTTTTGACCCCGTGACCATAATAACCGTTATGCGCTATCAATGAATTCGATAGTGTGTCATATGTTTCTATAGGTTCTTTATCAGTTAGACCTATATCCATGATCCCGCCGTAACTTACATCCCATTCAGGATGCATATAGAATATGCTAATCCAAAATTTGCTTGGTGCTATATTCTTAGGACGTATATGTTTATGCCATTCTACAGAAGGTTTGTTATGTGTATATGCGCGAACCATATATGGTCTAGGATTCACAAGTCCCTTTTCCTTAAATACACCTTGCGTCTTATACATGATATTGGAGTAGCCCTCACCTATATAAGGAATATAGTCTTCGATGTTGTATCTGTAATTAAAAAATGTGCCCGGCGATACTTCATAATCTGTATTGAGACCGGTACCGCTGTTAACAGGTTCTAATTTGTCTAATATAGTAGTAGTACCGTCAGAGTTCAAAACTACAGCAGGTTTTTTATCTTTGATCAACGACTTTTTATATGTCTGAAGTTGATCAAATTCAGACTGTTCTAACAGATTGGTCTTTTGAAAGACAGTCACCTTACCAAGCACGACAACTCCAATATCTTGCTTTCCAGCGCGGACCCGGATTGTCACAATTGTGTCGTGCGCGGAAGTTTTTACGGCGTCCTGGGTTGCTCTTTTTGATACGCATCTTCTTGTCACCAAAGTTAACTTTGACAACATTACCTTTAGGACCTTTAACATAGACTTTAGATTTCTTGACATCACCTGCCATTGGCTTGCCAAGTGGAACTTTGCGTCCCTGATATTCGGCTTCGTCAATCTCGTCTTTCTTTTCTTCTTTTTCTTTCTTGCGCTGATAAGCAGGCTTATCATAATCTGTCTTATCTACAGGCTTGGTCTTACCGCTTTTGATACGGTTGATAGTAGGCTCATCATACTTTTTCCAATCAGTCTCTTCTAAGACCAATCCATGCTCTGCTAATAGTTCAAGGGTCTTATCATCACCCTCAATCAATATTCCATCTTCATTAATATCAACTACACCGGATTCTATCACTAGGTCTTCACCTAATTCAATGTCAAAACTATCATGTAATTCTATTGAGCCCTCTTCTTCGCTCATCTCGTTGATCAAATCAAGTATATCGCGCATGTTGTTCATGGTATAATCCCTATCTATACATCTATTTATTCAGGTAGGGGGCGTAAATTTTTTCAAGTTTTGATATGGTGTGCGCACCTGTATCCGGATCCTCATACTGATCTTCATGCTTGACTGCGATACCGCCCGCTCCCCTCCAAGCATTTAAGTACTTACCATAGTCATCGACAAGCACGTTTGGGACACCGCCCACAGTAGCATATTTCGCTTTATTCTGTGTGAATATAGCATGTCCGCTACTTCCGCCGTGAAACTCGTCCAACCAATCACGCTTTGCTTTTACGCTGGCTTGACTATAGGGACCGCGCAAAGGTGCGCTGAGTACTGTATAGGGTATCTTATTCTGCACTAACCATTGTATCACTTGCATACCCCCGCTTAATGGGTCTAAATTACGGAAAAACTCATAGACTTCTTGCGGGGTGCTATGTGCTAGTTCGTTGATTTCTTTTTCTTTATCTGCTATGGCTTTCCAATGCTCTACACCGCTACGTTTAGACCATGCACCGAAAAAGTCTGCCTGCACACCGTCCATATCTAGGTAAAGGTGTGGCATTTTATCTTTCATTTCTTCTTCTTTCAAAATTTCACTTATACGCATATGTCTATTTATAGACGTTTTTAAACTTTTCGGGCCGTTTCGGATCAGGTAAATAGTCTTTGTAAGGTATAGGACTATTGTCTTTACGTATGTGATCCCAACTCTTCATATCATCTCCGTATTTGATCATGAGATAACTCTGCGCTTCTTCCGGAACAGTATGGCTGATCAATAATAGATAATATTTCCATCGAATACGTTGTCTAAAATACTTTTTGATAGTATTGTCATTCAATATATCTTCAAATTTGTTATCTTCTCTGTAAAATAGATAATTCATTTTTTCCACATTATAAATTTGACGAAATCTTTCTCGTCATCGAATTGAAATTCATATCTACCAGGACTAGTGCCCGGTATGTTGATCATATCATAATGCCAATCGCGCTCACAGTTATATTGACACCATTGAACTATCTCTTTAAGAGATCCGAATTCTACATCGACTTCTGTTTTATACGGGATTATGTTGGTGGACATGTACGCCGCTCAGTTCAAGGAACTTTAAACCTGCATCACTACGATACTGATCTCTGTAGTATACAGTATTGATGCCTGATTGATAAATCAATTTGGCACATTCGATACATGGTGCATGTGTGCAAAACAATGTAGCATCTTTACTGCTTTCTGTGCTTTGTGCCACCTTAGCAATCGCATTCGTCTCGGCGTGTAGTACTTCTGCCTTAGTTTTGAGTTGACCAGTTTTTTCTAATCTATTACCTTTTTCAAGATCGCTGACAAGAACTTCTTCTTCGTACTCACAAACATTTTCCCAACCGCTTGGCATACCGTTATAGCCAGTAGCAAGTATCTGATTGTCTTTGACGATAACCGCACCAACATTTAATCGTTTAGCATAACTGAGGCCACTTGTGACCTCAGCAATCTTCATGTAATAATCAATAAACTTTGGTTTCATTTCTCTAATAGATCACGCTTGTTGGGCTTGTCTTTCCATTCTGCGTGATCAGGCAATGCTTCTTTCTTTTTAGTGATAACTGGCCAACCACTTTGTGAAAGTTCAGTGTTGAGTTGAACCCAAAAGGGTATGTCAGGATAGTTCTTGTCTGTATCAACTTTGATCGCATCGACCGGGCATTCTGGAATGCATACACCGCAATCGATACATTCATCGGGGTTGATAGCAAGAAAATTAGGTCCCTCATAAAAGCAGTCGACCGGGCATACGGCTACGCAATCAGTATGCTTACACTTGATACAATTTTCAACTACTACGTGTGTCATCAATAACTCCTAATCCCATAAATTTCTGTAATATTTACCAAATAAATCCAAACCTTCTTGTATGCGTTCTTCATGTTTACGCATACCTTCGTAATCTGTCCAATGTTCTTTTGGATTTTTGTCTACCATTTGAAACGTTTTTTCTATCTTGCCGGTAACGGGATTGGGGAACTCTTTATCAGTCCTAACCCAATCAAATTCACTTCTACCGTGACGATACTTTTCTTCATACTCATCAAGTAGGATTTGCTCAAAACTCCATATCATTTTATCTAATACTTCGTTCCAACGTTCAACACCTTTGTCGAAACACTCGTTATGTGTTTCTTTATAAAAGTCAAAACTTTCTTGTGCCTCATAATCGGCACCGCCTACTTCTGCAAATTCATGTGGGATACCATGTTTACATTCTTTTAATTGAATCAACATGGGCAGTATGACATACGACAACGTATGATCCATGCTGAAAGAATCATGGCGCTCTATCTCTACCGATATGCGCCTATCAATCGCTCTTTTGAAATACTTCCCGATGTTTACTTTCATTGCAATTCTTTTAAATCATCACGTATCTTGCCCTCAACAAACCAAAATTGTTTAGATTCATGGTTGACTAGGGCAAACTTGACCTTTTCAAACTTATAGATATGTTCAGCGAGTTCTTCTATAGTCTTTGCTTGGCCCATGAATCTTCCTGTATCCTTGTTATATAATAGTATACTATTATCTGCGACCTCAGTAAAGAAATTAGGTACTTTGATAACTCTAGTCTCTAGTCCGTTTGCTTGATCAAACATCTCTACTATCTCTTCTAGCGTCATACCGTTTTCTTCAGCGATCTTTTTGATGGCTCGGCGAAGTTTGTAGGTCATGAAAAATTGACCGCATACCCAGCCGGACGCAAAGATAGATAGCACAAATAATAGTTCCATGCTCATATTTATTTTACTAATTGATCCCAATTATCCAAGCACTCGTCGTGCTTGATCCATTCAGTATTACCCTTAGGGGTATCCTTAGTTTTGATTACAAATCCCCAATCACGTACTTGAGGTCCCATGAAGAATAGTGTAGTAGCAGATCCTACATCTGGGTCCATTTCAAGCCAATGCAATGCTTTGCTACCGCGTATGATGATGCTACCCGGTCCACGCCAGCGAATCTTCTCGCCTCGTATATATTTTCCTATATACAACGGGGTATGCTCATAGTAACCACCCTTAAGTATGATAGTCATATAAGGCCAGGGGTGGTCATGAAAAACAGGATCGTCACTACGAACAATCTTATGTAGTGTAAGATTGAACGGAAACCAGCAACGGTCCCTCAGAAATAAATAATACCGGTGCATATAATCTGCACCGGTCCGTCGATCATGTATTAAACGATATCGACCAAGTTTGTTGAATAGTTTATGAAAAATATTCATTTATGATTTATAGTATGCGGGACTTAAGGCGCCCGCAGACCTTCTAATCAATGATTAGACTAGACCAGCAGCCAACGCCTTGTAGCCGGCAGCAACAACAGCACGGCTCGGAGTTCCGAGACGATACTTAGTTGAAGTGCGACCCTTAGAGTCAGTGCTTGGGTTAGCGTAAACAGCGAAGCCCAAGAAGCGCAAGTCACTAACAGTGGCAGTCGGGTTAGCGATGCCAAAACGTGCCTTGATCTGGGCAGCAGTCAACTGCTCACCAGTACGAAGAGCCTCAAGAAGACGACCCTGCTTAGTTACATTTACATTACTCATTTCAATTTCCTCTTAGTAAAAGCATTGTCTTTCAACAATGTAGAGATATTATATGATATAGCACTTCAAGTATCAAGTACTTTGGTTGCCTAGATATACTGATCTATCAATGTGCCTACCCAATATGCATATTTGTAGTCACGATATGCTTGCACTTGACCCAAACGATTGTAGAGATTTAGATCCTTCATCTCATCTTGCATTTTTCTACGCTCAACGAGGCGCTGTTCTTCTTGATGTTTCTCAAGTTTCAATGCCTCACGCTCTACTTCTGCACGTTGATCTTCTAAACGACGGATGCGTAACTCATCCTGTTGTCGATTATAACGCTCAGTGTATTTTAATAGAGGTGAGGGTACGAATGGAATTGGAGTAGTCATAGTTCTATGATACTATTTACATCCCAACCACTGTCGGGTTCATAACCCTCGTATCCACGTGGATTACAGGCCACTTTGGTAGATCCTATCATATATTCAAAAGCATGATGTGTATGCCCTTGAGTCCATAATTTGATCTGTGGATGATCAAGAATGAATTCGCTGAGGTCGCTACAGTATCCACCATTCAAGTGAAAATCATTTTTATATTGTTCGTGGATGCTAAGGTGACTTGGTCCCATATGGCCAACTACCACTACCTTATTATAGTTTGGTAATGTTTCACGTAACCAATTCTTATGTTCTTGATGGCGCTCCATAGTATGCATGGCTCTAAGCCTACTAAATCCCAACTTATCATTGCGAATCAGTCTATGATCGTTCATCATAGACTCAACGCTATGCATAGTCAATGGGTCACCCTTGTTCAAGTCAGTCCAAAGAGTGCAACCAAGAAAGGCTATATCATCGATGACTTTGACATCTTTCTCAAGGAAATAGATGTTTGGCCAATAACTACATTCCTCACGTAAGTAATCAAGTGTAGCATACCACTTACCATGATAAAACTCATGGTTGCCTGCTACATAAATCACATGCGGAAAGTTCTTGCTACAGCGATCAAGAAAATTACGGAATCGATCTGCCTTTTGAGGTCGCATCTGACCTCCCTTCCAAAGGTACTCCTGGGTTTGCAGCCAATCACCGCGAGGATGGTCGTGAAGGTCTTGTGCGATCATAATATCGCCGCTCAATATTAGTACATCACAACCATTATTTGGAATGTCTACATCACTAAACTCAAGATGTAGATCACTCACTAATTTAATCTTCATCTTCATCCTCTTCAAATTCCGGCACATTCCAATCGTAACCCTGCTCTTTAGCATGTGTTTCGCACAATGTACGGTGCCAACCTTGGGGCAGATATTTGCCCGGGTTACCACAGTCTTCACAAGTAACAGCACTCATGCTATCAGCCAACGATTCTACACCTTGACAGTATTCATCACCGCCATAGTAATAGAAACGCAACGTACCAAACTTTTCTTTGACTTGACTTGCTACAACTTGTGGGCACGCCTTAGGTACATCACGAAATTTAAGACCACGCTCAACATCTTCGTTAGTATACTTGATAGCGTATTCACGGGCTTGTAACCCCCTACCGTATGTGTGATACTTGATGAGAGGTTCAAGATCACCATTAATGGCCCTTTTGACAGCACGGTTATATCTAAGTGCGCGGGCGCGGCTTTTGCGTGATTGGTCGATGTGCCATTGCATACTACGGCACATTTGATTGATGATGTTGAACCAACCATCACCGATATCAAATCCCCAGCACATGGCGGTAGTCCGCATATCGCCATGGCGATCACGGAAAATTTTTGGATATTGCTTGCACAGCAGTTCGTCAAGTTCTTTTTTCATGTTGCGTCCCCTTGTTAGCGCACTATTATTATACTATAGTGCTAGCAGGAAAACAACATGTTTGGGTCATTCTTCTGAATGCTTTTTACTTAATGATTTATTCTTTAATAATCTAAATTTTGGATGAATCAAAAACAATAGCAAAAATAGACTACCGAACATTATGATGAGCGGTAGCAATACTAGTTTGATCAAAAAATTCTTTAGATAGTTAACCACATAACACCGAATAGTATAATAAAAATCATGGCATAAAATAACGCCGCGCGTAAAGTCAAATTAGGTTTAGGGTACATAGGACAACGACCTTGCTGAAAGTCGCAATATTCTACAGGTATGTTATCGCTATCTAATTTCTTCCTACAACCACTAATAGGACACTTGACAATTTCTGTACTCATAATAGATTTAATTGTTTGATGAGGCCCACGGTGCAAATGAACAGCATCACGCCATTAACTAATTGCATGGCTCTGTCGCCCCACTTGTAGCCAACCCAGTACCAACCTAACGCGCCTATCCAACTAGCGGCAGTATCGTATACTTGCCACTCAGGATTACCTGTACCACGACCTAAAGCCATGCCTACAAGCATGATGATGCTGACACTCCACTTGACATACCACGTAGCATCTTGTTTCGGGGTGATGCTTTTGACCTCATTGAACCATTTCATAAACTGCCCTTATACCAATATTGGTCTACTTTTTCCAATACAGGTCCTAAATTGCTAGGATAGACTACAGCATGATCGTTGAGTACATCATGATTAACCGTTAGGCTACAAACCTCTTTATACATCTCTTTCAATTTTTGAAAGAGTGTCGCTTCTTCGTTACTGATAACTGTGAAATTCCCGCTCACTAGACACCTCGCATTTGCTATTAATATATTATTTCTTATCTACTAAAAAATCAACCATTTCGGGAAAAGTATTCTTAAAGTTTAATTTACGAAAACCATCGTGCCTCACTAATCTATATCTAAACGTATCAAAGTGTTTGCTGTCGTCTTCAGTATTCAACAGCAAGATGAACGGGCTTAGATCAAAACGGCAATTCTCTAATCGATTTATGATGAATTGTTTAGCGTCTTCTCTCCATACAGTAGGTCTTAAGTGAACTGGGTTATGTACCCTGCCTAGATAAGGCAACCCTAATCCTATGTCATCACACCATTCTACTAACTCATTTAGATACGCAATATTATATGCGCTGACTGTAGTAGAAACACCTAGTTTGATACTGCTACTGTTTCTAAGTTCTATATATTTTTTTATGTTAGATAGCACTTCTTCCCATACTGCAGGATACCTGATATATTCAAATTTATCAGCCACACCATCTATGCTCAACTGCAATTCTACTTCGTTGAAGTGGCTCCATATCTCTAACCATTCATCATCAGGAAACTTAGTGCAGTTTGTTGTATAATGAAGGCTGATATCTTTAGCAGAGTTATCATTTATATACATGCGTAACAACTCTTTTTGTTGCTTGACACCACTCAGTAAAGGCTCACCGCCCGGTATATCAAGATGAATCAGATTGGGTGTCTTATCTTTAAAACTCTGTACGAAATCTTCTTTGTAAAAATGATTAGGTTTGACATCCTTACCTAAAAGTATCTTCCATTCTTGTTGCCATTTACTTGATGCTGATGGGTCGCAGGTTATACAACTCAGATTACATGTGTTTCCGAACGCTACACTAGCGGTGACGAAACCTTTATCCTCTGATAATAATGAGCCCCAACGTTCATGGTCTTGAACACGCTTGCTACGTATATCGTTAGCCTCTTCGATCTTACAACGTTCACAACCCTTAGGCCATTTTCCTTCTTTGAAATCTCGTTTTACTTCTTTTAGTGTGGGGCTATTGATATATTCATCTATAGATGATGAATTGATGTTGCTAGGTCTGTTGGGATATAGAGAACTTTTAAACTTACAGCAAGGAGACATCTCTCCTTGCGGAGAGATGTCTATGTTAGTCCATGGTAATGAACAATAGGGCATCAACTACTTAGTCAGTAAAGGGCTTCCTGTCATGGAATGCATTTTGCCTGATTAGCATCTCAAATGTCTCAAATAGCCGTTCAAACTTGACCTGATAGATCGTCTCAAGGCCCAATAGGTAATTGTTGACCTCATCTTCAGTCATATTGCGCCGATCCATCTTGCAACGGCTGAGTTCTTTGATATCTTCAACTACGCTCCAGCAGTTCATGATATCTTGCTCTAGGTCAAATCGTGTTCGATTAGTCTCACTCATCTTTTACTCCATAGTATTTGAGGATCAATTTAAAGGCTTCGATATGCTCTTTGATTAGTGCTAAATCGGTAGTCTTATCTGTTTCAAAAATAGCCATGCCTGTGCCTTTCTTGCGCTTCTTTAGATCCTCTTGTAGATTAGCCTTGAGGCTAACAAGTTCCTGTTTGACGATACCATCGATGGTATTCCAATCTAGTTCAACTGTCACTTTACGTGCTTCCATGATATTCCTTATTCAATAAAAACCCAATAGATCCCTAGTAGGATCACGTACACAAAAACGATGTTAGCAACGCTAATCCAGAAATCTTTACTCATTTGTTTCCTCTTTAGTTAATTCACATACCAATAAGAAATGTTCGTATGCTTTTTTGACACTAGGATTAGACAGTAGTTTTTCAGCCTCATCCTGCATAGCCTTGACAGCAGTTTCACACGCTTCTCTGGCACTAGGCCATTCTAACCTACGTGCGTCTTCACCGAACTCTTTGACTAGATTTTCCCAAGCCTCTTTTTGTTTTTTTGTGATAGGTTTAGTACGTGGGCGCAAGTCAGTAGCCTTCCTGATCACTTCACTGATCTTATCTTCTGCTACACGACCAGCGGCAATCATAGGCGCATATGCGATATTGATACTATATCGTGTGCTACGACCGCCTGGATACACACATACCAAGTGCGCACCTTTAGGCATAGCATCCATCAATACTTGGTCGTACTCATATACAGGCTTATACCTGCGACCAACTTTCTCGTAAAAAATTTTCTTCATGATAACTTAATCAAAAATCTTAGACCAGACAGTTAGTTTCTCACGTTTGGATTGTTTAGCCACATCTAATTCTTCTTTAGTGATGATGTTGTTTTCTAACATCAAGTCAATCATGCACCAAACATCACCTACCTCTTTAATTAGATGATCTCGGTTAGAGTCCATACCGAAACGTCTTACCTTGCTAATGACTTGAACCAACTCCCCGCATTCTTCCTGCGTGATAGTGAAAATCTCTTCTATCTTATCCACGGCGCATCCTTGAAATGTCTTGCATCTGTTCTTCGTTGATAACGGGAACAGCATTGCTCTTATGCATAGTAGCAATACCTTTGATCAACGTACCTGTATACTTAGGTGGTTCTTTCTTAGCGCAACTATCGGGACTACCCATAGTTTGCAAACTAGGAATATGTTGTGTAGTCTCTCGCCTATAAGGAGTATCGTTAAAAATCTTTACCGAGGACACTTGCGCAATTTTGCCGCGAACGATACCGCGACGGTTGTCTACATACTCATCGAAATCAATCTTGGGCAGTCCTTGACGTTTCTGATCACGATTATGTTGCATCCAATCAACCTGCAATTCGGCATACTTAGCCTTAGTCATTTTGAACTTTGGCTTGCGAGTGTTGAGTGTGCAAACACCACGGATAAGATGCATTGTCATAATATAATTATAATACAGAATTTAAATGTTTGCAAGTACCTCGGAACTGGAATCCAGCACAAGTGCAAGTCTTGTTGTCCGGATCTACAAAATAGGTATCGCCCTTGCTACCGGATACTTTGATTAGATTGGTCTCGACTTTGACCTTGAAGGGATTCTTTTTGAGTTCCACAAACTGGCGACCACGCTTGTCGATGCGCAAAGGCTTCTTAAAGTAGAATGCATCACCTTCGCCCCACTTGATGTATGCAACAGCCTTGTCACCATCTAGCAAATAGATATGATTGGGTTGCTTGTATTCAACATCCCATTTAGTAGTTTCACGCACAGCAATCATATATCACCTGTAGAAAAAGATGCGGGACTTGATCGCTTCAATTGAAGCAGGGGTGCCCGCACAACCCATATTAGAAGTATACTGTACTAGTATGCTAATGTCAAGCCTAAGCATGATATTTCATAAAGTGAGTTAGTATTTGACTGGCCCTGCTTAGATCAAAATTCTCTTGACGATAGTGCCACAATTTTTTTCTTTCTGCGACTTCAAGGGCTTTCATAAGCATAAACTTTTCATCTAGACTTTTTGTAGTCATCAATAGTTTATTCATATCATGTATATCAACACTATACTCTACCCATTTTACTGTGCTATCAATGCGATCCCTAGGAATCATCATTGGGCCTTTGCTAGTACTAGCAGTATATTTTACAGCATAACGTTTAGCATTAAACATATAACACCTTTTCTAGTTGATAGAATTAGTATTATATGCCCAAATTGACCCAATGTCAAGCCTTAATCACCGCTGTCGATTTCGTACCTATGACCACAATCCGTGCAAGTATATTCTGTCAAACACCGACCGGTCGTGCGACTAGTATATTTGTGCTTGCAGGGCTGTCCCTCTTTGTTCAAGGGCACTTGACCACTAGCACGACCATACATAGTTTGCCCACCACAATTGCTACAAGCCCTGTGTGTCTTGTCCTTATTCCAACTATACTTCAATTCACCGTCTGTAAGAGGGACTTCCTTAGTACCATTACAAACCGGGCAAACTCCATATTCAATCGCCATTTTAATTTCCTATTAAGAACCAGTTGTCATGAAAAGAATTTCGGGGTTGACCGAACTTTGCTTGAAATGTTCGATAAACACATGATGGTTGTCGCCGCTGTCACGGATGAGTGCATTACCTGCGACATACAATGCCGCCCAAGTACTACCATTGATAGCGACCTCTTGATCGCCTGAACCAAACGCACTATAGACTACCTTAGTAGCGCCCTCGAACGGATGACGTTCGCTAAGGTTGTCAACCTCGTAGACAGACCAAATCGCATCAAGACCAAGTTCCTTCTTGACCTCACTATAATGCTCATGCTTGTTATCGAATGAATCTTGATCTTGTGCATAAGCACCAGCAAGAGCCTCACGAATCTTTTGAGCACCTGTCACAGCATCCATGCTATTAAACTCTAGATGCCAGAGGATGTTGTGAATCTCAGAAAATTCCTTAGCAGTCAATGTCACATCGCAATTCATATCAGTCTCCGTTTCTCAACTCTATGTAACTATTATAGTACCAAATTGACCCAAAGTCAAGCCTTAATAGTCATACTCGTAAAACTTAACTGCCGGATCCAACTTGCGTAGTTCCTTAGCGGCAGCATCCAATTCCTTATAACGACGGTTAACTTCTGCACGGGGCAGTTCGCCATCGCATGTCAAGTTCTCGGGACTCAGTGCCGCATCGATCATATCCGCAACACGCTGGCGACCAGCGGCAGTCTTGATTTCATATTGCTCACCGTTGAAAAAACTGTTCCAACGATTCTTTTGATCTATGAATTTCTGTAGTGCTTTCATTTCTATCTCCGTTTCTCAACTCTATGTATTAATTATAGACCCATGATACCCAAAAGTCAAGCCTTTTAGCCATTATTTTATGGATATTTTGTTGTTTAAAAACAACAACTTACAGACGGATTTTGTCGAAAATCTGCTGTTGTAAACGTGCAACATCATCACGGGGCACGTAAAAGTCGGTCTGCGGGTCCCAATAATCCCCTGCTTTGGGATCGTAATAAAGCACCGCACCTGACGGGTAGAAGAACGGACCCTCGAGGCCCTTACGGGGTTGATACTTGCGCTCCAACTCAGATAGTACACGGAAACCCATAACTCACTCCTTAAAGAAGATCAACTTGAACATCGTACTCAACTTGCTCACCGGTCTCACCGAAGACCTTCTCGCGGCGTAGCAGACCAGTGGGACGCTTACCTTCAGGCAAATACTGATCGAAACCTAAGTTAGTCAACGCAGAACTGACCGCGATACGTTGGCTAGTGAAACACATATCGAAAACGCCTTTGACGGTCGTCACGAAACCGATCCCATTGATGATCACACGGATCTTTTGGTTATTGTCAAGTCCCATGATATATCGCTTCGTCTTCATTAGTATCTCCTAAAATCTCAGTATGTAGTTATTATGCTCCCTAATGGGTCAAAAGTCAAGCCTTTTATGCCATTATTTCGCCATAAAAAAGGCGTTGTAAATCAACAACTTACAACGCCAGGATGTTGTGTAAAAACAACGGTTATAGTCCCAAATATGCTTTCTTTTTTGCTATGTATATCTGTTTAAGTTGGGCACTCACGTTATACGCTTGGTTTCTCAATTGTTCGTATATGATTTTTTTGCCGGGTCTCAACAATCCTAGTGAACGGAATCCAGCATACTCAAAATGATTCATCAATAGAATTCTCTGCCCTATGCTTTCATATAATTCACTTACGAAAGTTTGTGCTTGTTTATAATCTATCCAATCACTATTCCAATCTAAAGTATTAGTTTCTTTATCTCCGTGCAAAGATGTTATGGGAATTCTTTTAGTTTTAAAACCGTATTTTTCTGGTTCTTTATCTAAGTCACTTAAAAAATAACTATCGGTTAAACTATTAGAACTAGTGATGACTAAAGGATATACTTGCAAGCCCCATAACAATTTTTCATCAATGACACGTTCGATGCTATCAACAATAGACTGTTTATTGTCTCCTTCTAATCCTACAATTAAACTACCGATAGTATACGTATCAGGACAGCGTTTCTTGATCTCACGTAGTGTTTCAAAGTTATCAATCAAGCCGGTACGTTTGCGCATAGTCTTACTAACATCAGGATTGAAACTCTCTATACCAAAAAACAATGCGGAGAACTGTATCTTTTCAATAAGGTCTAATTGATGTTTGCGCTTACTAAACAAATCCAGTCTAGCAAAACTTGTTATCTTAGGACTATAATCAAGGCCCTCCATAGCCTCTACTATGATCTCTAGTTTCTGATCGCTCTCGTTGATAGTATCATCGCTAGTATAAAAATTAGTGATTCCGTATTTTTTATATGCGACTTCAAAATAATGATGTAACTCTTTAGGGTCTAGAAACTTAGTGATCTTGGCGTTACGTAATTCATAGTTACAGAAAGTACAATTAAATTTGCAACCTACACCGATCTCAAAACCTAATATATCCCTATTTAAAAAGCAATTGTCTTCATCGTCTATGTTAGGTAATACGGGCTCATCGATTACTTGATCAAAATCATGATTCAGTAAAACTAGAGGTGAATTGTGAACGATATACTTAGACAAATCCTTATTAGTCACCCAAGCATCAAACATCTCCATGCTTCTTCCTAAGAAGAAGACTTCGATAAGATCATCTAATGTCTTTTGAAAAGTTCTGCTGCCGCCGTGAATTATTTTAAGTTTGGGGTATCTTGCTTTAGCATCCCTCAAGAAAGATTCAATCTTATACAAGTCACGATTATCAAAAGGTGTTGATACTGCTATGACTGGTTCGTCCGTGTCTTTGAAGTATGCGCCTGCAGCCGCAATTAGATCATCTATCTTCCAATGAGTGAACCACTCAAGTATAGTAGCATCATGACCGTGCCTTTTTGCACGTTTCTTTAACTCAAAGGCACCCAGGCCCCTGTAATGCAGGTAGGGCCAAGCGCCATTGCTGTTCTCGCATAATATCAGGAATTTCATTAACTATATTTACACGACCCTCTTGTCGAGAATCTTATCAGCAAGGCCGTATTCCAATGCCTGCTGTGCGCTCATGAAAAAGTCACGCTCCATGTCTTTAGCAAGTTCTTCATATGTCTTGCCTTTGCTATTATGCTTGACGTAGATGTTGGTTAGATTCTTTTTCATCTCAAGGATTTCCTTGACTTGAATCTCCATGTCAGTTGCTTGACCACGTGCGCCGCCACTTGGTTGATGAATCATGTGACGGGCATTAGGTAGAATCATTCGCTTACTTGCGGCACCTGCTTGTGCAAGCAAACTACCCATGCTACAAGCCTGTCCCATGACGATAGTTGAAACGTCTGGTTGAATGAATTGCATAGCATCATAGATAGCCATACCAGCAGTCACGCTACCACCTGGACTATTGATGTAAAGGCTGATATCTTTTTCAGGATTTTCTGATTCAAGATAAAGTAATTGGGCAACGATAAGATTTGCCATCTGATCGTGGACCTCACCCTCAAGTAAGATCACACGATCACGTAATAGACGGCTATAGATATCGTAACTACGCTCACCGCGGCTTGTCTGCTCAAGGACTATTGGAACTAAACTCATATATTCTCCTGTAATTGATAGTTATAATAAACTATCTAGCAGACAAAATCAAATGAAACGGATTACTTTGCTAATTTAAAATTAGGAAACTGACCAATTTCTTTGCTGATTACTGTACTGATCTCAGCGCCGGTCTTTACTACTTGCTTGGCAAAGTTTGTCTGTGCATCGACAAAACCATTCATGGCTTCAGCAATCTTCTCGTCTTTAACGAATTGCTTTACCCATTCTTTCTTTGCACCTTGGACCATACTAATACCTAAATTTGCGTTATCTGATAACATTGTAAACATTTTATTTCCTTTTTTGAGTTTGATTATAAGCCACGAGTTCGCGGGCTTGTTCAGCATAGCCACGATTATAAAGAATATGTGCGGCTCTTGCTGTAGCGAATACTTCATACCACTCCATAAAGGAGTTCCATAACTTTCTCATGATAATCCTTTCATATGGAAGTTAGTGTGAGAAGAACATCTCACAGTGTATTTATGCTGCGGCGCAACAATTTGAAATTTTTAGTCTGTGACTTTGAAAGAAAGAGCCTGGCTCATGTCAGCCGTGCTTAGTTTAGTATATAGTGACACATTACCGTCAACTTTACCTGGCCACAACACTTTGAATACAAGTTTGCCGCCAACAACTCTAGTGAAAATTTGCATGAAGTTTTCATCTAGTAGTTCAAGAACCGTTTCTCTGAAGCCCGGAATCAATCCATCGTTGATGATTTTTACTAATTCTTTGGTCATGAAATATACGACACTGCCGCCCGCTGTGCCTTTGCCCGGCTTCATAAAAGGTTCTTGTGTGAATTTTTTGAACTTGGCAGGGATAGGAGTAGTACCCTTCATCTTTATATTGGCGAGTACTTTGTCTACGTCATCGTTGCTGAACGGCATTAGTTTTCTTAGATAGTCAGGTATAGCATCTGGATAATGTTGTGATACCCAGTTCAAGCCCACGAATCCTTGTTTCACAGTAGAAGTAGAATTCATAGTACTGATGAAATCAAGACCGTTGCCGGGCTTAATCTTTCCCTTACGTTTTTCAACACTTGACTTTAATCCACTCATTGCTGGAGCGGCACCGGTCGCAGTCTTACCTACGCCACCTTTACTACTGATCATGATAGTATGACCAGTCTGTGCGTTCTGTACGCCGTAACTGTCTGCGAGACTTGCGTTCTGCTCACCGGGGAAGATCAATAATAAATTATCTAAATTCTGAGACTTCAAGAATTTTAAGAATGCTTCCTTCTTGGGGAACTCTGCAACGTCTTTGACCATTGCCAATATGCCTAGATACTCGCCAGCATCGATAGCCATAGTCTTTTGTGTTCGTTCATCATATTGCTTGACCGAAGGATTTTGACCCTCGTTGATTTCTTTAGCAGCCTGCTTGATAGCCGCACCCAAATCTCCTGCTTTATCTAATGTAGGGTTGGACATGATCACATCATATAACTTACCTGCAGGGATTTCTTTATGTGCGTCTAATGCGTCTTGTATCGCTTGGTCTGTGGTTACAACTTCTTTTTTCTTACCCTTGATCGCAGCCTTAGGATTTGTAGCGATGCCGATACCTATAGGCTGTACGTTGACTGATTGTGTCGCTTGACCAGTAGCCTTTTGTAGATCGGCCTTTTCAAATTTTTTAGTAGACATCAAGCCATGATCTTTGATTTTTACTTGTATGTCAGGGGCAGCAAACATTGGATTCTTTAAAAGAGCCTGCACAGTTTTTGTGACGACAGGTTCAAGTCTTTCGCCTTCACCTTCTTCAGGATAATACTCGTTACCTGCTTTATCTACGAAAGGTGTACCTGAGTGCAACTTACTGATAAAGGCGCTGGGTCTCCAAGTCAAATGTCTGGGATCAAACAATGCACTGGAATCTAGTGACTTTTCTGTTAAAAATTCTTTTGCTCGCATTATAGTATTTATTCAACTACTAGCATTTGAAAAGTTGTTGTGTCTGGAACCATTTGTTATGATCATTAAATGTTTTTAATGGAATACTGTGCTTTTTGAATTTGTCTTTCCATTGATAAAAACTAGGACCATGACTCATGATAGGATCCAGACCTTTCTTCATACGTCTCTTACTGTAAACATCCCATTGCCATTGATGAACCATCTCATGCGCTAGAGCCATGATTAGCCATTGACGGCAATACCAACGCTCAGATAACAAAATGACGCATCTAGACCTGCCCCTATCATACATCGTGTCAGCACCATAGCATTGTCCCCACATTTCCCTTAGTCTGGGTTTTACATGGATCTTGGGCATACTCAATCTGTCGTTAAATATGCTACTATTAATAAGACGATATAGAGCCTTAGTTTCCCTGATATTGGTGACATAAGACATCTTTCTTTGATATGTCAGAGTAGGGAGTTCTTGGGACATTAAATCTTTCAGGGTAACATTATGATACATGTCTCATCTCCTCTTTCATATGATATTTATTTCTTCAAACTGTCTATATACTCTTGGTATTCCCGATTGGGGTGATTTGTCAGTCTTTTATGATACAGAAAAATTACGGTTTTAGCAGCCGTTCCGGGAAAAAGACCTGGAATAAACCCGTGCAACATACTTGCTATACCTGCCCAAATCAGTCTAAACCCGGCTAGAAACGCCCAAATTAAGTGGCTAAAGTAGGTTTCTTTGCTTTTTTCGAGGTGCTCTCGGCTTTTCTTAAACATTGTTATTTTCCCTAAAATATTTATGTGTTATAAAAATAAGTTAAATAAGTTTTTAGGAGAAAAAACAATGGACGCATTCGTATTAGTATTATTAGTCATCGCTGGTGGTTTAGCCGCACTTTGGTACTTCAATAGAGGTACTAAGGACTTCGATACCAACAAAGATGGCGCAGTCAATTTTGACGATGCTAAGAAGGCTGTTGAAAATACAGTTCAAGGTGTTAAGGCTGTAGCAGATGTAAACAAAGACGGTACTGTTAATGTTGCTGATGCTAAGGAAGTAGTTGCTAAGGCCAGAAAGACGGTAGCCAAGAAGGCCGCCCCTAAGGCTAAGCCTGCTGCCAAGAAGACATCACCTAAACTTAAAGTAGCAAAATAAGACCGAGATGGAGATAGGATTTGATTTAATCGGCGATTTGAATCTAGACCCAGAAGAAAGTTTCAACTGGGAGGGCAAAGCAACCAGCCTGTATTGCATAGTCGCTGGAAATGTTAGTGATGACTTAAGAACAGTTTTTCAAACTTTAAGTCACCTAAGCAGATTCTATCAAGGTATTTTTTATGTTCCAGGATTAGAAGAGTACAAGAACAGTACTGACTTCGAAATCAGGACTAAAGAAATTCAAACTTTAGTTAGAAGATTACCTAAGGTTGCGTTGCTATACCATCATGTAGTAATTATTGATGGTATAGCAATACTCGGCATCAATGGCTTCAGCGCAGATAATCCTGATGACATTGATATACAATTGATCAAGGCTAGACTTGATGATATCGCATATTTGAATAAGAGTGTGGCTAAACTACAAACTCATTTAGATGTGAAGAGCATTCTTGTTGTCACAGCATGTGTTCCTAGCAAGCAATTATATTTTGGTAAAGTACCGGAACACGTTGACGATCATATATACCCCGATCATTGCTTTAGTGTTGATACTGAAATGAAAATCACTCATTGGGCCTATGGTGGCTCAGATACAGTAGCCGAGACTGTATATCAGAGTGTGACCTACATGAATAACCCATATAAAAAGAAAGGGCCATATTGGCCCAAACGTGTTGGAATAGAGACTTAATTATTTCTCTGCTTCAACTTTGACTTGCAATGGATAGCCCTGTGATCTGGCTTCCAGGGTTACTTCAATACCTTTTTGTTCTGCAATCTCATAAGGAAGCACAGCAACTACTGCGCTACCGTTATCATGAATATCTTTTGTGATAGTAGTGGCAGTATCTGGATTATAATTGAAATATTCAATCAATGAACCAACAACAAATTCCATAGTAGTAACTTCATCATTCATATAGATGATTTTATACATAGGTGGTTCTTGTAGTGCGTGATTGACTTTGATATGTTGTTTTGTTTCTGGATGTGCGTTTGCCATTACTTTGTTTCCTTTGTTAAAGTGTTCGCAGCCTGATGACTGCGAACACATGCTACTACTATATTATTTATTGTAGGAAATTGCAATCTTCTTGGGTTGCAACTCGTCAGGTACTTGACGTTCAAGGGTGATTCCCATGATACCATTGTTAACAACGGCGTCAGATACTTCTACATGGTCGGCGAGAGTAAAAGTGCGGGTAAAATTACGGGCACTGATACCACGATATAGATACTCAACATTACTGTCAAGATCCACGCTCTGGCTACCCTCAATAGTAAGTAGGTTCTTATCCACAGTCACGTTGATATCCCCTTCCTTGAAACCAGCAACGGCCAATTCGATAACAAACTTGTTGTCGCTATGTTTCACAATATTATATGGGGGATAGTTTGTGTCTTTTTGCTGATTGGATAGTCTTAGAATTTCATCAAAGACTCCATCAAATCCGACTGCAAACTTGTGAATCGACGGAATGTCGAAGGAACGTAGTGTTAATGTATTTGTCATTTGTTTTCTCCTTTATTAAGCAAGATGACTATTGTAGACCCGACTATCGGCATCTACAACAGTATTTATTATAACGTGTTTCGCAATAAATTAAAGTATTTAGGAATTAAAACTTAGACTTAGGGAGATTTTGTTGGTCTATTTGTTTTTTCCAACGTCTTTTGGCTAATTCTCTAGCGAGTTTCTTTTTGACGCTAGGTTTAGTATATGTCTCTCTATCTTTAAGTTCTAATAGTAAGCCGGACTCCTGCACCTTTTTCTTTAGTTTTCTTAGTGCTTTTTCTACGTTTCCGTCTTTGACTATTACTTTTCTACCGTATAAATTCATATTAATGTCTCAGGATTTTTCACAAGGTCCTGAATAATATTTATCTCCGCAACGTCACTTTCCTTGTATCTGCTGATGTTAAACATGTGGGGCATGAGTACTCGTTCTAGTTCGCTTTGTATGCCCCTAGCACCGGTTTTTAACTTAAGACAGTTATCAGCCATCTGTTCTATAGCACCCTTGCTAAATTTGAGTTTGATCTTGTCGATGCTGAATAGATATGTATATTGATCAATTAGATTGTTTTTGACCTTGGTCATGACTTCGACTAACTGTTTCTTATCTAAATCCTCTACAGATATAGAAGTAGCGAATCTACCAACAAATTCAGGTATCAAACCAAATCGTGTCAAGTCGTCCGGACTTACTCTATCTAAGAAACTTTCATCAGTATTTGGCTTTACTTCAGCATTGAAGCCTATGCTGGTTCCCTTGATGCGAGACTTGACGATATCGTTCAATCCTACAAACGCACCGCCCGCTATGAACAATATGTTCCTAGTATCAATCATATCCATCTTGCCGTCAGGGTGCTTTCTCCCGCCATTAGCAGGAATACGACAACGTGTTCCTTCTATCAGTTTCAGTAGTGCTTGCTGAACGCCCTCACCACTAACGTCACGGGTGATACTAGTGCTTTCGCTTTTACGTGCGATCTTGTCAATCTCATCGATGAATATGATTCCACGTTCGGCTAGTTGTATATCTCCACCGGCTTCTTGTAATAACATAGCGATCATGCTTTCGACATCATCACCTACGTAGCCCGCTTCAGTTAAACTTGTAGCATCGGCTATGACAAAAGGAACACGCAAAAACTTAGCGGCTGTCTTAGCCAATAAGGTTTTACCGGAACCAGTAGGACCTAGCAACAATACATTACCTTTTTGAATCTCAAGATTATCCGGCGGATGCATGATACGCTTATAATGATTAGCGATAGCGACAGACAAGGTAACTTTAGCGTTATGTTGCCCGACTACATGCCCATTTAAGTGATCATAAATGTTTAGGGCATCTACATCTCTTAACGCCTCTAACATCTGATGTTGTTTCTCATCATCAGGCTTTATGTCTTTACTAACAAGATCGTGGCATAGATACGTGCAATAATCACATATTGCTACCTCACCGGACACAATTAATTTTTTTCTTTTATCCTTATGGGTACCACAAAAAGAACAGGTTTCTAAATGTTTTTCTTCATCACTCATGACTTTACTTAGTGCCTTAAATTGTTATGTTATAATTTGCAATCACGTGCCGCAACAACATCTACGTATATATCATATATGACATCTGCAGGTACTGTCAGTTTAATGCGCATGGTTCCTGCATTGCGGTCATTGCCGAATACAGTTAATCGATTATTTACGCCTATGCTGTAGAATATGCCGCCTGCTCGGTACTCAGGATTATAACAGATATTCAATACTTGTCTGCCGCGATCATCTCTAGCCTTTACCTTCAGACGCAGTTCGTTTTGGTTTACAAACTTGCTTTTTAGATAATCAAGTCTATGTAAATCATCGATGAAATATTTATTGTGCTTACCTAACAATAAATCATTAGGATTTTTAGCAGAAACATTGATCACCCCACGGCCTATAGGAGTCTCTATCTCAGAGAATATCTCATTCATCGATGTGACAAAATTGTAATTCCATCTGATATCATAGGGTACCATCAGATAGAAGTTTCTATATGAATCTGTTGTAAAGTATGGATTTTTAGTTTGTTGCAAATTATAGGCACGATAAGGATAATCGCGAAATACTTCATCAATTAATCTATCGCCTTTCTGCTGTTCATGGCGAATAGTATGTACTTGTGCATTGACGATATTACTGTCAAATTGATTTTTAGAATTAGATTTGCTGAACAATCTTTCGGATGTTTTGTTATTGGTCACCGTCACATTGATCTTTATTTGAGTACCAATATCCTCTAGTATCTCGTATTTCTCTACACGACAACTACTGTATGAGATTACTTGATCATGAACCGTCTTTCCGTTGAAATGTTCACGGTCGCTTAACACGGCAGTACCGCATATATTTTCTATGGCAGTACGGAAAGCGTCCTTCTTGGCAGATTCGCGGTCGGCACCATAACCATATACAGTTATAGATTCAGCACCGACCGCGATTCCCGCAAATGATAGAAGGATCGCAGTAGCGATCTTCTTCATATTAGCCGCCAGCAATCAAGCCACGTACTTGTCGAATGTCATTACTATCATACTTGTTCCAATTGATAGTACATGCCACAGTCTTGGGATCTACAAGATTAGTCTTACTGATCGCAAAACCTACAAGACGACCTTGAGCATTAACAGTAACAGTTCTGACGATATCAATGTCAGTGTTGATCAATGCTTCGCGGACGCTATAGTTGGTATCCTTGTTAGGATCATCGGGACTCATAGAAACATCAGGTCCGATCTCAGTTTGGCTCTTGAATCTATCCTTCTGATTCTCGTTCTGGTTGTTCTTAGTAATAGTACGGCGATTTTCGGAAACGTTCATACCAAACACATAAGCGACTACGTTAGCACGGGCATTATCACACGCCATACTAGTCGTAGACTTCTGAAGCAATCGGGTAGCACCAACACTAGGTTGCACACCTACAGCCTGAATGCCGATCACTTCGCACTGTTTGCTATTCCATAGCCACCCGCACTTCTTATCAATCTTGATAGTCTCGCCGGGAACGTTTGTTGCGAAAGTTTGAGATTCGATTGTGGGAATCTCGCCCTTCTTAGGACCATTACTAGAACAACCAGCAATAGCCAATGCAACACCTGCAACAATTAAACTAGACTTCATAAACGTTTTCTCCATAGTTGTGAAACGTATAATGATTATAGAATAGTCTACTGTTTAGGTCAAGTGTTTTGGTTACCTTTTAGATGTGCTTCTATCTCAGCCTTTTCGTCATCGCTGAATACATCCAAATCGTATTCGCCCGAATTCAATTTCTCAATCAAAAACTCAATGTACTCCTTGTTGTACATATAACTTTGGCTAGTGTTCTTATTTTGCTCTAACCATTTTTTACCGTCAAACTTGAATACACGATTTGGTAACACATCTACGCGAACGAATATATCACCTTTCGCGGCTATTTTGGGAAACTGTGTTCCAAATCCTGTACTCTTTTGAGCACCTAAATCTGCTTTGGCAGAGAATAAATCCGGACGCAATTCTTTCAGTGCGTTGCTCTGATATAAAGAACTATTGAATTCTACGTAGCCGTTACCTACATCCTTTAAAGGGGTAACACCCTCAGTTATTATTTCTTTGGGGGCAACAACTTCTTGAACAGATTTAATATCGGGCTTCGGCTCCAGTTTGTTAGGTTCTTCCAACTTAACTTTTCTTTTACGTTTAGTTGGCTTAGGCTGGAACGTAACTTGCTTGAGAGGTTTGACGGGCTTAGTGACTTTATTTGGTCTAATCTTGGCAACTTTAAGTTTAGGTTGCTCAACTTTAGCCTTTCGCTTAACTTTTTTTTTACAGGACTATCCTGCTTTACTTCTTCTTTAACTAAGCCGCCGTCGGCAGTGAGTTCTGCATCCCCTGCTTTTGGCTCAATAGGCTCGCTTGTTTGTTCTTTTTCTTCAGGGGTTAATGGTAGATATCCTGCTGTGGTGGCCGGAACAAACTCTTCCTTCTTTTCAAATTCCCATTTATAACTACTGATTGCGGCGATCACAAGCATCAATGCTAATGGGTCAAATACAAAAATCAATAGTATGATTACCCAACGGACGGCCTTTTCTAACAACGCATTGTCTGGGTTGTCACCATATATCAATGCCGCGATATATTTTATAGGACCTACTTCTGCTTCAATCTTACGAAACTGAGTGGCTAACGGAGCCTTTTCTAAACTCAATGCCTGTATAGTCTGATTTGATTTTTCTATACGGGACTGTGCATCATCAATCTCTTTTGTATATGCCTGTCTATCTCTACGCTGTGCGGCTCTTATCTGTACGGATCTTTCTGCACTTGCCTCACTAGTGCCGCGATCCAGTCTTGCGGACACTTGAGCATCCATCTGTGATAATGCTCTGCGGGCAGATTCTATATTTTCGCGCTCACTGCTTATCAATTCACGCTGAATAGCGATCTTCTCATCGATTAAACTTATCTGAGCAGCCACATCGCCTGTAGGTATACCCTGATCCATATGGGCTTTGCTTAAGAAGCCGAATATGCCCATGCTTGTGACAAGTGCTAATACTGCTACAGCACCTGTCAAATATGTTTTCATCAACCATCTACATCTTTCCCAATATCGGTGCAACCATATCGTTGTAACAATCTTGGCTACCTCGAGACTACCTCCCATGATGATCACGGGTATGACGGCGGCAGCGAATATAGCGGTCAAACCGACTACGCTATACCAGGCTGCTATGGCACTGAGCGTTAATGCTGTGATTAACGCTAATGTAGATAGGCTAAATACTTTCCTTATTAATAGTGGCATTAATATATTTATTACGAATTGCACCAAAATAAGTGCATATTATTCTCTAGGTTCAGGAGCCTCTCCTTTACCAAACAAATGCCCGTAATTGCCTAAAAACTCTGTAAGAGACTGCACAAGATTTCGTGGAATGCCTGGACCTTGTTGTACTAGATATCCTACAATAAAGTCTTCGTCACCGCGCCATTTGATATGCTTAACTTCAAGCCAGTCACCATCAGCGAACATATATCGCTGACCTACTAAATCTTCGTAGCCGCTGAGTTTAGTCATCTTCGCCGGGAACCTCATAGGCTACGTCATAGCCACCCTTGCGATCACTGAACCAATCATCATCACGGTCGTAATCGTAGTTTTCGATGAACTCTAAGAAATTATCATGCTCTTCATCAGTAGGTTCTTCACCTTCTGGTTCGTTCCAATCATTGCTAGTCATATGGCTAGCGATCTCTTTGAAACGTTCTACTGAACCAAAGTTCTCAATGATATCTTCTTCAGGGATATCATAATTAAAATGACTATGTACTTGGTGATACTCAATTTTTACGAATTTCATGGTTTTCTCCTTTACCAACTATCTGAATGTGTGACGTTAACGCGAACAGTTACCGGTGTACTATTTAATACAAAATCAAACTCCATAGATAAAGTAGATCCGATATCGCTCTCATTATCATAAATCAATTTTATAACACCGTCTACTTCATTCTCTCTTACGACATTAACTATAAAGTCTAATTCTTGTTTGGTTATATAAATTTCATTCATTCTTCAACTCCGAAATGTTCTTTAATATCTTTAAGATGTTTCATGGAACGCAAATACTTTTCAGTATTGTGGCCATCACGGGTAATACCCATCTGAATAGTTAGAATACATTCTTTCACAATCAACTGGGCAAACTTTTCTTTGTCAAAGATCCATCCCTCGCCACTGTTTGCTGTTGGCTCAATATAGGTAGTAGCCTGTACGGCAAGTAGTTTAATTCGTTCGTTCATAGTTCAACGCCGAAATGTTGTTTAATCTGTTCACTGATCATCCGGCCTGTCCAAGCAGGATGATCCTCACAAGTCTGCAACATTTCCCGAACAATCAACTCGGCGAACTTTTCAGTATCAAAACGATCTACCATGTAACTGTTAAACGCAGTAGTACCTCGTTGTTCACGGACAATGCATTGTGATTTTAATAATGCGATACGTTCATTCATCAAAAGTGTTTCCCAAAAAGACAATACACAGCAAATCGTTTCCAAGTCTTAGGTTGTGTATTACGTGTAGCAACTTGCATAGGATTCTGTCGCCATGTCATGCCATCAGGTCCCCACTGCCAGTGATATGTACCGAATCTGATATTGAACCATAAGTTACTCATGATTTGAGTCCAAAATGTTCCCTTATAGCCTTGACGCTATTATTGATGGTATGCGATACCATACCTTGATCAAAGGTCGTATAAATGTGGTTAGTATTTGTCTTAGACTCTACTGCTAGAATCGCTTCCTGTATGATCAAATCAGCAAACTCTTCAAGACGCACATGGCTTACACAATGTTCTACTTGCGCTTTTACAGCAATCTCTTTAAGTCGTTCGTTCATTCTTTTGGTTCCTTAATATAATCTTTTAATTTGAATTCTGTGAAATTAACAATCAATAAAAGAATATACAGGGCGAAAGGAAACAACATTCCAACCATCAATAATAATATGTCATATATCACATTGATCCTTTATTTGTCATCACGGAATCTCACAAAGCGGGGAAATCGCAAACTATAAGTTCCGTCTTGATTTTGTGTAATCACATCACACAAGATTTCAACTGTGCGACCAATAACCAAACTACGGTTACCCCAAAGGCTATCTCTATCACCATCAGTAAAGCCACTACCAACATTGACAGTAATAGTTTTCCCGTCGTCAACTCCGGAGCAAACAAGAGCCCCAAGTCGTCCCACATTTCTACCAGTACCTTCTTCAAGATCAATTACCTCCAAGTCAACTGTGATAGTAGGCTTCCACTTCATCCAGAAAGTGTTGCGCTTGCACTCATAAGGACTATTGATGTCCTTGATCATGATGCCTTCGAACCCTGCGTTAACGTTATCCTTAGCATAACGCATCAACTGATCACGACCTTCGCCTGTATCAAGATCAACCATGATGTGCGGCAACAACTCTACGTTAGGCATAGTATCAATGACAGGACGCAACTTCTCAAGCAATTTTACACGCTTATGCAACTGTGCGTTCCAGTATCCACGCTCCCAGTCATCGATAGGAATGATATCAAAGATATTGAACACGCTATCATCAGCCTTGGCGTTGTCTTTGCGCCGTGCTTGTCGCATCAATTCTTGGAAACTGTTACCGATAACTTCACCGTCAAGCCAGAAGCCATTGAATAGGCTACGATCACCTGAGGCACGGACTAATTTGAGATGATTATTTTGAATTTGTTGTTCGATAATACTGAAGTTCTCAAAGATTTTACCATTGCGGCTATAGCAAGTAGTGACACATTCTCCTTGATCATTATGAACGACACGCATCAGTACACGCACACCGTCAAGTTTAGGCTCAAGACGCTTGAGTCCCTTCATCTCAGGACGACCCTCGCTATTCGTTGCCAACTGACAACCAAAGATAGGAATCTCGTACTCTGACTTCTTGACAACCTTGTTGAAAGTCTTATCGCTGATACCGCAACGCAAATCCTTGCGAATCACATTACGGCAGAAGTTATTCCATTCGTCAGTATCGAAACGCTTGCTCATCATATCTACGGCATCACGGGCACTATTGCCTGTGATATCACGGTTGCGCAATTTCAATAGCAAGTCTGTGAATTCTTCCCAAGGATTTTCCTGATTGATCAGACCTTCAGTCTCTGGCACCTGGCGCAAGTGGAAATTGTCATAAGGATTATAAGCACTTTGCACATAACGCAAGAATCGAATGCTACTCTCGTTACCAAGCACAGCCATCTCATATGCCTGCTTGAGTACGTCTTCCTTGTGTAGACGGCTATCGCTCTCGTTTAGTTTGTGAATCCAGTATGCGCTCATGTATTTCTCACTTAAAGGGCCATGCACTATTTGGGTCTAGTTTGGGCCGGGGTTCTAATTTGATATCTTCTTCAATGACTTCATTATACTCGTCCCCGTCAACAATATCAACCTTGAACGGACCCGCAATCTCAATATAGTCTTCCTCTACCACCCAATCACTAAAATCATAAAGCCAGGCTGCTCCCGATCTTTCAAATTCATCATCCGGATCTCCGTTACACCATAACTTTCCAATTTCTTCTTTTTCTTCTTCGGTAAAGTCATCATCAAATTCAAAATCAAGGCTAATCAAGTCGTCTAACTCTGATCCCCAACCTATACCTGGATCACAGATAATCCAGTTATCTTCAAGATAAACAGGTTCGTCAAGTTCGCGGAATCCCTGTCCCCAACGATATAGTTCACGTACTACGAAACCTCGGGTGTTACCCTCACTATCAGTTTTGTAAACATCATACACGGCATAGATAGATTTCTTATCTGTGGGCATGATGCGATATAATTTAGCCATATTAATCTTTCTTATTAATTGCGTTGGTCACACTACCAAACGTCACCATAGTTAACCAAGCCATAGCCAACCATGTCCAAAAAGTATAATCGATACCTAGATTGAACAATGTGTTTAGTGACCAAATCGTTACCAGTGGGGCAAATATTAAAAGTGCTATAATTAGCAAAATTAAAACAGTGAAAGTTATAGGTGTGAGATTTAATTTACGCATGATACTATTATACACTTACCAACTAGAATTGTAAAATACTTTACGACCCAAAAACAGTTCTGCTTTTGCGTTAACGCAAAATTCTAGGTCATGATCACGATAGTGTTCATCGCTAGGATTACCGAAAAAGAATCCAGTTGTACCTAGTTTGGACACTTGACCTGACTTGATATCTTGCTCAAGTTTATGAACATCGTCCCATGTCAGTTCTACTTCAACACCGTTGAATGTGTCGCACACTCCACCCTTCTCAGCAAAGAGTTTTTCCATCCAGCCTTGCAAGTTGGGATGCTTGCGCCAGTAACTGATCTCTTGATGGTTGTTCCAATCCTCGCCTGCCTTGCTAGCGACATATGCGTATGCATCAAGTCCCATTTTTAATCCTCTCTAAGATAGGTTGCACTAAATCTACCGAATCCACATTATCATAATATGCGGCTAACATCATGTTGTAAACTACTACCGCATCTTTACCATATGTGCCTATGATTTCTTTTACTTCACTAGTATTCTTGGCTTTCCACAACAAATCAGCGATATGATGTTGTACCTTGTTTGCTAATTGCAATTCCATGATATTCCTTTATACAAAAGATTTTACAGTATCTACGAACTTTTGTAAAGACTCAGCGATACGATACATCCCAATTTCACCGATGATGATACCCACAATCACGCCTATAAAAAATCTCATATGACCTGCACCCTATTCAATTGTGTTTGGTTATTGTCCTGACGTTTCACTGTACCCTTGATAGATAACTTACTACCATAGTTTAGATCCTGCTTGTAACTGAAAAAGATCGATTGATCCTTATCGGTGATAGCAGTCACAAAGTACACGCCCCACTTCTGACTATAGATGCACTTCAAGACCTCGATGTTGGCTGTGACACGATCCAACACTTTACCTAGATATCCGCCTTGTGCAAACTTAGCACGATTCTCACCTAAGTCACGTTGCACGCCTTTAAGATATGACGCAGGGAGACTGCTGGCTACTGCTATTTCATAGTTACCAACTATCTCTTCTTTCTCGACCAACTTCATAGCATTGCGGTCGAACTCACTCATATAACCACCGCCAAGAATCTTGAACGTCTTACCTTGATACCAGGCTTTGAGGCTAGCAGCCATGTCGTTGTCTTCTTTAGTGATAGTGCTAGGATCGGCAATGAATTCCATGACCAACTGACGATTAGACTTGCGAGGATCCCCTTTGGTATCCTGTGTATTACCAATCTCGTATGCCACCTTGACATACATACCATTGACACGTTGCGCGGCACATGCCGCCGACAACACAAGCATAGTAGGATACATTGCCTCAACCTTTTTAACTTTAGGCATTTTCTTCTTCTGCTTCTTTAGCAAAAGCCTCAGTCAACAAAATGTAGTCATCACCATGATCGGACACATACCAATTACCATCAGTACGCAGTATGTAATCATATTCCTCGGCTTGACCATTAGCCTTGAAATCTGCAAAGTCCTTGAAGTAACGTGCATAGACATTGTGTTCGCTACGGTCACGACCATAGAAGGTAGTCATGTTGCCGTACAATTCCTCAAACTTACCATCCTTGCTCATTGGGCTGTCAGAGGGTAAGTCCAACACGCTAAAGGGATGCTTGGTTCCGATTGTAGGACGCAAACTTGAGACATCACCTAAGTCAATCAGGTCACGCAAGATGAAGGGATTTGAATAATTCTCAAACAGGATCTTACCGTTGTGAGACAAGTAACCGTCCCAGTGACAATACACTTGACCAATAGTACCATCTGCAAATTCAAGAGAGATTGTAGAACGTGTAGCCATTTCGTGAGTCCTTTAATTAACTGTTTAAGATTCTATTATATACCCAAACCGATTTATTGTCAACCTTTTAGCCTACTTCAGCACCACAGAAAACTACTTCATATACTGCTTCCCGTACAGCGGTATCCATTGCTTCACCAAACTTGGGGTAGTCAGAATCGGCCAATGCCCGCAAAGCACTCTCGGTTTGGTCCCAAGTCAGTTTCAAAGTTTTAGCAGTAATCGCAATACCGTGAACTGCCAAGTTACCTTCGGTACTGAACATTTCGTAAGAGATATCGTATGTCAATGTAGCCATTTGTGAGTCCTTTTCTTTACTGTCTAAGATTCTATTATATGCCCAAACTGACCCAAAGTCAAGCCTTTTATGCCATTATTTTTAGGATATTTTGTTGTTTAAAAACAACAACTTACGCTTCCTTAGGGTTCACGGTAAATTCCAGTCTGGCCAGTCTACCTACGTAGAGTTTCCGTTTCTCATCTAGGGTCATTTCCAGTACCTGATTGGTCGGAAAACGCACCCAAATCTTGTTGGTTTCCATGTCAACTATGGGGCAATTCACTCCCTTGCCCCCTTCGCTACGGACAGTAATGTTCTCACCCTTACGCATGTTCCTTTTCCTTTTTTCCGGCAATAGTCAACAATGCGGCAATGCTAGCCTCGAGGTCACCGGTCATTGTGTAAAGATCCTCGCTACTAAGGTTTTCGTTTTCTAGTGCGATCATGTAACCAAGAGTACTAAGAACATCGCTAACCTGAGTCAGAGTAAGATTTTTATTAGCCATTTTGTGTCTCCTTTATTTAAGTTCAATACTAGCAACTTTCAATCTAGCAAAAATGTCATCACCAAACTTCCATCCTTCGGGCATACTTGTCTGCATGTCCAATTCATTATCAAGTTTAACAGCCTCTTCGTTAGTAATCAAGACAATAGCCAAATTGTTTTTAATCATTTGGGCAATCTCAGTAACAGGACATTTTTCCATAGTCATCGTTACCGCTTGATTATAAATCATGATACAAGGAACGATATGCTCACGATAAGTATTTTCCTTAGTACGGTTTACACTCTCGCCGATAGTGATAAGATGGTCAATGCTATCACTCTCAAGTAATGACCTCGCATTCTCTAGACCAAATCCATCTTCGTTGTCAATCAAAAATCTAAAACGTTTGGCAATCTTTTCAAAGATGTTACGCTCACTAACCTCACGTGGTATAGGCTTGATTGCCTGTCCACGAACCTTTCTTACGATTGTTTCAATAGATTCGATGATACTAACAAGTATCCAAAAATTTTCAAGGATATCACCGTCAAAATTGATAGTGATACATTTCTCATTATCCTTTCGTGCCTTTTCAGAAAATCCCTGCTCCAGCATACGCTTTCGCATTTCGGCAATATCTTCTGATCGTGCTAACCAACCAAAGGTATAATGCTTCTTCTTGATTTCACATTTGACACCGTTGTTGGTATAGAGTACGCAATTATTTTGCTCCTCGTATACACGTTCAGTGTAGCCACGCTCCTCACATGAGGACTTGAATATATTGAAACTAATAGCAGCCATTATATTAGTTCATGAGGTAAGTGCTGATGATCCACTTAGCACGATTGATCGCCTGACGGCCGTCTTCGGCTCGCATACTATCAACTTCACCGTATTCGGTGTTGATCATTTCCTGCGCATCGCTGAGGATGCTCATTGCCATCATAGCAGGGCCACTGAAACGAAACGTGAGACTGTCCTCGACCGCTTCACGCATCTGGGTCTCAGTGCAACCAAACATGCGAACTTGGCGTTTTTCTTGCTCGGTCAAACCACTGTAAATTGCTGTTGTCATCTCTATCTCCGTTCGTTCAGTATGTATATATTATGAACCCAATTAGCCCAAATGTCAAGCCTTTTTTGTTGTTTTTTTGCTACAAAAAACCTATATAAATCAACGACTTACAAGAGCGGGATTTTACTGTACGGTTTTCACACCCTTGTAAAACTTGATAGCACCTTTTAACGACTTGTTATTCAACACGTTGTCCGGATACACAATGATATCCATGATGCCGTCACCATCAAAGTCTGCCATTTCGGACATATGCTTATCAACATCATGCAATACAAACTTAGACAGATCGCCGATATCTAACTTTTTGAAAGTAGAGTCTTTCTGGTTGATATAGATACGACTGATCTCATTAGTCTTTCCTGGACCCACACTCATGACAAGATCATCATAACCATCTTTGTTGACATCGATGCATTGCAGTCTGCCACCAGTGAGATTAGTTTCCCCGGGTATGTTTAGAGCAGTTCTAATAAGTTCCTTACCTTTGATCGTGTATGCAGTTAGTTCGACATCAAAATTAAGATTTTCAAACTTTAATTCCGTACCGGAAGCATATAACGTTTTTAATGTGGGCATGTATGTGACACCTACAGAGAAGGGCTCACTATTACCCATTCTAACCGTGCAAAGATTTTCAACTCCGCCCATAGTACCGGCAAGTACATGCTTACCTTTATACTCATAGACATCAACTGGTTTTCTATCTCCGGCGTAATTGATTATAGATTGACCAGACGCTATTAATTTCATCTCAGGGTTCACATGATTAGTAGGGAACCATGAACCATTCTCCATATAGTAACCTTCTACACCATAATGTCCTCGAAAGAATGTTTGCTGTACCATCCTGTTCGATGATTTGTTATCAGTAGAATAGAAATTAAAAGTCACAGGACTGATGCCGGGAAGTATACCATCGTGTACAGTATGTAAACTCACTCCATTCCACATATATTTGTGATTCTGTCTATAGACTCCTAGATCGCTGGGGAAGCCGGCAGCGGTGACGAATTGTTTTCCATAATAGTCAACACCGTGACCTATGCTACCATAGTACTTACCTTCACCAGTCCTGTGCATCTTATACTTTTTGTTAGGTTGACTTACGTAAGCCACTACATAACCTGTGACTAACGAACCAGCATCGTTGCTCCTACCATCAGACTGATTAGTAGAGTAAAAGATATCTTTTAATCCGTCACCGTTGATATCAAGTATAGAATAAATGAATCCAGAACACGATTGGCTATCTCTGGTTCCCTCGATATACTTTTCGCTAGCGTCAACAAACTTGCCTTCACTATTCAATTCATAGATAACTGTCAAACTTTTGCAGGGCTCTGCTACATAACTACGCCATAATAGATCAGAACCTTTGCCCTTGTGAAAGGTCATGAGAAATTCAAGTTTACCGTCATTGTTGAGATCGACTGCTATGCTACCTGCCACCTTAGCGGGATAATTTTTACCCGAAAGATCAAGCGGCGCGCTAGCGTGTGCAGGATCAAAAAACCAGTACGTCAATGTAGGATCGGGGAAAGCACCTGCTACTTCTTGAAAGTAGTCTTTGGATACTACTGCGGCCTGAGTGACCGGGGCATTATTAGTAGTCGGGGCAGGATTACTTCCACCGCCACCGCATGCAGTAAGAATGATACTGCTAACAACATAAGCAACCTTGCGCATAATCGATATCCATAGTTACAACAGATATGACTATGTTAACAGATTACATGTAAAAGGTCAAGACCCTCTGCCCGTTTTTCGGGTAACTGCAGGGCCGCCAAAACCCTTACTTACCTTACCCTTTTTTCCGTTATTAGGATTGAACTGTCCTTTATTATTCGCTTGTATCGCTTTCTTACGTGCTAGTAATTCTGCGATTGGGTTTTTTGTTTTATTATCTTCGCTCATGTGAATATAGGTCCTTCTGTTTCAGGTCTCAACGACCTGTTATTTTTAAAACTAAAGTTCTTGCAAAATACGCTGGTGCACCAAGCATTATAATTATTCCAACCTGGACCCCAGAAATCTATTCGCTTATACCCTTTATCTATCAAGTACTGTTGCAAAGTGTTATACTGCCAGCGATCACTGTTGTCCAATATGATCAACGTATCGTCTCTTGCTCGTTCGACGGCTAACACACCGCTTAATGCTCTAGCCATACCGTCTAACACGATCACATCAAAATATCCTTGTGGATAATTATATAAAGTGCTGGCGTAGCCAGCGAATTCGTTGTTAATCAATCCATGCCTGACATCGTGATCCCTGTCATCACTACGTATCTGCGGAAAGTTTGTAATGAAGTTGTTTACGACTTCCAATGCATCATCGTGTACTTTTGCATTTTGATCTACTACATGTATCACTGCATTAGGTGCCTTTTCTTTGACATGATCTACCCAGGTGATATCATGCTCGACACTAACTGTTTCTCTCACGTAATTGTTAAAGAATAGTGTGCTGTATCCACAACCATATTCGAATACTTTACTTTCTTTTGACAATACATCTTTTAAGAATGCGATTGCTGGAAATGTCATCCACGGGGTCACACCTTCTTCATCGCAAGGATGATCATGGAACCATCCATGCTCTTGCAAATATAGGTATGCGTGTGTGCTTAAATGTGAACTAAGATCGTTGGTGAGACTTAAACGTTTTACACCTTCGTGTTCTACTAATACTATAGGTTTTTTCATGTCTTTGCTGATTCAAGATATTCTAAGAAACTGCCATATAATGTGATCATCATGGCAATTTTACTATCATATATGCGTATATATGCTGTTTTAGCCTGCTGATTTTTTAATCCTATATACCAAGGACATTTTATTTTTTTGCCTAGTTTCAGCGTGAACCTCTTTAGGTCTTCTTTTTTCAGACCTTTATGCTTGTCACCCACAAACAAAGGAAAATCATAATGCTCTATCTCAGCGAGTGAGAAGGCATCCATACCGTCTTCAGTAAGGCGCAGGCCAGAACCACTGCGTCCTGTAGCCCACCATTTAAATAACAAATCGTTGATTGAGTTTTTAGGTTGAGATAAGTCTATCTCTAGTATTTCTATCAGTGCTTGTGTGATAAGTTCTTTATTCTTCATCTGGGTAAACTTGTCTACCCTGGTTCATGAACACCACTGTAAACTTATCAGTTTTGAATTGATTGTTTAACTTACGACACAAGTTTCTAGCATGTCCTGGATTACTGAAACTAGTCTTTTTATACTTAGGAGCCGCTTCGTTCGCTAGGTAATGCTGACTCTTGAGATTGATCGGTTGTCCCTCATAAAACACAGCCCAAATACCAGAAGCCTCTACTATCTGGTCGCACTTGTACGTTGTTTTGTCAACATGCTCAAGTATTATTTTTGGTTGTGTTCTGCTCATTTAAATTTTCCACCTGTAATCTCTACTTTGATAACTTCCTCAGTTTTTTTATCCTCATTATTAAGTTCATGTAGATCAGCAAGTAACTTCGCTATCTCATCCCTCAATACTCTAGCCTCTGACATGGGTAAAACAAGATCCTTAGACCTTTTGCTGTCCAAATGAGAGACTTTATCCATGAATCTCTTTATCTGAATCATCTTAATTATTTATGTGTTTTGGCCTCATCTTCTGATTTAAACGGACCCTCATAGGGGTATCGCTGTATGAAGATGTATTTGGGGCAAAAAACTGTCTGATTATGTCCATTTTGATCTATATTAAACCATCCTGCTACATGATAACACTTGCTTTTTGTCGTTTTTGTAAAGATATGTAACTTACGCTTGACATCAAACATATTGTTATATGTCTTGTTAGTAGTAGGATATTCAGGATAAGGCATCTCTACCTTAGTCCTATTACTCTTCATAGGTTGAAAACTAATCTTAGTCTTCTTTTGTATATCCTTAGTATTGTTAAATTGTAGTGTGCTACCATTGATCATGACTTCATAGCCCGCGCTATTGGCCTGCACATTACCTACTTTTTTCTCACCGTCAGTCACGACCCAATATTGGTCTTTGATGATTGGTTTCGCTATTAGTTCTGTCATATTTCCTCTTTACGTTATCTCTATGAAATTAAAAATCTGTACTATCCTAGCATCTTCATCTTGCTCTCCGAACACCGGGCCTATGCCATGGAATTTGTTAGCAGGATATAGCAAGAATCTATTATAAACAATGTTTGATACAGTGTGTATAGTCCATTTATCTAATTGGTTAAATTCATTATTTTGAATAATATGCTTAAGATGCTCTTTGCTCAATGCTCTATCTGAGTTGGTTGACTTTTGGTTATAAAAGATAGTACCGGGGGTGTCTTCTCTGTTTTTAGAAAGATACAACACACCCGCATAATAATTGGCATCAACGGAATCCGCATGTAACAAGTTTGATGATACCGTACCTTTTTTACTAATCCTAAAAGAACCGTTATCCATCTGTCTCAACTGGCGCATATTCTTATTTAGAATCTTAGAAATTTTCACATCGATCCAAGTAGGGGAATACGTATCCTTGCTCATTTTTCCTGGCCAAGGTGCATCACCAAACTTATAGCCTGATGATTTTTTATCTTCGTAATATTCGGAAGACAAAGCCATATCTCTGATACTATCAGGATCATCATAGAAATCATCGATTATGATTAATCCTAAATTCATTCTGATATGCTCTCCCAAAACAATTCGTTATCCTTGACATTTGCTATGGGTTTGAGCCAACCTCTATCAATACAATCTAGTAAAATTGATTTATATTCCCTAGGACATTTATCACTAATTTCAAACCCTGCTCTAGGTGCCATAACTAATCCATCGATAATATGAAACTTTGGATCACCCGATTTAAGAGTTCGAATAGATGTTTGAGTAACCTTAAACATTTGCCAACTCACCTGTATAAGGATTGTTCAACCACTTTGCATAACTATCAGCCTGGTCGCTGATCTTTTGCAATTCATACTTGCCACAAAACTTCATGAAGTGAACACCAACTTGCGGTGTCGTCTTGAGGCGCACACCTGTAGTGATGCTAGCATCAACTATCTGCTTAATTTCATCAGGCTGCGCAGTCAGATCAATCAATAATCTATTACGTTCATAATCTTCACGTACACGATGTTCGACACCATCGGGGTCTACCCAACGCTGTAGCATCATGTTGTTCCAATTAAAGCCCTGCTTAGTGCGGTCAGCATATGCTTCGATGAGACCGACTTTGTTCTTGCTACCCTTAGTACGCACTCCAGGATAAGCACTGAACACATTATCACCCGCGTCACCGCGCATGATCTTCTCAAACAATACAAATTGTGGATCACCAAGCAACTTGGGTTCTTTAGTCTTTTTATCTTTGACTGGCTTACCCTTGTCATCAAAATAACCTTCAAGAGTAATTAGTTGGTTTGCGACACCGTTGTACTGCTTGACGTTGGGTGCGATCAATTGAATATAGTCTGTGTCGCTACTGATGATCACATGTTCATCGTTGGGATGTAGATGTACGAATCGTGCGATGAGGTCGTCTGCCTCAGCACGTTCATGTCGCAACACACTTACGTTAGTCTTCTCACGCAAAAACGTAGTGAACATATCATACGTTTCCCAGAACATCTTATTTTCTTCTGCTTCTGCCTCAGTGAGGCTTTGCTCTGCAACTTTACGATGTGCCTTATAAGGTGCATACACATCCTTGCGCCAACTACGACCCTCAAGACAGAATACGACATGATCGATTCCATATTTGCGAACAGCCTGATTGACACTTGATAATGTCAAGTGCAGAGCCATGCCGATCTTTTCCCAAGTATCGCTATTGCGACTGGCAACATGTCGGGCACGGAAAAATGTATTAGCAGTATCAATCAGAGCATATTTCACAATCACACCTATTTAGTAGAATAATATACGTATATTATACTAGGTGTTTGCGAACATGTCAACTAACTTAGGTACAGCCTTTACCCAAAGTTAAACAACATGATACCTGTGGGTTCGACTTTGTTTTTGGACAGTACCATTATGCTTTCATCTGTATTCAGATTTGATTTGGCACTAGGTCGTACCTTATTCTTAAGGTCAGTGGTCTGTATATGATGATAGCCCAAACTTTTTGCCAAGGATAAAGTATCCTCGTACAATTTATAATTTGAAAAATTCTTTATGTTAACTAGCAATTTACCTTCAGCAATTAGATATTTGTTGATGTTCACCAATGTGGGCTTAAGATAATTGTCTAGCCATTGTTGATAAGTAGTTCCGGGTTTATACGATTGATTACCTACCCTATAATCTTCAAGATTAAAATATGGAGGACTACTAAAAGCCAATCCAATCGTGTTCTCCCATTCAGGCACATACACCTCACTACCCTGGCATCGTATGTCGTATTTGCTATCTGTTAGGTTGGCTGTATCATAATCCTTTGCCATTTCAAATAATCTGTCAACCAACAAGTTATTAGGATCTGTCCCATAATACTCTACTTTATTTTTGATTGCGCTTAGTAATCTTACACCCCAACCACAACTAAAATCATAATACTTGTTATTCACATTGTAATATTTCAATATGTGGTCGGCAGTCTGCATTGGAAAGTTGCTCGGTTTCATAGCAACTCCCCCACCAGAAATTCTTAACGCCGTCTCTAAATTTTGTATATCAGTATTTGTTTTTGGATACACTTTTTCACTGGCTAATGTGCGGCTATAAAAATATTTTATCAGATCATTTGACTCAAATACCTCTTCTATGCTCCAGCGAGGGGTTTCAAGTTTTACTTTTGCCATCAAATCTTTATAGTAATAGTTGGCTATATCACCTATCGCAGTACCACCGCGCTTTACGCTTTTCAAATTTTCTTTTACAAGGTTGTAGTCGGGTTTAGTATAATACTGTTGTTTTAATTCAATACACTTTTCAACAGGCAGGTCATAATAATGGTCGGTGTACAAAACCTTACCAAGATGTTCAATGGTATATTTTTTCTTAGTGGTTTTAGCCACGATACTTTTATGTTATCAACTGATTTCGGTTCGTCCGTTACCCAAATCTCGTTGTCTGATTACTCTGAGATTATCTGCGTTCCTGCGCTTTTCTGGGTCTGCTATCTCTTGCTCATACATCTCAAGTGCGATGTTACGGCAAACTGCTTGAAACCAGCGATCTACGATCTCGTTGTCGGTATCAGTCTCGCTTTTCTTATATCCTGACTTAATTAGATTAAGAAGGAACTTATCGTTCCAATCTAATTCAAAAGCGCCGTTGTTGATGTTGTTGGGGTCAATGTCTACTCTATTGATAGCGATATAAGGATCACCATCTTTAGTGGCCTGCTCTTTGGGACTGAGTTTCTTTTCAGTTTTTTCTTTCTTAGGTTTGGAGGAATCCTCGCTCGGTGGATTCGGCCTCGGCTCTGGTTTTTTCGCTCCTAACCCAAAAATACTTTTAATCTTATTGAACATTCTTAGCCCTGGTAATAGCGCCACGCACCGCAGTTTGTAACGCATTGTTTAAATCTACATTGTACTTATTGTTGGCAACTACGTAACCAGAAATTTCTTTAATGTCATTGAGATTAATTTTCAAGTCGAATCCATCTCCCGTTTTATGCAGATTACGAATGACCGTTTCTTTGTCAACAAGAAAACACCCATCGTTTCGTAATACTATTGTAATGTCGCAAATTAATTCAGGTTCTAACATGTCCTTATTATTCGTGCCATTACTATTTGTAAATTTGACAATGAATGTTTTTCTGCTTTTACCATTCTTTTTATACATGCTTTGACTTAACTGGCTTTTTAACTCAATAGTAGTATTATGTTTTGGCCAATCAAAGTCTTTGTGATCCTCTCTCACACAAATTAATGAGGAATCTTGCATAGCAATTAATTCTTCGCAGACGAATCCCTTTAAAAATCTGAGTTGTCTGTCATTCAACTCTTCTAGGCTATTACCAAAATTAATGATAAATTGCCAGTCGTATTTTTTAAGATCATTGATTATTTGTTGCATATTCATATAGTTTAAAACTTGCAAGATTTTTAGCCTTGCTTTCGCACATTATATCAGCCCATGAACGATGTGTCAATGCCCAATTATTTACTGCTTCATTCCAGTAGTAATCACTATGAGCGCGTAGTTTCTGTTTGTTATGGCCGCTTTCTAGTAGTGTAGTCAAGCACGGACGGCTGACGGTGCAGGCACTTGGTAGATGCTCTTCTCTACTGACACTATAGTGTATGACAGGGCGCACGCCACGCCAACTATCAATAACCATGCCAATACGGGGATCAGTTTTTTCAATGTATTCTCCTGTTTTAATCCAATTGTGATGAATGTCGAGTACGATAGGAACAAGGTCAGCCAACTCTAGGCACGAATCGAGACCCCACGACATTTCTTCGTTTTCGATTGTGAGTCCATTTCTTGCTTCGGGGCTGAGTCTGTTGTAGGCCCGCCGGATGCCTTCGGGACCTTGGCGACCACTGATGTGGACGTTGATTTTAATGTCCTGAAATGATTTACCATACCCCATGAAACGGGCCATATCTGCATGATATTCGAACTCCTCGATACTCTTATTTACTACCTCAGGACGATCACTTGCAAGAACAACAAACTGATCAGGGTGAAAACTTAGTCGTACATCATTGGCACGTGCAGTCTCACCTATAGGAGCCATCCAACGTTCTAGTGTATCCTGTACATCTCTACGTAACCAAAAGTCTTTGTACTCATCCATTGTATAGAAACTAAACATATCGCTTGTGATACGCAACATACGTAGTTCATGCGGTAGTTCTGCTACCTTTTTGACAAGCGCATGGGTATTGAGGATGTTGCGTTTGGCTACATCAATGATCTTGTCTTCAACTACTTGCCGCGATTTTTGACGTTTTGCCCACGCAAAAGTCGTGCCACCTGTGTTGAGGCCCTCGGTGCTAGCGATCTCGCCTTTTTTATTGATCTCTGCCCATTTGCAGGCAAAGCCAATGCGTTTGATATTAATATTGAAGGTAGTCATGATATAAATATAACACAATAGATTATGAATGTCAACACCAACTTATGAAGTATGAGCCAAATCAAAAATACACTTATGTGACTAATGGGCAACGCAAGATTTCTATAGACTTCATGGGATTCTTGAATGGGGGCGGTACGTGGGGAAGTGTAAGGTTCATAAATACTCTCCAAAAATATTATCCTAACAAGTCTTTCCAAAAATGTTTAGAATGGTGCAGCGGCCCGGGCTTCATAGGCTTTGAACTATTATCTAATAATATTTGCTCAGAGTTAAGTTTTATGGACATATATCAGCCTGCTTTGGACAACATAGCAGAGACTATAAAAAATAATGGACTCACTGACAAGATAACATTGCATAACGTAGGAAAACTGTCAGAATTATCAGGAGAAAAATATGACCTGATATTGGGTAATCCTCCATGGCACAAAAAAGCCCCTGCTAGATTCGCTATCAAAGACGGTGAATATAATGGGGATTTCATGCGTAGAAATGTAGACGAAGGACTAGTGATACACAAAGAGTTTTTCAATCACGTGGGCGACCATTTAAATGAAAAGGGAGTGGTCATCATTAGCGCATTAGACAATCGATATGACGATCCTAGACATATAGGGGTCAGCATACATGACTTCTATTCTATGGCCAAGAATACTCCGCTAAAATTGATCGATATTTATTATCCTGATAGAGACTTGTCTAAGGGCTATTCTACCACATATTACGCTGTATTTGAAAAAAGGTAATTTCGATAAATACTACATATTTAGGACTATAAACATGAATTTCAGAAAACTTATCAAACTAGTGACCGAAGGGGTCAGCCCTTTCAGTAAAAATCTCAAAGTCATGAGCCTTGACCAATTCGTGGATAGTGAAGGCAAGGACGAAAAAGATGTTGAAGAAGCCAAATTATCGGGAGTCGCTAGTCGCAAATTTGATAAAGATGAACTTACAGCATATCTAGACAGAATTATCGGCAAAAATAAAGAGAAACAGGACAAATATCAGCGCCCATATATACACAGCGGCAATATACCTATCGTCAATGACGAAGGTAAGAAATATGACCTAGATGCCCTTCGCAAGACTTTCTCCGAGCGTCCCGCAAAGATTCTCAAGCAAAACGAAAAGATGCAACACAGCGACGGCACATCAAGCATTTTCTTCAATGTTGGTCTCCCTGCACTAAAGGGACTTGCCGTTGATGAAGACACCGGTGAATTTATAGTGATTGATACTTGTCCTGGCGCAGGCGCATGTAAGACATTCTGCTATGCTATGAAGGGTGGTTATGTTCAATGGAAGGCTAGCAGTTTGGGTTCAACTAAGATGCTTAACTTCTTGTACAATGATCCAGACGGTTTCATGGCTAAGTTAAGTGAAGAGATCGACCAAGCAGAGAAAAAGTACGGCAAGAAGGGTACCAAAGTTGTTATTCGTTGGCATGATGCCGGCGACTTCTTTAGCCCACAATACCTAGAAATGGCATACGATGTTGCTAAGAAACATCCTGATGTTGACTTCTATGCATATACTAAGATGGCTAGTGTAGCACAGGCGGCACGTCCTGATAACTTTAAGATGAACTTCAGCCAAGGTGCGGCTACTGGTCAAGAAAAGAAAATCGATTTCGTTAAGACTAAGAACAGTCGTGTAGTTCCTAAAGAACTATTTGCCGACGCATTAGAGAAGGATGAATCAGGTAAATGGCAATATAAGAACCCAGAAGCAGAAAAGGCTGTCAAGGATCGTATCGCTATCAAGTATAGTCTCAAGCCAGAGTCGGTCATCACTTACGATGAGATGATGAAGAAGCCGGCTGATAAAGATCCAGAAGCCAAAGGTAAATGGAATGTTATCGTCAAGCCGGGTGATGGTGACGATGCTGCCAATCGTAATGACGTATTGAGCAGTTTACTTCTTATTCACTAACCTTCAATAAGTCTTTCAATTCAAATAAGTGCTTCATGTAACGGCTAGGATTATCTAGCACACTTACTGCGGCATCACCTTTCCTTCGAGGTCCGTACTTAACATCAAACTTGACGTTATTGACTTCCTTGTACATCTCTACCATAGCGTTCACTGTAGTACCTACTCCGTGCCCTAAATTCTCAAGGCTATTTGCAGGTTCTTCGATAGCAGTCTTCAATGCTTCGCAAATCTCTAACACATGAACATAATCACGAACACATGTGCCGTCTGGGGTATCATAGTCGTTACCGAATATAGTAAACTCACCCTTAGTTTCTGCCCACATTAGGTTCAGCATCAACCCATCAGGGTTAGTGGGCATCAATCCATAACTAGCACCGATCACATTATAGAATCTAAACATGCTAAAATCTTTAGGATGATGATTAGTGCAGTATTCCCGCACACAATCTTCCGCCGCCCGCTTACTGATACCGTATGCACTCTCACATAATGCGGCTGCACCGGTACTAGCAAAGATGAAATTATTAGTAGGTACTTTATTCAGTACGTTCATAGTACCGTTCATGTTAGTGATATAATACATGATGGGTATGCGTTCACTCTCACTAACGTTGACCATAGCAGCCAGATGTATCACAGCATGATATGGTTCTGTTTGATCGGGAATAGTAAACAATCTGTTGATGTCAACATTATAAAATTTGCTTATCGGGACGACAGGATCTCTGATATCAAGACCATGTATCTCGTATTGTCCTTCTAACATCTTGCATAGATGACTACCGATATAGCCTGAGCAGCCTGTTATTAATATTTTTTTCATATTCCCTCAAATAAGTTCGTTGATTCTAATTTTTCTACTGGTTGAAAAGTAGGATCTTTAGTCAAGTATGTATTGTCATCTGTGTAGATAACACTGAATTTATGCTTGTTGGTTAAGATACTACGCACATCATCGATGCAAATTATTTTTCTACCTAAACTTTGTATGAACTCACTATGTTGCACTGTATTAAAATTACAAATCTGTGCAGTGTTGTTATTGCTTTGTTTGCCTTTGAAATCATTGAAGCATTCATTCCACTTATGAAACACATCTTTTTCTCTATTACGATATGCTTCTAATATATCATTAGAATACCAAGTCTTAGCATCAGGAACATTATTATATAAATCTAACACAGTCTTAGCCATATTCTTTTTGTTGACTGTAAAAAAATGACGGCTATCAAAGTTTTGAGTCCAGCGTTGATTCTCTAATACTACTGTAGGCATCTGTATCATCTGTTCATAAAAAGCCATGCCATAACTCTCTACAGTGCTAGGGTTGAATGCTACCCTTGCGCCAGTGATGAAGTCTACCTTCTCTTGTCCTACAATGCTAGCACGAACATCATAGGTAGCACCGATCTTAGCCAGTCTATCTTCAAACTTCTTAACACCATTAGGACTAGTCATTACTTTAGCGGGTAATTTAGTTTGTTCTATCAAATCGATAAACAGTTCAGGATTCTTACCTTCTTCCCAACGACCAATAAACAATACACCTTCACGTGGTTTGTGATGTTCTTCTAACAATCCTTGCTCCGTGACGGGGATAGGTAAATGCCAAGCATTGTCAAATTGATGCTTATTGAACATGCTCTGTGTACCTACATAGATACCATCAGTCTGTAACTGTTGACGCATCACCACATTTGTATTGTACAAGAATGGATTCTTTGTGTCTTTGAACATTTGACTTTCAAGGTGTGTATACGCAATAATTTGTATAACATCCTCGAGGCCCATAGTACTAGCGACTTGTACAGTCTCGTATGTATTACAGATAAATGCATCATATAGATTGTGTTCCAATGCTTCTACAATAGCAGTACGGAAGTTGGCCATGCGCTCATAGCAAAACGTATCACCATACATGAATATATTACTATGAAGAGTGTATGGCAGTGGTTCTAGTGGGGCAATGATGTTCGCTTTCAATGACTCGACAAACTCATTATCTTTAGGTTCTTTATCTGTAATGATATCGACTTTGATATTATGCTCGTCCATCAATTCACAAAAACTCTTTGTAAATTGACCTATACCACCATGAGGTATCAATGTTTGATAACTCACTAAGAAGCCGATTCGTTTATCGTAGGTTCTCATTCTTCCACTTTAGTAATTTCTAACTCACAATCGATGATCATCTCGCATTCATCTTGTACCCAACCGTGATCGCATTCGAGGTCAAGCCAACTATTGCCCTCTTCAAAAAATTCTTCTAGCCACTCTTGTGTTTCTTCATCACATTCATCCATGTCATGCTCTTCCCAACAGCCGTCAGTAGTTTCTACTAGTTCAGATTCATAACCACAATCATAGATATTCACACCGGCTTCGATATCAGGAGGATTATCATCCTCAGTCTCTACGGTGAACTCACCCCAACGCCATCCAGTCTCAATCATAATACGATTGTCACCTTTATAAAGGTAATTACGTTCAATGATTGACTTCTTCCATGCGGGTTTTACACTCCAAGTTGCCATTATACGTTTCCTTTCAATTTAGCAATAAGATATTCATCTTTATGATACCAGCGATATTCAAACACAGGTTCGCCTGGACCTGTCCACATGGCTACTTTTCTATATGCGAACTGTAGCCATAACCTTTTATCTGATAGCCAGCAACGTTTAGGTAACCAAGCGAATCGCAAGGTAGTACCTATACTATGGTGATCAAAATGATCCCAATCATCTACTCTATCTCTACTGTTATAGAATGGCATTACCAACTCTCTACGTCAGTAATGTCTAACTTTACCATCTCTTTAGGATCAAACTCAATTGTTACTGACGGTCCAATACCGCTAGGTGATGATTGCTTCCAAACAATTTGATTAACTGCATCATACATATCGAACACTTCTCTAAGTTTTTCAAACTGATTGCGAGTGATCACAAATTGTTGTTCTTTTGATATAACACCTTCTGTCATGTTATGTTCCCCATTCGTTCTTAAACAATGGTACTTGCAGTCTATCGCTGTACCTCAAACCATTCTTCATAGCAAAGTTTGCTACTTGTCTATTATTAAGACTGTACACACTTTCTACACCGCCTACGGGCATGACATACACATTACCTGTAAAACCTTCACTGCGATAAAGTTCTGTGACTTCTAATACTTCGTCCATATCTTCTTGACTTGCGATAACAAACTTAAGATATACATGACCTGATTCTTGATATTGTAAAACAACATCAGGTCTGATCGCACGTTCACGCTTTTCACCACTAACACTGAGTTTTGCGCTTACGCTAAACGTGATACTATCATAACTGCGACTGCTGAACGGATCACCCTCAGCCCAATCATATAAAAAGTCTACAAGTTCAGGCTTTAGTTTCTGACTACCGTTAGTCTCAAACGTGATCTCTTTAAGATTTTTCATGAAGGGATGACTGAGAAGTTTAGGATACATCTTCTGCCATCCTAACAGTGGCTCACCGCCTGTGATGACTAAGTGTTCGTCTCGCCACTCTTTGAAGGGGAGGATATCTTTGATTGAATCAGCGATGCCATCAACTGAGACACGCGGACTAAGATGCTTGAACCTAGGATCCCAACTAGCATAACTGTCACATCCGGTACTAACCAGTGGTAAATCTCTATAAGATTTATATAACTTTGCATCGACAGCATGACGTTCATTAGTTTTTTCTCCTCTGGGCATACCGAAACCATCGCAAGTGAAGTTACAGCCGAACGTTCTTAGAAAGACTGAAGGCACGCCCATGTAGCGACCTTCGCCTTGAATACTGTAGAATAGTTCACTTATCTTGATTGAGTTCATTTAAATACCTTATTAATTCTTTATCTGTAGGTTTCACACTGTAGTTCTGTTTAAAGAATATCTCATAACTATCACTACCGTATTTACCAATACCATAGAGTATATTAGCATTTATTTTGTCCCAAGTCAAGTAATCACGGCTCATACCACGCAACCTTTTTTCCCTGATATTATACATACCAAGAGGCTTGATGATATCGATCACTTGTTCTGGTGTACTATTTAGGAGACTTCTTGGGTTTGGAAACTTTTTTAGGAACTTTGGAAGCACGTACTTTACTGGCTTTCTTCCCGTTTGGTTCAGCATGATCACTCCTACCATGTGTTCCCATTCGTTCTTTATCTGTTGCTGAACCATTAGATCGTCTCTTAGTGCTTTTACCTTCACTTTGCTTCTCCCTGTATCTCAACACGCCATCTACTATGCCATATTCAGTAGTCTCTGTGACCAATCGCCAACCGTCAAAAACTACTATTTTTTCAGTGGTTTCACGCTCTAAAAATTGCTTGAATTCTGATAGGCTATTATACTTTAATTTTTTAGGTATATACATCATTGAAACTTGAGTTTGTACCAATTCAGTTCAGCATCAGAATATAAGTATATCCTAGTTCTATGATTGTCAGTCAAAAAAGCCCAGGTATATTTTTGTTTAGGATTTAAAAATTTTAATTCTCTACCCGGGCCAAATACTTGCCAGCACCATTCACGTATCGTACAAAAATCATGACCATCTTTATGAGGGTGGACGAACTCTAAGCAGTACCCAAAGTTCGCACCACCGGCAAATCTACGATCTAATTTTTGTATGATTATCAAATTACCACCAGTCTTCCCAAGGGAACACACACCATTCGGGATTCTCGGCTTTGTTGATCGCCAGGCCAACAAAGTCTGTCTCAAATTCGCTTGCTTGATTTTCGATCAATACAGCAAACCTGACATTCTTATGCCAAACACTAGCCCATGCTGTTTGTTCTTTAGGTAAGCAACCGCCTTGCCAATCGCTAACAATATTTTTAAATGTATTGCCAGTGTCATTGATGTCGTCAACAATCAAGATATTCTTGCGCATAGAAACATCCCAGCGACTCTTATATGTCTCTTGCTCTTCAGATGGAACAGTGCCAAATGCGTCCTCTGCCATCCATAGATTAGACTCAGCAGGATCTAATGCATAGAAAGGAATGTTTAGGTAATGACTAAGCATCACGCCAGGAATCAATCCTCCCCTAGTCAAACCTACAATATAGTCAGGTCTGTAGTCGGCAGTATACATCTGACGCACGATTTCTAGAACCCCGCCCTTGACGAATTCATCTGTGTAATACATTTGTTTATCCATAATTACCAATGCCTCATTACGTTTGCTATGATGAATAGACATGTTATCACATGTAACACTACCCATGAAGTTTTTAGGAACAATGCGATACGGGCTTCACGCAAAGTAAGTACAGGGACTCTAGGGCGATCCTCGTCGGTCTCACCCATTAGATGCCCTGTTGCTCTAGCCCAAATTTTTACTAGACTGTTCATGCTTCGTAAATTGCGCTGTTTGCACCATGTTCGGCACATTCTACACGCACACAATAACAACGATTGTTAGATTTCTCGCGAATTAAGTTATCAGCATAATTAAAAGCATGTTCAGCAAATTTTTCTGCGCCCACACCATTAAAATATGTAAGTTTTGCCAACCCCAATTCTTCTAAATGTTGAAAATCTGCAACGTGCGGGTCTGCTGTATCTAAACAAACCTTATGATCAAAACTGTCTTCTAACCATTTCTTTAAATCTTTAAGACCCCCGAAATCTACAGCCCAGTTTTTATCATCTAATGTCTCACATCCAAAAGTAAACTTGAATGATAAACTATAGCCATGCAATAAATGACAATGACTATGCCCTGCATTGGGCTGTCTAAAGACTGCCGATAAACCTATGTTGTGTCCGTATGTTTTTGTTGAATAGTACTTTGCCATCTCTAGTCTCCTTTACTAATGAGCAAGTTTGATGGCGGCAGAATTTATAAATCGGGATGACGCCAAGACCGATGTGATTATACGCTTTTTACTTCGTATTGTTCGCTAATTTTAGTAGTCAATGTTTCCCATAATGGCTCTAGTGCATTACGCGGATCCAACTCTACTTCTTGATCAGTGATACAAGATACATCATAATTGACGATAACCTTATCACCTTTGTTATTCTCAAATGTTAACTTCATATCCATCTCCTAACTATCACTGTTCCATATCTGTACATATGTGTCTCACAGCCTATTCTGTCAGTAACACTGTGTACTAATTGTATCATCTTTGCGCTGTTTCCGCAAATGATTTCTAATGGGAATTCGCCCTGATTCATCAATATAAAGTTCTCTACCATAGGTTCGACCTCACTATGTCTGACACCGTGTAGGTCTAACTGATTCATGGCTTATCAGAGTACCTTTTTTGATTCTCTGCTTCCCATACACGCTCACGCAAGTTAGTGCTACTGAAACTATGATCGCGGCTATTAAACACTAATTCAATATTACGCTTCTCGCAGATAGCACGACCAGTAAATTCACTTTGCATATACTCTACACCTAATATACGAACATCAAGGGGTAGTGTTAGCAAAATATCTTCAAGGTCTTTTTCACTATTATAAACTACGATTTCGTCAACGAATCTATTTGCACTAAGTTGAATCTGTCTTTCTACCAGGCTTTGTATGGGAGCATTCTTTTGAGGTCTGTCCCAACTCGCATTGTTTTGTAAACCTGCGATTAGATAATCGCAATGATTCTTTGCTTCTGCAAGCATAGCAACATGACCTGCATGTAACAAATCGAATTGGCTGAACGTGATACCTATCTTCAACCCTTTATCTTTTAATTCTTTTATTTTATTGAATATCATCTTTTTAATTCACTCCAAAATTGTTTCTTATGTTGCTCTTCAAGCCAAACATCTTCATCAGTGAATGTAGGTTGTCTTTTGAGCATTTCCTCTAAAAGAAATTTGATCTCATAGAGTTCTTTTTTAGTCTGCCAAGATGTCCATCCGTCATTATAAGGGCTACAGATTTCTCCATGAGCCTTAATCAATTGCATTTTAATGCTATCTGGCTCTATTGGTTTCCTGTATCCCATTTGCGACCTTATTAGTATCAATGATGATGTCCATTGCTTGACGTAGTAACTGTTCGATAGTCACAAGTTTCTGTTCAGTTTCCCAAACTTTCTTGTGCTGTAGTTCTAATCTAGCCTCTAATTCACATACTTTAGAGAATAGTTGATCGTTAAAGTCTCCCATCACTTACAGCCCTTCATTGCGATATTCAAAAACTCAGCACGGGCAGCAGGATCGTTCTTGAATCCACCACCAAGACGGCTTGTGACTGTGCTACTACCTGTATCCTCTACACCACGACTCTTCACACAATAATGTTGTGCATCAATCATTACAGCAACATCTTCTGTGCCTAGGATGAATTGTAATGTGTGGAAGATTTGTTCTGTGAGGCGTTCTTGAATCTGTGGACGCTTGCTGAAGTATTCAACGATTCTGTTGATCTTGCTGAGTCCCAATACTTTATCCTTAGGTACATATGCTACTGTAGCAAGACCATCGATGACAACAAAGTGATGTTCGCAGTTGCTTTGTACATTGACATTACGCTCAACGACCATCTCGTTATACTTCATCTTGTTATCGACCGTAGTACACTTAGGGAACGAATCATAATCTAGTCCCCAGAAAATCTCATTGACATACATTTTAGCGACACGCTTGGGTGTATCGATCAAACTGTCATCGGTCAAGTCTAATCCTAAAGCCCTCATGATCTCAGCAAAGTTACCTTCGATGATATCAATCTGTTCTTTACGATCTAGATTGCGCTTTTTGATTGGGGTTTCAACACCCATTTTGACTAGGTGTTCATGAACCTGTTTGCCAAGTTCTGGGTCTGTTTTTGTCTTATTGTATGACATTTAGTTTCTCCTTCCTTACACGGATATGTTAAATTTTGCATTGATATGCGGTAGAACTATTTGTTCTGCGAACCCTTTAAACTGTTCTCTACTTGGATGAGTAGCCCTGTATCGAACTTCTAGATTACTATGATTTCTTAAATGCTCGGGCAAACATGCGAATCCAGAATTCAAACACCAGTCCCAACATGTTTTGACTGGTAAGAAATTACTCCAGTCTATCATATCGTAAAGATGTTTAACGTTTGGATGCTTCATCATAGATTCTTCAGGTAAACCTGCTTCATTAAATATAGACATGAAGTATTTTACGTTGACAGATTTAAGATACCACTGAGTCCTCACTATATGTTCTAATGCATATATGCAGGAACCTACAGGGTCATAGTAGTTTTTGATATAAGAGATTGTATAGTTATCTTCTTCCCAGGGACGCAGGGAAACCCAACAACCTTCATCGTTGTCTATGAAACGAAATGTGAATCTAGACTTAAATCTATCTGTATCACTGTGATAATTTTCTAGCCTATGAATGCTAGACCACATCACGCCTACTAATAGTTCTTGGGGATTAGATGATTTCAGAGCAGTCTCTACACCGTGAATGACGGATCGACTGATGTACCCATTACCTGCACCGTTAACGGCATAATTATATAAGGGTAGGTTTAAAGATTCGGCTACATAGTTTGGCCAAGCGATTCTGCCTTCAGTAGGAATACCCTCAGTAAAACTACAACCACTTACTATTAACTTTTCTAACATCGTCCTTCCTTACGCGGATAAAATTTGTAAATCAACTCGCTACCGTTGTGTAGCATATGTATTTATATCTAACTGATATAACCCTTACTTTTTAAATGGGGCAATATCACCTTATCTACAAACATCTTACTAATAGCAGGCGTAGGATGCTGTGTTTCATCGAACTTCATACCTTCTCTTTTACCCCAATCATACATGTTCTTTATGGGTAGAACGTTACTATAATCTATCTGATCGCGCAGATATTTTACGTCTGTATGATTATTATATTTCAAATAATCATCACCGTCTAAACTGTCGTAGTTATATGTAGTGAAAAAATATTTGATATTGTGCATTTTTAAGAACCATTGAATGCGCAAAATATTTTCTATAGTGTTTATGTACAGACCTATATCATCATAATAATGTTTATAATAAATCTGACTTAATTCATCACTCCAGCCCGGATGCATCAGATAATTATTCTGTTCAGCACCTACGCTACACGGTTGGCTGTAATACCAGTTGGTTGATTTGTGCGGATCCCACTGATAATAATCTACAGGTTCATGCGTCAGATATACAGACTTTCTAGATACTCCCGACCACATCACTCCCACTAGTAGATTTTCAGGTTTGTACTTTTGCACAGTCAAGCATTGATTGACTCTGAAGATCACACGTTTAGAAATAATGTCGTTACCTGTGCTACCTGCACCGTCAAAAAAAGCCTGCATGTCTAATGCATCACGCAAGAATACAGGCCAGTTATCGCCGGGTACTTGTGTGAAACTGCAACCTGCTGATATCAATATTCTAGGATTTGCCATTTACAAAAACACCATTATACTGTTGCGTTACGCGGACAAAAGTCGTACACTTGCTAAGATTTTTTAATGTATGCGCACCTACATACGTACATGTGCTACGGATACCTCCCAGTAAATCTAGTACTGTGTTATTAACAGGACCACGATATGGGACTACGACCGTTCGCCCTTCGCTACTACGATAACTTGCTATACCGCCGTTGTGCTTGTTCATAGCAGTATCAGAACTCATTCCATAGAATGTAATTTTTCCATCTTCTACGGTGCCGCCACCTTCGTCATGTCCGGCTAACATACCACCAAGCATGACGAAATCTGCCCCTGCGCCAAATGCTTTAGCCACATCGCCTGGGCAAGTACACCCGCCATCAGCAATGATATGTCCCCCAAGCCCATGCGCCGCATCGCTACACTCAATGATCGCACTAAGTTGCGGGTAGCCAACCCCAGTTTGTATCCTAGTTGTACATACCGATCCTGGCCCGATTCCGACTTTAACAATATCTGCTCCTCGTAGTATCAATTCTTGTGTCATATCTGCGGTAACAACGTTACCTGCAATGATTGTACAATGCGGAAATGCTTCGCGCACTTCTTCTACATAATCACCGAAATGATCGCTGTATCCATTGGCAACATCTATGCAGATAAAATGAATCTCAGGATAACTATTGATGATACGGCTTAGTCTTTGAAAGTCTTTCTCATTAGTACCTGTGCTTACTGCTAGATGATTACCACCGATCTTGCCGATCGTATCAGAAAACTGATCTTCAGTATATGACTTAACAAGGCATGTGAACATACGATGTTCATATAATGCTTCAGCCATTCCTAGAGTACCTACACCATCCATGTTAGCGGCCATGACTGGAACACCTGTCCATTCAAAACCGCTATGCTTGAACTTGTAAGTACGATTCAAATCGACTTCTTTACGACTAGATAGTGTGCTACGCTTGGGGCGTATCAATACATCCTTGAAGTCTAACTTGATATCTTCTTCGATACGCATTTATTAAGCCTTTGCTTCCTTACGTGCGTTCTTAGTAGCAGTGATTTCGTTACGGCGTGCCTTTACAGCCTTAGCAAGTTCACCAAGGGCCTTACGTGCGCGGGTACCGGCAGCGTTATTGCCCTTCTCAAACTTCTCATGTTCAGCAAGATATGCTTCCAAATGTGTGTTAATATCGTTATGTGCGCTCATATTTTTCTCCTATTAATATTTGCTTTCTCTCGTATGATTACGATAATCCGTACTCATACGCAACCATTGCTCACCCTTACCTTCAAGGATGTCACAAATTCTATCTATCGTCTTGTCAGTCCAGTCACTTATTTTACCCATGTATTGACTTTCAACAAAAATAGCATTGTTTAGTTTGATCAATGCATCAGTCTTAGACCATGGCACATACATACGTGAATGATCATTAGCGAATGTCTCGGGGAAACTGCGATATGCCGGATACACTACGTTGCATCCTAATGCATCTGCTTCGCTGACAGTATTACTCACCCAGTCTTGTAATGCACAGTTGAACAACACACGGCTGTCGTTCAATAAACTATAGTAATCATTCTTGTCGAGATCGCTATAAATTGTAAGTTTACCTTGTTCTTCAAGGCGTAGTGTACGTTCCATATACGAACTGTTATTGCTACGTAACTTTGCGCCACTCAATAATGCAAACTCTACATCTTTGTGAATCTTAGTATATTCTTCAATGATGTCCATGTAGAAGTCAGGCTGTTTCTCTTGATCCCAACGTGCGGCAAACACAACACGCAACTTACGCTTGTCGAAAGGCTTGATCTCTTTGACACGACCACGAACTTCTTCTTTACCAAATGCAAGACCACTGATATTATAGATCGGAGCCTTCCAGCCTGCGACCTTCATATGCATGACCATCTCTTCATTGCTAGCCAATACGCCATCAACGAACTCGTTGACCATTTCTTCATACTTGCGCATGAAGCCTTGCATATCCCATACGTGCAAGAAGTCATCAGGGTCGATAGTCTGTGCTAGACAACGAACGTAGACCTTAGGGCGATACTCTTTAGGTACTTGCTTGAGAATATAAGGGATGCTGTCAATACCACTAGTATACATGTCTTCAAAATAGATGACATCTTCGCTTGTGACTTCACCGATTTTCATCAATCTGACAAGTTCAGCCATCTGTGTGAGGCTGTAATATGTTCGACCATGTGCATCAAGCACTTGACCAGTAACGATGCTCTGATCGTTGCTCAATGTCTGACCATTGACTAATTGATAGTTGATATCTCTACGCTTGAATACACGTTCATTCCAGTCTTGCAACTGTAATGTATATCTTGCCTTGTAGGGTTCTAGACCCATGTAGTATAATTTACGCATCACGCCTCTCTATATCTGCTTCTATACATTCAACACCATATTGTACTTCAAGTATGTGACAAGGTTCATCATAATTATTCTGGCCTTGATGCCACACTTTTTGACCAATCACATATTCTTCATTGGGATGTTTAGTAACTTTTATTATACTCTGATTATATTCAGTTACAATATCGCATTTACCCTTAAGTATATACCAATGTTCACTTCGGTTGAAATGACGTTGCATACTCAATTGTTTGCTTGGTTCGATCACTAATTCTTTTACTTTATAACCCGGTTTATCATCTAACACACGATAATAGCCCCATGGTCTGTGAACTTTCGGGTTCTTCCATTCTGCTAATATCCAACTACTGCTATTGATTTTTGTAGTACCACCTACCCCGAATATAAACTCAATATTATCATCATTGATATCCATCTCAGGAATATTTTCTTTTGTGCGGTCACCGCCATTAGCAAATATAATTCTACTGTGTGGGTATTGTTTACGAACTAATCTTAAAGCATCTTTTGCGCTATTGTCGCTGTCATCAAATGATATGACATCATGCACGCCTTTTAATTCGCTGATGATGATGCTACGGTCTTCAAACTGCATGAAAGGACGTCCTTTCTTGCGTTCTAACCAACTGTCAGAATTGACACCGACGATTAAGATGTCTCCTAATGCGCCGGCGTTTCTGAACAACTCAATATGCCCAGCGTGAAGGGGGTCGAAACCCCCTGTCACTAAGACAACCTTAGGCGTTCTTTCCTGCATCAAACGCCCACATGTCTTTTGCGTCTTTCCCGGCAACGAATTTACTAAACTGACGATAAGCAAAACTCCTATTGTCATAGAGAGTCGCCTCGTCATACTTGTAGCCGAAGTCCTTACAGAAATTTAGATAATTTTCCAAATCATCAAAAATCTGCCTTACTCGGTTCTTGTCGTTCTTTGCCATGTTTATTGCACTCCTAGTTAATTTAAACACAAGTTAATGATAACAGAAAGATATTCAAAAATCAAATATCTTTCCACCCAGCCTGACGAATCAAATGAAGCGCCCAGACGTGATGGCCAGTTTTGGTAGGATGATTGCTATGATAGACTAATCCCTTAGCAACCTTACCAGCAATATAATCGAACATGAAATTTACCTTGTTTATCTGATCTTCCATCCAATTCATTGGTAACAATAGTTTAGGACCAACAGATTTCGAATAGGCGTCAGTTTCGATAGCGTTCAAGATATACGGGGGTTCTACATCAACGTTGACTAATTTGCCCGTATAAACGATCCAGGTAGGATCGATTATCTTAAAATTATAATCTCGTTTAGGTGTAGCAATCTTGGTGAAATTTCTCCACATGATACCTTCTATAGGACATGCTTTGAAATTAGCAAGCATATTATGGAAACTCTCAAAGAACAGTTCATCATATGATGCTAACCAATCCAAGATGTGTATCTCGCGCTCTTTGGGAATGTCGTACCATTTGCTGATAGCAGTGTGCGAACGGAATAACTTAGTCCATGGTAGGACTAATTCTCGACCAGGCTCTGTCATCTGCATTGCTACATAGACTTTCTTGTATCCTAATGTTGCAACGTGCTTCAATATTCTTTCGAGGTCTAGATGCATGTATAGATTGCAATTGCCGGGAATAGCAAACTGATACAAGTCCCAACCCATGACTTCTGCAATTCTAGGACCAAAGCATCCTTGCAATTGATTACGGAAGTTAAATTTGCCGATGCCGGTGCCTATACCATCTAGCGCCTCGCCATATGTCCAACTCTCTCCCACATTGACAAACAATGTATCACTGCCCCTTATCACATGAAACTCTGTATTTTCTGCAGGAATTTGAATGTGCATGGGCTTCATATTGTCGTCAGTGACCAATATCTTTTTTGCGTTATTTAAAAAAGAATTTTCACTCATGAATAATGAGTTCATATCGTATTCGCGATATGTTGATTTTTCTATCAATTCAGGTTCTGGGTGCAGACCTGTCTTTGGATCCCACATATTAAATAACCACTCTCATATTAGGTTTTGTTGTATTGTACGTGATCGTAGCGCCATTCTCGCCGTCTTCGCTTACTGTGATCTCAATCTTGCGATCTGGATATCTAGTGGCGATTTGTTCGTAAAGGTCATCACTGATCATCTCACAACTCTTGTAGTCTAATGACAATACACCTTGTGCGCTAGAATACAACCCTTCAAGCCACCTTTTGAATTGAATGAATTCCACATCTCTGTCGTTATGGAAAACTTCAATGGCAACAGTAAAATGAAAAATATGCCTATGCGGGTAACCCAAAAACGATACATCATATTCATCTCCAGTCTTAAGTTTAGGATCTTCTAATGCGGCAGGATACTTATGAATACCTTCTTTACGGAAGGTAACCCAGATCATTCTAGAAGCCTGATCTTTAATTCTACGTCTAGTTTCTGCCTTGGCCAAATTGGCCTGATAAATCACTGGATCCTCGCTCATCTATCATCTCCTAAATCTATAGTTTCATGTTTTTCTTCCCACTCTTGACGGCGCAATCTACGCAACTGATTGACTATATCTGCCATCTTTTGCAGGTCCTTATTATCGGTACCGCTCTCTAATTGTTTTAATTGATTCTCTAACAATCTAATTTGATATGCGTATGACGACATATTTAATTCTCCGTATTTTTAGACATCAGATCATCTGTGTCTTCAATTTCCTCTATATAATCTTCAGTACTTTCTTCTACTGAAAACAGTTCATCAAACTTAGTCAAAGCATTGACTGTCTTTTTGCCACTGAATCCTTGACTGCCTGATTTCATTTGCATCCAGAATCTATCATACTTATCAATTAAGTTGAGACTTCGCTCCCTATCCTTCAATGAGAATATCCCTTCAACGATATCACTGAATCTGATCTTCTCAAAAATCTCGTTCATGACCATTGCAGGAACGATACCCTGATCATATGATTTGTTACCGTCTTGTACCGCAGTGATATGCTGATAGACATTATGGGCTTGCAACAATGTATAACTCAATGTATCCCAACTTGTCTTAGTCTCTTTACCATGCGCACCCAAGAATCCAACACCTCTATAGCACAAGTCACGAACTAGCATTCTATCAGTGATAGGGCTGTCAGTGAATGTTTTATGGATACCGTCAGCCAATACAGCAATACTGAATTTCCGATTATCGTTTGCATAATCTTTGTTTTCAGCCGTTTTTTCCATGCTGTATGACCACTTAGTATCATGTTCGATGTTGTTCTGAAAGTATGCTAATCCCTTAGCCGCACTATAGAACGGGCTTGCGCAATCGAATGTGATCTGGAAGTTTGGATTGTGATGCTTTCGAATCGCTCGTTGAATATCACTGAACAATACTGCATATTCTAAGATGCTAGTACCCAAGCAGTGTACAAGATCGTGCTTGCCTGGCTCAAGTAATCCATCATGAATCATGATCACAAGACGGCGTAGCATCAAATGAATATCAATCTTATTCTGACCACCGAATGCCCAACCATTGAAATGATTGTCTGGATAGATGTTAGGGTCACAATACTTCTTCATCTCTTCATACCATTTATCACTCTGTGTATGATTGAGACCCTGCAATACGTTTAAGAATTTGCAATTACCATTACGGTTATTGATGAAGTATTCGTTATTAATATGTGTAGCCTTCACCGCATCTTCGATTGTGCGAATGCCGTGTTTGTCAAATAGATGTTGATTGCGAATAGTCTGTGACGGAACGTCAAGACACATGCCATAATCCATGTATGTATCCATCCAGTTCAATACTAACTTGCGTTGCTTCATAGCCTTAGGACAGTTAGGGTCTTTCCAGTCAGCAGGCCATTGACCCTTCATGATCTGAAAACCACCACTATCACCTAACATAAACGTACCTTGTTCACGCTTACGAATGATGCTTTCAGCAGGGTCATCAACAGTAGTGTCGAGATTAGCGTGACCTGCTGAATATAACGCCCACTTATATGTGTATAGTCCTTGCTTGCTATTCAAGAAATTCAAACATTCAACATCGCCGTTAAACCCTTGGGGAATTCTAGACAGATCAAAATATTGTTGACCTTCACGCTGTTTTCCCAAACCAGTGATGAAGAAACTAGACATAGCGGGCAAAAATAAAGCCCAATCATTATTGTGTGAATTCGATAGATTTATTTGTTCCATATATTATATCCCTGATTTTATTTTATCGTAAAAGTCTATACCTGTCATGAAATCATAATCAGGCTGTAAATAATTAGATACATTTTTCTTTGCTTGCTTATCTCTATTATAATACTTTTTGAGGTAAGTTAACAGCACTAATTTTACCGGACTGTCGGTATTTCTGTTATATCGCGATTCTAAGTCAGTGTTCCATAAAGTTAGTTTTTTACCCAATCGATGTTGAACAAAACTTTTGAATGAGTCGGTGTAGTTATCATTCACTCGTATAAAGGTACAATTATCAGAATTTAATCCATTTAAAAAGTTCACTTGTAGTTCTGAGTGTTCGTCTAATGCACACTGATTGAATACGTAACATAATAACGCATCATTGTTCAATCGAACCGGGGTGTCGCTAGGGTTATTCTTCCTGTAAAAATGTTCGACCACTCCAGACATCCATCTTTCTAGAGGATCGCGGATAAGTACCAACATTTCTTTTTTCTTTAATTCTTTATTGGTTAGAAAATTATCATAGTGCCAATTAAAGTTATGCATTAAAATATATTCAGTGAATGAACTTGCATTTTTGGCTATAGGAATATAAACAAATCGCTCATCGTCCGAAACTACACAATGACCGCGATTTTCAAATCCTATCTTGGATAATGTACCCTTTATCTTACTCATGTTGAGGACCTTTATAAAACGTTAGTGTTTTAATAAAGTCATAGTCCGGCTTTAAGTAATCTTCTACTATGGCATTATATTTTGGGTAATCTTGAAAAAACTTTTTGAGTTTTTTAAGATTATTTTGTTTACCCGGCCTATCTTGAGTACGATTGAACCATAATAGTTGATTCTCTTCTCGAAAGGCTCCGAAGTATGGATTTTCTGTGCCTTTCTTGTCCCAAAAACTATAGTTTTTATTTAGATCATTGATGATAAAATATTTTAGTGTATCTTTATAGTTATCATCGAGGAACATAAACACGCACTCATCGGTGTCTAATCCTTCAAGGTAATTTACCTGTAGTTCACTATGAGGATCTAATGCAAGTTGATGTAAAATATAGTGCATATTATTTTCTTGCATCTCAAGTTGTTGTAGATGAAAATGATGCACGATTCCCGAAAACCATCTAGATAAAGGATCTCGTAATACTACTAATTTTTTCTTTTCTTTTAGATTTTCATTAGACTTAAAGTTATCTGTCTCGGTCCAGCCGCACATATAATTTAAAATCTGTATGGTATATCTACTGGCACATTTAGGCAATGGAACATAGATGTAGTCAGTATCATTCGCCGGCGTACATTTACCTAAGTCCCAACGTGCTATCCTAGATTTAGGTGCTATTATTCTCATCTTGTACTAATTTGATAATGATATCTAATTTCTCTTTAGCATCTTTTACTGCTGGATATTCTTTAGCGAGTTTTTCGATACGCTCATCTTCAACCATCTTTTTCTTAGCCCAGTCCATGATAGACTGCAATTGAGGGTCAGATGATAATTCTACCGAGTTGTCGATCTTGTACCAAGATCCGCTAGCATTATCACATACCTCGAACTGCTTCGTGTTTCCGTTCCAACGCACTTGTCCACTCTGTGCTGGCAGTAGATATTGTCTATCTACTTGCCAGACTATGGGATTCTGATATGAATGGATCTTTATCATTTTGCCTGTGCGGGGAGCAGATAGCGATATGTCGCACACAGTCCCTTCACAGTGATTTCAGTTGCGCCCTGATCGCTGATCTTGACTGTCTTATCGCCGGGCAAGTCCATGATGCTCATGAATACCTTTACAGGCCATGCCCACGAACGACTCAATGTACCTTCTACATCAGGGTGAAATACAAAGTTACCGCTGTGTGTTGACGGGTCACCAAAGTAAATCTTAAGATCGCCCTTGTCAGTCTTAGTAGTGAAATGAATCTCTTCGCTGTTTGCTTGAGCCTGCTTCTTCAATCGCATGATACCTGCAACAGTAGGTTCGAACTCAACGTCCCACTTAGCGCCCTTGAACTTGACATCTTTGACTTTTTCTTCGATGATAGCCTTGCCCATCAATCGATAGTCATTGACGAAATCACCAGCCTTAGTCTCAAAGTGAATAGCAGTAGGGACATCGTCCTTGTTACGTGTAACATTGATGACTGCATGTTCATCATAATCATCAAAACCAAGAATAGTCTTGAGTTTGCCTAAATTAGGCATACCGAACGTACCAATGAATTCTGCTTGAGGAGTATCAAAAGTACCCTCAACGATAACGCTCTTGTCTTCTGCGATAGCAGAGATTACTGTCTGCTTGTCAGTACCTGCGACCTTGACGAGTTCGATGACCCCCAAGCCAAATGTATGTTGAATCAAATCTTGTAAATTGTCTTTCATGTGTTTCCTCTTTGTGTTAGATATTTAGGTAGAATCATTGTGTATAATAGTGGATTTTATTGCAAAAGTCAAATACTTGTCATCCAAAACTAAACAAATCATCAAATGTCGAATTGGTGTCTGTGTTCTCTTCTAGTTCCCAATTCAACACTCCTAGAAGGTTATCGATCTTTTTATCGACCAATGTTTTTTCCATAGCACTATCATCGAATGGTAGTTCTATGAACCAGTTTGGTAATCGCAATTCATCAGTGGGATATGCTATGCTTGTGAAGTTCAACGGATTAGGCTTTAGTTTACATACCACTACCTTCATACCATCGACCATCTTCATGCTATAGTTGTCACCATTTACACGGCGTAGATAATTCCAGTTCAATGCCGCGCGAACGTGTCCGGGCATATTAGCCTTACCTGTCTTACTATTTGCTTCAAGATCACCATATGTAGTTAAGTTGTTGACACTCTTGGGCGAACCCTTAGTCCAACTATCTTGCTTACCAAGTTCGATCTTGAATTGCTTGATGCGTTCAATGACATCCTCTCTAGTCTTACCTGCGAGGACCATCTCAAGCACTTCAAACAAGAAGTCTTGCACATACTTGGGAGTATCTGCTCGTTTCAAGTCAAGACCCATAGCCTTGATCTTGCCTTGCTTCCCATCTTTGTCTAGTCGCTTACCTTCTTTATCATAGATGTTGATAGCATAACGCTTCTTAGTGATGAACAAACTACGATCACCGACAAGTTC